ACTTGCGCGGCTCGGACTTGCGCGGCTCGGACTTGCGCGGCTCGGACTTGCGCGGCTCGGACTTGCGCGGCTCGGACTTGCGCGGCTCGGACTTGCGCGACTCGGACTTGCGCGGCCCGGACTTGTTTAGCCTTGGATTCGATCAACGTGGATATCACTTCCTCCTATACTTCGAGCCGAATCCGGTTATCCGTGCCGGGTGTAGGACGTTCAACATTGTAGACGCGGAAAGGCATTGGAACAGCACCCACAATGACAGCCCGATGCTAAAGGCTGAAATCCTCGCAAAGATAGAATACGCAAAGGCGATAATTGCAAGTCGAAAGGGGTTGAAATGACAGTTCAGCAATTACTAGACTCCCTTTCGCTGGTCAGCGACAAATCACTGGAAATCAAGTTAGAGATTACCGATCTTGATGCCCTGAACATTGCTGGATGGATATGCGATTTTGATTCTTCTCATCCGTCAAATGGGAATTGGCAAATCGCCCTTGTCCTTACCGGCGAAGCTGAGGGCTATCTTACCGGCACAAAGCTACGCGAGACAATGGATCGGCGGCTTGGTGATTCCATAGTTCGCCCGGAATGCGCTCGATGCAGGTCAGAATCAAGGAAGCTGGCTTTGGTAAATAACAATCAAGGGCCCGCCCTGTGCGGGCAGTGCGCGAATGAAGAGGAGGCGCTATGAGCGTTAGAGACGAACGATGCGATAGTGGCGGTCATTACGGATGTAATTGTATGCCTGGATTTAGTGATGGGCGGTGCGAAGGTGGATATCATTACGGGTGTTCTTGCTTTACGCCGACTCCAAATCAAGGGCGAGCACTGCACTCTAGTATCATTGACATCCGCCGCAACGACCACGAGCCCGCCAACTCAAATCAGGTTGAACGCGACAACCCTACTCCAATAGAAATCAAGAACGAAATAGACCGCAATATGCGGAAGGCGATGCTGGAGGATGATAAGTACGATCCGAACAATGATCCGTGGCCGGGATCTTCCGGAAGAAAATAAAAGGAGGCAACATGCAAATCAAAGCGTTCGAGATACGAGACAAAGCAACATTCATTCCTGTTTGCGCGATTAAGATGTCTAGTGACGACGAAAAGGAGTCGTACCTGCTGCGCCGTGCTGGATTCGTTTCAGGCGATCACGTTGTACTCATGCGGTTTCACGACGATGAGTCGCACTATGATCCGTTTCGTTGGGATAACCGCCGCACAATGACAACCGCCCATCGGTATATCGCTGAGAATTTCGATTCACTCAAGTCCGGTGATGTCATTGACGTGCGCTTCATTCTGGGTGAGACAAACGATCCGGCGGCGTCCGAGCGATACTTCACGCCGTAAAATTTCTTCCGGAAGATGAAGATTTACCTTGACATTCAGAATGTCATCATGCTAGAATAGCAGCATTGAAGAGGTTTGAGAAAAGCACGTTAAACGGAGGTGGGTAAAATGTCAGCATCGTACACAAAACTCCGGGACGGGTCTTGGGGTTTAAGAATTCAAGGATCGGCCCAAAAGGGTCAGTCCGTAATCGTCACAAAGAAATCGGGCGAAACCAAGACGGAGATAGTCGGCAAGATTCTTTGGTCCATGGAAAACGGCATCACGCTGGTGGCGATAGCGCAAAGCGGTAATAGTCACTCACGCTCTAGTGATGGTCGCCGGAGGGCTGGCTCTTGCGGGTGCGATTGCGAGGAATGCTCCGAGCGTTGCATGTGTGACCGTTCCTGCAATTGCAGGGGGGGGGTAATATTTATGACTGCTAACACCCCTCGACTCGTTAAGGCCTCGGAATCTCAATCCGCAGCCATTCAGCAACCGCAAAAAGTACCGCAAGTTCGATTCACTAATTGGGCTACCCAATTCAAGATTGAGCAAGCTAACAGACCAAGCCCACAAATGCAATTCAGAAATCTGTTCAAGGAGGAGGTGGCGAACTAATGAGTGAAGACGCTACAGTCAAACTCCGCCCACGCGACATTTCAACGCTCTTGGCGCATTGTATCAAGCTAAGAAAGCCGATACTGCTGGTTGGTGCTCCCGGCGTTGGGAAAAGCGCACTCGTTGAGCAAGCGGCAAGCGCCGTCGGTGCGAAAACGATTATCAGCCATCCTGTAGTTGCTGACCCTACTGATGCTAAGGGCCTTCCGTGGCCTGACATGGATAAGCGCACGGCGCACTTTCTTCCTTTTGGCGAGCTTGCTGAAGCGTTGGCGGCAACTGAACCGACGGTCTGGTTTCTTGACGATCTCGGGCAAGCAAGCCCCGCTGTGCAAGCGAGCTTCATGCAGTTGTTATTAGCGCGTCGAATCAATGGGCACGCCCTTCCTGGTTGCGTGACATTCATCGCAGCGACTAATCGCCGCACCGATCGCGCTGGCGTTTCAGGGATTCTTGAGCCTGTCAAGTCTCGGTTCGCTACGATAGTCGAACTGGAGGTCAACGTCGAAGATTGGTGCGATTGGTATCTTGATACAAATGGATCGCCCGAAGTGCTGGCGTTCATTCGCAACATTCGCCCTTCGCTTTTGCATGACTTCCACCCTACGGCGGATTTGAGCAACTCCCCCTGTCCGCGAGGATGGGCAAGTGTTGGTAGCTTTATTAACGCCGGGTTGTCTAAGGATATCGAACTGGCAGCCGTCAGCGGGTGTGTTGGTAAGGGTGCTGCGTCAGAGTTTATCGGATATCTTCGGGTTTGGCGCGAATTTCCGCCTCTTGATGCTATTATCGCTGACCCGATGGCTGAGTCGTATAAACGGGATGGCGTTCGGATTGCGGCAATACCACCACCAAACAATCCTTCCGCTCGATACGCCCTTGTTGCTGGGCTTGCGACTAAAGCTACCGTGCAAACGCTGCCAAACATCTTGAAGTATACAGAGCGCCTCTTGAAAGAGGCTGAGGCTGGCGAGTTCGCTGCCCTACTCTTGCGCGACATGCATAGGCGCGACCAAACACTTGTCGCGACGAATGATTGGCTCAAGATGACATTTAGGCCGCTAGGTAGATTGATAAGCGGAACGGATTTCACTGAGCCGTCAGAATCGAAGGCGGTTACGTCACGTAAAGCTAGGAGGTAAGCAGCCATGACGACCATTGAAGAGATCAAGCAAATGCCTATCAGCCTTGAGTCGGTGAAGCTACTCGTTGAATGGGTCTATTCGGACCCAAAACGATGTAGGACTCAAGAGTGGATTTTAATGGCGTATTCGCCATTCGGCGAATACATTGTCAGCCCTTGGACGGTCCATGGTGCAGGTAGATTTTGTTACGGGCGCGATTAAGTGGCTCGTACCAGAAGATACCGTCCTTCCTGAACTTCGTAAGGCCGTAGATGGACACGTTGCGGCGCTGTTCGCAAAGAAGGAGGCGAAATGAAAGCGAATTCTTCCGGAAGAAATGGATCGGGCCCTTCTTACGATCTCTCGACACGGGCGATGCTTTCGTCCGTCGAAGTTCACGCCTGGACTGGTCGGCGGATGGATAAGAAAGCATCTCAAGATGTTGCCCGCAAGTATGATCTTGGCGAGCGCACTGGAAGGTATTATAAGTGGCTCCTTTTGAAGGACGAAACCGGCGTACCGCCCGACGAGCTTGTGGCGGTTCATAATGCCGGAAACGCCGCTCGTGTTGTTCACTATGAACATACACTACCTTGGGCCGATGATGGCGCTCGGATTCTCCCTGTGTCAAATTTTCTTCCGTGGGCTTCGGCGGTACGAGAAAAGCAGTTTGCATTTGATGACGCCGTGAAAGTATTTGTCGAAGCATATCCCGGGTTAAAGCAGCACACGGAAGAAATCATGACGCATTACAAGCGTGGACTGTTCCGTGCGGATGATTACCCTGACGCTGGCGATCTTGCGAGACGTTTTTCGATGCGTATCAAGCATTTCCCGTTACCGTCGGCAAATGATTTCCGGGTTGACATTTCAGCGCCTCAAGCGGAGGCTATTCGTCAACAGATTGAGCGCGATTTGCAGGTTACGGTTCATGATGCTACCGCTGACCTATTCAAAAGGCTTGGCTCTATCGCTGAACGAGTTGCAAAGCTGAGTAACCCTAAAGGATCGGTGCGTGATTCTCTTGCGGATGACGTTGACGACATGTGCAAGCTGGTTGCTCGATTGAATCTCACGGGCAATCCTACACTGGAAGAGTTTCGATTGCGCGTGGAAAAAGAGTTGGCGTTTGACCCCGGTACGGTTCGCCGCATGCGTGGCGTTCGGAACTCGCTTGCTTCCCGGGCGGAAAAGATATATGATGATCTTGCAGGTTTCGTGGGTGAATAAATGAATGAACAAGTCAAAAAGCGAATGCTGAATGCTAGGGTTCAATTGGTACTAAGAGAGCCCTTCTTCGGATCGTTAGCTTTACGATTACAATTCGAGGAGGATTCAAATATGCCAATCCCCTCCATGGCGACTGACGGAGTGAAACTGAAATACGATCCTCAATTCGTAGAATCGCTCTCTCAATTTGAACTGATTGGCGTTCTCGCCCATGAGACACTCCACTGCGCCAATCTTCACCCTTGGCGCATAGGTAATCGTGAACAATGGCGTTGGAATGCAGCCGCAGACTTTAGCATTAACCCCATCATTCAAGACTGTATCGACACTAATTTAAGATCACCTCAGCAAGTAGTGACAATGAAGCTGCCGCAAGGTGTATTGCTTGATGATCGCTTTCGTAATATGTCGGCTGAGCAAATCTATGAACTGCTACCGCCTACGCCTCAGAATCAAGGCGGAGGGGGCTATGGAAAGGGTCCGGGCGGTATACCATCTGAAATGATTGGCGGCGTTCAGCCCCCGCCCGGTGCTGGCGATGATTCTTCCGACAATGGTCAAGGCGGTGGCGGCCATAGCCCCGAGTCGCTAAAGGCTGATTGGGAAATCGCAACACTTCAAGCAGCGCAAGCGGCAAAAGCGATGGGTAGACTACCGGCCGGGCTTGAACGATTGATTGACTCGATAAAAAATCCAAAGGTAGATTGGAGGGCAGTTCTGCGTCGATTTGTTCAGGAATGCGCTCGCAATGATTATACATGGAGACAGCCTTCACGGCGGTATATCGCTTCTGGATTGTATCTACCATCATTGCAATCTGAGCAAATGTCGCCAATTGTTTTGGCGGTCGATGCAAGCGGCTCTATTGGTGCAAAAGAACTTCAACGATTTGGTTCTGAAATGCAAAGCATTGTAGAAGAGTGCAAGCCGGAACGTGTTCATGTTATGTGGTGGGATACTAAAGTTCATAGCGTCGATACGTTTGAGCAAGGCGAACCGCTCGTACTAAAGCCTAAAGGTGGTGGCGGTACTGCGGTTGGCGATGTATTCGATCGTATTGAAAAGGATTGCATTGAACCTGCCTGTTTGATAGTCCTCACCGACATGATGATAATGGACCTGAATAGCATTCAAGAACCGGAATACCCAACCCTCTGGGCGTCTACTACTAGACATTATAATGCTCCGTTTGGTGAGGTGATAGATATATCGGGGTAAATTTTATGCGTAATAAACCACAAGACGCTGACTCTTTCGACTGGGCCGAGTTCGAGGATTCATTGGACAAAATGGGTGTAGGCGAACAAGATGAGGACTGGATTGATTTATGGATGTTATGGAAAATGACAACCGCCGGTACAAGATAATTCTTCCGGAAGAATCTATCCAATCAAATCTAACAGGCTTGGTGTTACGGGACGTTGATTGCGAAGCGTCCCGTATTCTGTTTCTGGCATTTCCGATTCCGAGCTGTTCGTATTTCCTGTCATGTCTATTACGTTTTGTCCTAGCCTTACGACTGCGGAATAGCAATGCGCCTCCTCGACTTCAATACCTATAGCTCGCAATCCTAAGTCCTTAGCGGCACGAAGTGTCGTGCCGCTACCTAGAAATGGGTCTAATACAATCCCGCACTTAGGACATAGCGCGTTAAGCCACATACGTATCGGGTCGATAGGCTTTTGAGTAGGATGTACCGCTTGGCGTAATTGATTAGGCGTTAATCCAATCCACGAATCAAGGGTGTATCCGCCGCCATACCACTGTCGATCACCTTTATACGACACTAGCGCCTGCTCAAAGGCGGTAGCAAATTTTGGACGCGGCGTAGGCGGTGGCGCTGATTTAACTATTGTACAAAAATGCCAAGGTACAAATCCACAATCACGATGGCGGCTGATAAGCATCTCTAACGCTTCTGGATGGTTGCGTGTGAATTCCAGTAAATAGCCCTGCTTGATATTTACCAAGGGTAGCCATCCTTCAACACTCACATTATGCACCGCTTCACCCCAATCCTCAATGTCATCTTGGCGTCTGACTATAGCACTACCAGCGGGGATGCCGTAAGGTGGGTCGGTTAAGACTAGATCGACGGGTTGTAGCTGCGGGAGGATTTCGCGGCAGTCGCCATGGTAGATGGTGATTCCAGCATGGCTGTAGTAGGGTTTTAACATTTTTCTTCCGGAAGTATTCTTCTGTCCCTTCGATTGCGCAACCAAACCCGCGGTGCTGCATGGCGCGGGTGGTAATCGCCTAACCCTTTACGCTTCTTGATTATTGCACCTTGTAGGGTTAAGCCAGCACCTTTAAGGGCGGGGCCTAACACATCGCCAAGCGTCCAAAGCGGTGGCTCTTTAATCCGGCTCGCCTTTAATCCTTGCCTGTTTTGCGATGGCGGGTTGTTCCGTAAGAAATTCTTGCCAGCATCGTTTACAGCAATCAGAAGGTGACCCGCATTGAAGCATTGACATTTCTGCAACGGGTATATCACGGCGCTTACAATGCAGACATGTCATTGTAGTAGCGGTGCGTCTTTCTATTCTACTTAGCCCCATATAATTCTAGCCCTTTTTGATTTCAAAAAACTTCTCACCTAGATCGCCTTGACGCCCTAGGCCGGCATTGTAGCCAATAAAGTTATCTATTTGACGGACTTGATAGCCTTGCTTTGCGCAATGCTGTTGCATTGATTGGGTGAGTGGATAACGGCGATCGCCTATATTTAGGATAAATACGGCTTCTGGCTTTAGCTGGCGCATGGTTTTGTCTATCAATGGATAGTAAAATCCTCTGCACCAGCTATAGTAATCCGCATAACGGTTTAAGGAGTTTGTTTCTTCGTCTGAGTATTTTTCGGTGTCGAAATATGGGGGTGAGGTTATTGCAAGGTCGTAATAATCCTCCATTTCATCTGATTCTTCAAAGGGGATAGGATTCACCAATGCGGTAAATGTTGGGCGAATACGGCGGATGAAGGATTCAAGACCCGCCAGGCCGTCGGCGGTCTTGGTGGATGGATCGTAGCAGGTGTAGCTATCTACTAATACAGAAACGCCTAGCATACGCCCACCCCACCCTGCACAAGGGTCGAGTACGTGACTTTCAGCAGTAAGCCCATACCTTTCGCATAGCCTATACGCTGCTATTGGAGGGAATTCGTTGCACCATTGCACAAAGTTAAATCCAAACTGTAGGACTTGATACAGTAAATCAGACGACCGCCCTACATGAAGAAGTGTAGCTCTTGCGATATGTGGAAAGTATTGGGGGTTTTGTAGGGATTCATAAATCGAAACATTGCCATTTCCACATTTGGTGGTGAGCCTATGTGGGTTGAATAGGAGCGAAGTTCGTCGGCAGGCGTCTTCGCCTTTACACAGCCTCGCGTATTCAATCAGTTCGGTGTATTCGTTTGTAAGCATTGATACGAGTTTTTCAAGGCTAATGCCGCATAGGGTTTCTTCTAATGCTTTTGCGAGTAGATGGCGGTTTATTAGCGGTGTTTGAATTGGGCGGCCAAGCAGGTCTACGGTTTGCCCTAACAGGTCTTCCGTTGTGCCATCCTGAGGGTCAATTATCTGCTGCGCCGCTAGTTCAATTGGTAAATCATCTAAGCACACTTCTACTAATGGCGCTTCGGTGATATCGGTGTTGTATAGCTCGAATAGTGAGGTGCTCATTTTTCTTCCGGAAGAAGTTACATTACCCGGCCATTGCCATCGTCGCCATCTTCATCGCCAGGGTCGCGTTCGGTAATAAAGGCGTTTGCTGCTTTTATTTCTGCTTGCACTTTGAAGAATTCAAGGATGCCTTGCATCTCCCAGATACGTAGGGGCGCATCATAGTGCCCGCTTAACTCTCCATTGGCACCTATTACGAAGGCTATGATCCGAGAATCCTCTGGCTCGTTAGCAAGTGCTGATAGTAATAGTTCACGTCCTGACGGCCCGTGACCATCTTTAACTGTCGCCGATGGCTCATCCATTTTTATTCAATCCTTTCATCTAATCGATCCATTCCTAACTGTAGGGCTATGAATACCTCTAGTCGAGCGCCCGGGGATTTTTCCCACCCCTTTAAGCAGTAAACGGCATCGCACTCAAGCATTGCCTTAATGTCGTTCTTCATGTAATCCCGCCATTGCGCCGCACCGGCATGGTTAATCTCTACTGGCGACACCACGTAGTACCCTTCTTTACCACGAAGCGTACTGGCTACGGAATGGAATCGCTGTATATTTTGTTCACGGCCAGACCCGTCGCCAATTGGGCCTGTAAGGTATACGGTTATTTTACTCGCCTTCTTCTGCGGCATCCCTATCCTTATTTGATTCTTCCGGAAGAACATCCAGCCCTTTTATCTGTCGCACCGCCTTAGAGATAGTATCGGAGATTTCTGGGTTCTCACGGAGGAATGTGGCGCTAAAGGTTCTACCTTGCCCTAGGCGTTGCCCTCGAAACCCAAACCATGCCCCCGATTTCTCGATAATTTTACAGTCAACACCAAGGTCTAAAAGATCCACCGCTGCATTGAATCCTTTTCCAAACGTCAATTCAACTTCGCATTTCTTAAAAGGTACGGCAACTTTGTTCTTTTTGATTTCGACTTTGACCTTGTTTGCGATATGCTGGTCGTCGCCATCTTTGATTGCGCCTATGTTACGGACTTCGATTCGCATTGAGGCGTAAAACTGAAGGGCAAAACCTCCGCTTGTTACGTCTTTAGGCCCTCCGTAACCACCCATACCTAAATCTTTTCGGATTTGATTTATGAATAAAAGGACAGTGTTCGATTTGCGGGTTACGCCACTGAGTTTTCGCATCGCTTGGGACATTAATCGGGCCTGTAGGGCGGGAAGTGATTGTCCCATTTCACCTTCAATAACCGCTCGTGGAACTAACGCATCAACGGAATCTATAACAACCATAGCCACATCACCGGAACGGATAATAGTCTCTACGATTTCGAGCGCCTCCTCCCCACAGTCCGGCTGGGAAAGGAATAGAGAATCAACATCAACACCTAAGGCCGCCGCATATTCCGGATCCAAGGCCTGCTCGACGTCCACATAAGCAACTAACCCCTCCCTCTGCGCTTGCACCGCCGTCTGAAGGGCTAATGTTGACTTACCGCCAGCAGGTCGTCCGTACACCTCTGTAACCCTGCCCTTCGGCAGTCCGCCTATGCCGGTGGCGATATCTACGCTTAGGCATCCCGTTGATATCGCCTCACGTCGAATAGGCGAATCTGAAAGCCGCATAATCGACCCTTCACCGTAATTCTTTCGGATGATTTTTACCGCTTCATGGAAGTGGATATGCGATGCCGTCATATTCGCTCAATCGTTACCGACACTCTAATGGTTAAAGGCAATTTCCAACCATGTGGCTCGCTTTGTAAATCTTTTCAGTTACGAATGTATCCGAAATGCTCATCGCGGTATCTCGCCGCCTCTTTGCGTGTCTTAAACAATGCAGGCTGTAAACCGTTATGGATAATGTGCTCGGTAACGCCGTCTAGCTTATTTCTCTGGCGCCATAATAACGCCCAATGCTTGCTAGTTTTGAGAATCATTTTCTTCCGGAAGATTAGGTATAGTATCAACCAACAGCATGCCTGTACGCTTAGATTCTTCTATTAACCCCCTCGCGGCTTTTTGTTGATTGCAGGTTTCATTGCCAAACTTTGCATCATGTACGGCGGCGATGTTGCGCTCTTTGTGCTGCCCCCCTTTTGACCACGGAATAATATGATCCCCTGCTGCTTCTTCAAGTGCGATTGGTTCTTTACAGATGTTGCATTTGCCGTTTTGGCGTATCCAGGCTTTTTTAATCCATGCCTTTGGAATTGGAGGTCTTGAGTCTTGATTGATTTGACCGTAAGGCGCTTTTTTGAATTTCTTATATGCACCGTGAATAGCATGCTCGCCTACCAGTGCGCATTCGGCAACTAGGTATTCGTAGATGCGCTGGGAGTCGGTGTTGGGGCTTGGGGTTCTTATGGGCATCCGCAGTTGTCCTTTTACCTATTCGTCGATCATTTCGCCTACCATCTCCTCGATATCAGCCATCTCTAAATCCTCTTGGATTTGACGGCGGTGCCAAAAGGCGTACCATCGAAATTGTAAATCGAATCTTAACGAACGTACGTATGTGCGTAGCACGTAAAGCACGGCGCCAAACGGTCCGGTCTGCGATATTACGCACAATAGCGAGATACTGGATTGTGTTTGTAGTCTGATTTGTAAGGTGCGGTTAGCAGCAATGCGCCGGTCAAATAGGTCTAATTCTAAGGATTCAGCCCTGCTATGAAACGCCGCCTTGCGCACTTCATGTAACATTTTATCCGTACACGGCTGCGCCGAATAAATCACCGGACCTTCCTCTTTGTTGAACTGTCCTGCAAAACGCTCTGCGGCTAATTTAGAGGTTAGTGGATGTCCATAGCCCCTTTCGCCGGTGGCGATATTGTGCGATGCCACTACGTAATAATCTAGCTTTTTCTTCCGGAAGAATTTCATATCGACACCTCAGGAAGAATCCGTTTTATCTCTTCGCGTTTTTTGAGCAATGTATCAATGAAGGCGTTCATCACGGCGTCGAGCTTGTTCTGATACGTACGGTCTGGAAGCACCCGAATCAGCACTGGCGGCATTTGGGGATGGAAGCTGATCCAATCCCAATACTCAGCACCGGTAATCCAAATCGATCCTTGTACTTGTGGAATGTATTTAGCAGGCATACTAGGGTTGAATAGGGTTTTGATGTGCGTACTCGCTTTAGGACATTTGATTTCAACACCGCCTTTATTATTGTCTATCAATCCGTCAGGGGAGCATCCTGTCATGCGCTGTTCATCTTTATAAACAAATCCTACTTGCTCGACTTTTGTATCTGCGCGGAATTCATAATAGGCCCTAGCTTCTGGTTCGCGTTCAGTGCCCTGCTCCATCCATTTGTTTGTGTAGTTATTTTCATGACTGCCAGTAGCCCACTCGGCGAGTAGTTCATACATATAAATTTCTGCTTGGCTAGATAGCTCGCCGCCTGGCGTGAGTATTCGGAAAAACTGACTAGCGGTAGGAATGCCTAGGTGCGCCTGAAACCACTCCTCGCTTTTTTGCTCGAACGTTTCTACTATCACTCGGATTTTCCTTGTGCCTGCTTGGTTTGTTCCCTTTCTTTTACCGCCTTAGCGCGGTCAGCTATCGCTCTAATAGCCTTGCCGTAAGCGGCGAGTGGTATATCATCTATTGTGGATACCTTGAGAAATGTCAAAAGCGATTGCTCATTTCCTTTCGTCTCGCGTAAGCTCTCTCGTATGTGGGCGGCTTGTTCTACTGTAATTTTATCGTCAGCGTCGGGCCCGATTCTTGCATCTATGTCGTCATCGGCAGTGGCGATTCCAAGCGCGCCTATCAGCGTGTATCGCTGAAGATATTGAATGGTTGATCCGCGCTGCTGGATTGCATTCTTTCCGCCTGAGGCGTCGGCCTTACCGGTCATTTCCGCTTGCTCGCTATGCCCCATAGCGTGTGTGATGTGACACGTCACCGTGATTAGCTCGCCTTTATCCTCTATCACCCACCGCTTAGATAGGAGGCACGATTGCATTGTTTCTTTTATACATTCATCTATATCGCCGAGTGGCGCGTAGTAATACTCAGTCTTGCTACCGGTCGAGTTAGTAAAGCTGACCAGTTTTCTCCGTGGGATTCGCGGAATCTTCGATTGAAATTCAGCCAGAGCGTCATAATAGGCCGCTCGTGCCTGCCTTATTTGCCATCGCTCATACAGGTCCATGAGCTTTTGCAATTTTTCAATGTCGAAGTCCTTACGCACCGCAACTGCGAGTAGTTGAGAAGGGTCTGGCGTAGCGGCGATTGCTTGTATTTCAGGCACGGCCTCTGTCTTGGGCTGTTCAGTGGTCGTCGCCTCGTATCCCGTTACATCGGCGGCATCGAATAAGTTTTCTTCTATTGCAATGGTCAAAGTATTCGCTCCTTTGTTCCGGCAGTTACGCCACAAATGCGACTGACGGTAAGATTCGTCAGCCCACGACCTTTATTGCACTCTTGCAATACCATTGTCATCGCTTTTTGCGGGCCTCTCGCTAGGGCGTATGCGACAAACGGGCCGTTGGTTTGCATTTTGGCCTTCACTTCATAAACACCCTTCGCCTGCCCTGCCAATCTTTTCGCCTTTCGCTTCTTATTACCGTAAACATACCGTAATGGTGTGACGTGTGATTTTGGCTGCTCAACATGCTCAAGGGCGGCCTGTTTCATTCTGTCGGCTATTGCTATCGCGGACTGAAAACTCATACCCTATTCACCCTTGCAGGTTTTAATTGCGATCTCGGCCCGCCTTCTGGTGAATAAATCACGTCAGACTTGCGCTTTACTTCTCGCGGTGTACCGTATTGTGTTTTCTCGCAATTGCGGCATATAGCATGATCCTCGCAGGTGCCAAGCTCGCCTATAAACGATCTGCATTCATTACAGTACAACGGTCGTTCTTCAAATCGACATAATGCCGGGCTACCGCCTATCGGCGGCTCGAATCTAAAGCATCGCCCACATCGATATGCTTCTGGATATGGACATTCCGGCGTTACACATTCATAGCTAATGCCGCATTCCGGACATGAATGCTCGTGCTCGATATTCCCGTAGAATACTGGAGGCTTTTTCTCGCCACAAAAAATCTTTGCTTCGTCAATAAGTTTGCCAATATTTACATCGTAGATATTTGTTTTTCGACTTAGTAACCCCTCTTGCTGCATGATTGGCACAAGATCGAATCTTGATAGATTCCAATAATCTCGGTGCTCTAATAGCCAATCTATGACTAGCTTGCGGTTCATTCTTTTTCCTTCAACCAATCCGGCTCGCCATACGGCGTAGTTGGACGTAGATACGCTTCAATGTATTCTTCTGACACTTGACGGAATCGACACCACTTGACACTTGCGGCGAATGTGTCGCGGACAGTGCGAATGCCGGTTTTCGGCTTATCACCAGATGATATCGTGGCAACAAACGCTGCGAAGTCTGGCAGCGTCCTCTCGAAATGCACCACCTCAAATACCACAAAGGGGTATTCAATCGAAACGACGGTGATTGGCGTTCCGCCCGTTTTAAGCTCTGACCATCGCCGCGCTGATGCAACAATAACGGTCATGCCTTCTTTGAGTTCTTTTCCTTTGAGTAGGTGGTGGTTCATAAACGCTCCATCTTCCGGAAGAATCGAGCAAGACGGCTTCGGATTTTAATCTGACCATACAGCATCTTGACAAATAACTGGTCGCTGTACATTGGGACATGCCCGTCTGGTATAGTGTCGATATCAGCTTGTGTTAAGAGGTTCGGATTGCGTGGCCTTGCGTAAAACAGCCTCACCGGTCGCCGTTCGCTGCCGTTGTGGAAAAGCAAAGGCGCACGTCTGCGTTTTCGCACCGCCTGTTTTGCAAGGCGTTTGGTTTCCTGAATGCGCGTTTCTTGCGTGGCAGGTTTTTGCTTGAAGGCGATTACGCTCATATAGCAATACCCTCCTTCGGGGTGGGGTATTTTTCTTGATATTGGAGAAAGGTCATCGTTTTGCCCTTATAATCCTTCTGCCAAATATCAAGAAGTGCGTTTGCGATGATATTCTGGACGGTTTCACCATTGCCCGCCACTATCCGTTCACGGATAATATCCGCCTGTCTATGCGCTTCTTGTACTTTTGCTGAGTCGTTACGAATGTTGGGCATTGCCAACCTCCTTCTCAAAATATTCACTGAGAATCACTCGCGGCTTTGCGTTTGGATTATTAGATTCGCAGGCAGTCCACCCCCCGGTAGGCTCAAGTAGTGTATATTGAGTGTTGAAAAACACCACCTCCGTGCCCGGCGGTAAAACTCTTGCCTCTTGCAATGGGATATGTTCTCTCATTAATTCTTCCGGAAGATTTCACGCAGCGCAAACGCGCATGCTTCCTATTACCTCGGCGGTTGTACGGGTTCTAGTAGCCGGGTCGAGAATCGACACTACCACCCGATGCTTATTTGGCTTTTCTTTGATGAAATATATTGGGGCGCCTATCACGTTTTCGTCAATATCGAATTCGTCTTTTACGGCTACGCCTATTGGGAAAGAATGTATCGGGCGTGATTCTGGCGATGCTGCCACCTTGCTAGGTGCGCGTTCACGAATCAATCTGCCATTCAATGGGCATTTCGGATTGCAATAGGCGTTTTCACGTCTGAGCGGTTCATAGTCAATGCAATAATCCCGTTGCTTATGAGAGCCTTCGTGGATTGAACATTCGCCAAGTCCGTAAGGGGGGATTGTGATTAGCCACCCACACTGCAAGCATTTTTGATTTTGATCCATAAGGTTTACGTGCTTAACCTTTCGTTCGTTTATCTAATCATCTTCACTATTATACGATATTTAATTGCCAATGTCAAGCAAATTTTTTATGTCAGATTTCGATTCTTCTCTTAATTGATGCTCGATTAACCATTCTTCTTCGAGCGAGTGCATTGATACCACTGTCCGCTCCGACTCGCCCGGTTCGGTATATCTGCGCTTGGCGTGCCAGTCGCAAATACGGCTATCGTTTCTAACCCAGCCCGCTATCTGTGCGGCGTCTCCGACTGCTCGTTGAATTTTATCCTGATCCTTTCCCTTATTACTCGCTGGAAACTTTGGCGCATCCGCCTTCAATACTCCGTTGCTCTTATAATGCGCCCTTGGCCGGTGAATATATACCGTCATAGTAAATGTCATCGCCTCATCGAATGGTTCGTCTGGCCTATCGTTGCGCATCTCAATTATCATTTCTTGACGCCAGTTACCAACATCCGTCTGTTCAATGAAATACCGCTCACCGGTCTTTTTATTCGTCACCGGTCGCTTTGACCCTTGAGTTTTTGCAGGGCCGTATACAATAGCAACGTATCGCAATACGGTGCGCTCATTTTCATCGGTATCAAATTCCTGCTCCAGTATCGCGCTCATGCCGCCATATTCTCCATCTTTTCTTTTTCCAGTCTCAATCGTTCGCGCTGTACGGAAAAGATTTTTCTTGCGAATTTCAAGTATTCTTCCGGTGAGTCTTTTACTGATTCAGCATGCGCTTGCGCTATAGCAATCAAATCTTCTTCGGATTCTGCGTGATACATATCATAGGATAATGCGACTATTTCAGGAGCAAAACATGCTAGTCGATGCTTGCAAATTGCGGTGGGTTTGTTCTCGCCTATCCAACACGTACAGGAATCGGCGGTGACTGCGTATATTTTTTCTTTACCAAAAGTCTGCGACCAGCAGGTTATTACACCATCACCTTCGTAGCCTTGTACGTATCCTTCTCGGATAAGAAAAGCGGCTCGGTTTATTGTATTTTCTGGCTTTAGCCTCATAATAACACGGCCTTGCTCACGGGGAAATCTAACGCCGCCGCCTCTTCGGATGTCATCTTTCGCGCCCAATGCCTCGGTATGATTCTATCCCATATGAATCCATTCGCCTTATTGATATCATTCTTCTCAATTGGAAGATGTGACACGTAAATTTCTTTTGGCGTAAGAGCGTAATTGAATACAGCCTGCAAGTCATCCTGTTTATCAAATATCGCAGCTATCAATCGGCAATCATCAAGCGCCCTATGCGCTTCAACTACTGGAACGTTATACGCCACGGCAATCTCGACAAGGCTGGTACTTTTTAACGCCTTTGGCCACCTACATTCTGTTTTAGTACAAATCCAATTATCAAATTCCGTCCACCCGATCTGTTTCAAGAACGCTTTATCAAACTCTGCATTATGCGCGCAGATAATATCGGAGGCTTCATACATCCACGCAAGGTGGTCATGCGCTAATTGATTGCCCTGTCCTTCAAAAAATTCTTCCGATGCTTTTATAGCGCCTACCGAGATGCGGTTGACTTCTTCGCAGGCGTTCGATGGTTCCTCCATTGTTAAAATAGATGAAAACTGTTGCAAGGTGGTACGGTGCTCAACTGAATATAAAATAGCCGCCACTTCAATAATCCTGTCGGTGTCAGGATTTAATCCATTCGTCTCCGTGTCTACAATGAGCACTCGTTTTATTTCTCTCATATTCCCTCAGCGCGTTCTTGGCATAACCCTAAGTGGTACAACTTTTTGGATCGTGGGTTAAACCATGCTTCTTCGCCAACATAAATTGTCTCCTGACAATAATCGCATAGACATTCGTAAATAACCTTGATTACAAAAAGGGTCACACATTTTATCCCGTTTCTTCCGGAAGATTTTCTTTTACCTTCAACCTCTCGGTGGTTTTCTTGAATTCACCATCTAGCCTTTTACGTTCTGCATGATGGATCGCCTCGCGTAAATTATGACCGTTGAATTTGTTGGTTTCAGCTTTTCCGTCTATAATCACGGCGGTATCGGCATCTATATCATGTGGGATTATTATCACCGTCCTTCCTGCTTCCACTTCATGTTTAAGCTGTTGCAAATACCACCTGAGACATCTTGCGGCAAATCCATTGCCGCTAAAATACCCTTGCTGTGATATTCCGAATTGCTTCTCACCGTATTCTAAGAACGATTCAATAGCAGCTATCGTCTGTTCTCTGGTAAATTCTTCAATCATCACCTGTCTCACCGTAATTGCCGCCATACGCCGAGGATCGTTTACGCCTGCGCTGTTGCGACTGCTCGTGTTTTGGCCAGTCATCCCAAGATAAATCTTCAAATCGAGTGTATTGGTCAATAAACGCCATGTGGACGTCTTCTTCGGTTGTGCCGTCGCGCTGTTTTAAGAATATCAGTGTAGCGCGTCCTTTGTCTGCATCATCACGTGTATACATCCATTTTCGGTAAAGCCCTATTACAACATCTGCAACTTTTTCAATATCTGACGAGTCTGCTAGATCGCTCAATTGCGGCCTATGATCGGGGCGTTCATCTGCCGCCCTGCTTAATTGCGCTGCCGCTAATACTGGAACGTCTAGCATCCTACTAACCCGCCTGAGGCCCGTCATGACATGCCCTATCTTTTCTTGACGGGTACGGTAGGGTTTTCCTGGCTCCATTTCATGAATATGATCTACTATGATAAGGTCAAGCCCAAATCGAGTTTTATGCTGACGCCCTTGACTGATAAGCATGTCTGGGGTCATATCCGCCGTATCGTCAATCATGAATTGAGTAATCGCCAATCGTGTTAGTGTTTCTTCTAGGCGCGACCATTCCTCACGGTCCATTCTACCTTGCCGCATAATATAGGAATCAACGCGGGATACTGATGCTAAGATGCGTTGAACTATTTTCTCGGCGGAGGATTCTATAGAGGCCATGAGCACTGAACGGCCTTCAAGCGCCACATTCGTTGCAATATTAGTAACTAACGCCGTCTTCCCCATGCTGGTTCTAGCGGCCACGACAGACACGCCAGGCGTTAACCCTAATGTTCTCGCATTGATATCTGCAAACCCTGTATCTAGCCCTATCAGCGTCTTTCGATCTTGTGCTTTTGCTTCGTAAAAGTCCGCCAGTTTTGCGGCTACGGTAGCTACGTGCCTAGGGCCGCCTTCGGTATTACCCTCCGACATTTCGTAGACCATTTGTTCGGCAGAGCCAAGCATGCTATCGAAGTCGGTTTCATCTGTTAAAACCATCCGCTGAATGTCTGCGCCTACGGTTAATAATTGTCGTTTTCTCCATGTATCTTTTACGATTTTGATATAAGGAGCTACCGTATCTGTTCGTGGAACCCCATCTATTAGTGAGGCAATATAAGTGGCGCCACCTACGCGCTCAAAGTCGCCACGGCGGCGTAGCTCATCTGAAAGTGTGATTAAGTCAACTGGCTGGTTGCTTTCTCTAACACTAAGGATTGCTTGATAGACACGCCTGTTCACGTCAAGGTATATTGATTCTGGCTGCAACAGTGATGTTACTTCATCTAGTACGCGATTGTCTAATAAAATAGCACCGCAGATAGAACGCTCTGCGTCTACGCTACTTGGTAATCCTTTATCGTAAAATGGATCGCGTTGCATCATTTAGAAAAACCTATCGGATTTTTTACCGCCTGTTGATTGCTGTTGGCATTTACAAATGCCTGAACGCTTGCCCTTTTTCACCACTCCGGTATCATTACAAATAGTACAATCGTATTGCCGCGCTTCTTGCTCCGCTAACTGGCAGGCGGTGCGCTTTAATCTTTCAAGTACGCGGCGGGCGGCATCGCCAACGTGTACAGGGCCTGGTGTCTTATCGACTGACATACGATGGATTAGGATTGTAAATCAACTCGTCCATAAACTCATTCAATCTCAAATGCAAGCAGATTTCTTTATGGTGCTGATCGCAATAAAGCCACAGGCGCGTACCTGTTCGCATTTCGGGTATTCGCATATCATTGTTTTCTACCGGTCTCTCGAATCCATTCCCCCGGAATAGGAGGGAGGTTCCCGTTATATCGTTCGCGGCAAAAATCAGCGTACTTACCCCAGTTTGACCAGGCGTTGTCGGGCCTCGGCGCGCTAAGTTTATCGCCTATTTTGATTCTGGATTCTTGCCAAACCCGAATTCCAAGAATACGTTTTTGTAATCTTTCAAACTCTTCGTCTGGATATTTCTTGATAATGTTTTTGATAAACCGTTGTGCTTCTGCGGCATCACGTGGAATCAGTGGCGTATTGAAATTGCTCATCTTAATTACTACCGGCATTAAGGCGCGGTGAAGTTGTGATAGTTTTCCATCGCCATTTGATTTTGATGTGTTTTCTTCCGGAAGAATTGCTTCATGCGCATCTTCGATATCGCCATCGCCTAGTACAACTATGGATTCAAGGGTTTTGATTTTCACCCAATTAAGGCTAAGCCATTTTGTGGTATCTTTTGTCAGTAAGGAGGCATCTTCAATGTATAGAAAGTTCTTATCTTGCAATGCCTTTAATTCTTCTTTTATACCTGCCGTTGTTAGCCAAGGTAGTAGTCTTGCTAACTGCTTATTATCACGCGCTACCTTTTTACCGGACGGGGTATCCATTCCATATTCGGATATTTCTGCTTCTAGGGTTAGTAGGACCACCGACGACGCTAACCCTATCTCTTTCGCTAGGGGCGGGTAGAAGGTTGGGTGATGTGCATTTGGAATCATGATTCTCATGCTAACTTCTTTTGGTTTTGCCTTGCGAGCCTTTCCTCCATTTCAAGCATCAATCGCACTGCTACAACATGCGAGCATGGTGAATTTCCATTCCGGCAGTCGCACATATTACCGGCTGCATTTATACCTTCCGCCCCTTCGATGATTTCATGTGATTTTCCAGGGTCGGTATCGGGGTATGGAAAAACCTTGAATACTCGACGCCTTGTACCGCCATACATGCTATCATCTAATCGCTCTACGCGCATTGACTGGGCGCGTTTCAATTTACGGTTATCTCTATAACGGCGCTTCTTTGTGATTTTCTTTGGACGTTTTTTGATAACGGACGGATCGCGTGGTGGTGTTTCAATCATCGGTTTTAGATTCTGCGTTATTAACATCCTACCCCGGCGGTCTTGTTTCATAGGTTAGTTTTTCTCAAATCCTCTGTATTCAACCGGTTTGTAGGTCGCTTCGATTGCTCGATGATCGGCGATGTATCTGCGGTATCTTTCTAACGCTTTACGGTCGCCAATCAGCGAGTGCTTTAACCTTGCCCTTACCTGCGTACTGCTCATTAAAGCTAAATCGGCATTGCCGACAAGATAACGGGCGGCGGATTGCCTTCCGGTGCGCTGACGCGCTGCGCGTTGATATGCGTTAGTTTTGCGCATTCTTTTCTTCCGGAAGAAATTCATCCGCAAGCGCCCCGATTTCAGCACAGAGCCTTATGAACCTTGCGTCTTTCGCGTCGCCTATTGTATCTCGGAGTTCTTCGCGGATTGCGAATAGGTCGGATTGTACTTTCGAGATTCTTTCGTAAACAAGAGAACCTTCCGGAGCCGCCGCACGTTGATCAGTGGGTGTTGATCTAAGCAGCTCCGGAGGGTTCTCTGCCTGTTTCGATTCGTTCATCACCCACCTCGCTTTTTACGTGCTACTCGCTGTTTCTTCCGGAAGAATCTTTCTTCCATCAAAACAATGACATTATAGCATATTCATAATGCGTTGTCAAGCACTTTTTTCACCAAACCTCTTCTTCGTTTTCACTATCTAGCACTCGACGCGCTGCTTCTTCTGGTGATTCAGCCGGAACTTCTGGCTGTTTGACTTTTTCTGGTTTCTTTTCCGCCGTCTTCTTCTTTTCTGTAGGGGCAGGTGGTGCTGTCGCTATGTTTTCGTTGATTGACATGAGGATATAATCGCATTGAAAACCTTCAGTGCGGAGGTCGCCATCTGTCAATCTGAGTGGGTTTGCGGCATTTGTTCCACCTACTCGAATAATACTCGATCTTGCGTTGGTGAGAAAATCTAAAAGATAGCGATGATTAACGCGGACGGTTAAGTCTTTGCCTTCAACCGAAGATTCGTCTTTCACTTTGTACCCAATGTCAATATCGCCTCTATAGTCGCCACCGTCCGATAAATTCACTGCTTCGAGATGGAGAACACCTGATGGGTCGAAGTTGAGCTTTACGCCAGATTCACCACGCCCGTCTAGCACCATTGCCGCACTAGAAATAGCCGTTCGGAGCTTTTTCATATCAACGGCGGCGAATTTCTCGGTCTTGATTTTTTGAAATATCGTTTTCCAGTTTGGAAACGTTCCCGCAAGTAACAGGCTAGATAGGATACGCCTTCCGTCTGTGGCGAAGATATGATTCTGTCCTTTTGAAAGAGTGATTACAGAACCACCAACCGAGGCCCGCGCCATAGAAGCGATTGCGCGGAGTCCTTTTTGTGGAATCATCACGTCCCAAGGCGTAGTAAATTCACCTGTTCGTGTGGCTACTGAAAGCCTCAATCCATCGGTGGCGACAAATCTAATGGCGGCCGGTATTGGTGGTTTCACCTCTCCGGCGTCTTTGCTGACGGTAAACTCCATATAAGCACCGGGAAGGGTTTTACCAACCACTTCGTTTATTGCATAAGTGACGCCCTCGATAAGACTGGCAAGTCCAGTTGCAGGAACCTGGCTTTTCATTGCGCCTTCTTGTAGGGTTGGCTGTTGCGGAAAATCATCGGCGGCTCTACCTGGCATTCTAAATCGAGATGCGCCTGACGATAGGTTTAGCCAATTTTGCTGGTCGGTTGATAGGGCGACTTCGTTTCCGTCCATTGATTTTACATAATCGTAAAATCGCTTTGCGTCTACAACCGCAATGCCTTCTTCTGAAATAGACAGACCGTTATCGTCGCACGTAGTGGTGAGTGATACCTCACCGTCGGTGGCGGATAATACCACCTTTCCTTCTTCCGCCTTGATATAAACGCAAGAGAGGATAGGCGAAACGGTTTTTTGCGCAGCTATGTCTTGTAGTAATACTAATTCGCGTTGTAGTGATTCTTGGCGAATGGCTAGATTCATTACTTATTGTTCCCCTTTCCGTCATACGCGGCGACAAATGCTCTCACCTCGCTAATCGTCAGTGACTTTTTCAGCGGCCACGGTCGGCAACCGGAGCGCTCATCATCATCAACGGCATCAAGGTACTCTATCGCGCCCATCTTATCGCGAATCGGCTGCACGGCGAGGCGGAGGCGTTCAATCTCTGCCTGTAGCCGTAGGATTTCGTTGTAAGTTGGCGATAACGTTTCGTCGCCCATTCTTTCTCCAATAGCTGACTGGATGCGCCTGGGTAGATCGGCAAGCTGCTGCTTCAACTCGGCAATTCCATCGCGGTCGATTAGTCCTTGGGCGATTGCAATAGCGCTTTCTGGCACACCGACTGATAAGAATGTTCCGTTGCCATTGATCAAAACAATATCGTTCCGCCTATAGACATACCAAGTATCACAGTCTCGATAGCGCTTTTCATTCAACACTTCAATCGCCTGCTCGACTGTCTCAATGTGGGTGGCCATGAATTCTTCCGGAAGAAAATCTCCGTGGCGCCGCCTTCTATTCGGCGCCACGGATTTAACGGAGGTCTGTGCGGCCTACTGCTTACCTTTTGCTTTCTTCTTGCTGCTCGCGCCAGAGGATTTCTTCCCTAACGGGAGGCTCTCGGTGCTTGCGCCGGCTAGTTTTGCCTTCTTCTCTTTCGGGGCGAGCTTTGCGGCCGCCTTCTCTCGGAACTTCTCAGGATCGAGCTTCTCTTCCATTTGCTGGCGGAGTTTTTCGCGCTCTTCTTCAAGCATCTCGTTCGCAATTGCATCTTGAACGATTGGCTCGAATTGCTCTTTCGTCAAGTTCTCGTTTGCGGCGCGCTCAAGCAGCGCCTTGCGCACGTCTTCGTTCTTGATCTTAGCGACGAGTTGTTCGATTGACTTCTCTTTTTCTTTCTCTTCGCCAACTTCTTTCTTGTACGCCTTGACGGCTTCTTTTGCCGCCTCTTTTGTCATCTTAGTAACGGGTTTGCCGTCTGTTTTGATCTGTTCAAGCATCTCGGCGCGCTTCGCTTCGTCCTTGATGCCCTTATTGAAAATCTTCTCGACTGCAACGTAGTTCTCGTGGAGCGTCTTGACCTGCTTTACGACGTCCTTAAATGCGGTCGCATCGAGCGCAACGCCCTTTTCGAGAGTTTCACGCGCCAAGTCTTCGGGCAGCCCATCGACCGCCTTTTGCTTCGCTTCGTTCATCTCGCGCTCTTCGCCCTTCGACGGGTCGATGTAGTAGGGGAATTCCTCTTCGACCGTCTGTTTACATTCTTCTATAAATTGAGTCTGGTTGTCCTGTTCAGGATCGAAAGCGCGGAATTTCAAATGCCAAACGGGGTATTCTTTCTTTCCGGCGTCTTCTTTCGATTTGCCAGAAAGTTCGTGGATGCGTCCTTGAAACTCGACCACGTTCAGTCCGAGTTTAAGGGCGCGTTTGAGTTCTTTGTTGCGCTGCGGCTCTTTCAGCCCTTGCGCCCTGACGTGGTGGTTGTGCGAGAGACCTTCAACGCGCTGTTCGGCGATCTTATCGGGAAAGCCATACGACTTCGATACCGACATCAATTTCCTGCCGTAGTTCTTCTGATCGTCGGAGTAGCCAATCTCCTCGAAGAACCGGTCTACAGCATCGTCGCCGTAGAGCTCCTTATAGGCGTTCGCGGTATCGCCTACGTACCAACCCCACACCACGTTGACCTCATTCAGGCCCTTTGCAAGCTTGATGAGATTGTCACGACCGGGGTCTACGAGTTTCAAATTTCCTTCCAAGTCGGTTTTGGTTTCAAACACGATACCAACTCGCGTGTTCTCCCAGCCGGGCTGCCACAACGATTCAATGTTGTTGCGCACGGCAATAGCTTCTGTACTCATAATTAATTCACTCCTTCTTGGTTAGATTCGATTTCTTCCGGAAGAATTCCGGTGGCGGCGAGGATGCCGTGCGCGGCGATATAATTCATCATCGCGGCCTGCTCCTCTTCTTGCTTGCGGAAGTCTGGGCGTCTGCGGCGTGGGGTTGGGGGCATTCCCTCTCTGACATGTACCATCCATGCTTCACGGTCTGGGAATGGACCGGCGCCACATTTGCAGTTGATAACGCTAAGCGACGCTTCAGATGCAGACTGTATGCCCATGTTGATCCACATGCAAAAGCGAGCATAGCATATTGAGGGATAGTTGTCAAGTAAAAAATGCGGATAGTATTGTAACTATCCGCTACGATATTGCACTATGATAGAAGTATCACATTTTCTATCTTAAGGGCGATGTGATTCTTCCGGAAGAACTATAACCGACTGAGAAGGTGGTACCCCTAGAATAGTTTCTCCGTGGTTATCGTGAAGGTTACACTTCCCTGAGTCAAGGCATTCGTGTTCGCCGTCACGGTTGTCAGCCGAACGTTGATGTTCGTCGTTCCCGTCCAGCTTGGCAGGTCTCCACCCTGGACCGCCGCCGAACGTACAAGGGCGGTACCAAGATCAGCGTCGGTAAGTCCCCGCTGGATGGTCGCCGTCTTCACGTCGAACGATGCGAGATATTCCGCCCCGCCAACTGTTTTCCCTACGGTCATCGTCGCAGCGGAAACCGCGCCGCCACTGAAGGTCTGAGTCACGTCTGCCGTGATGCCGACTAGCCGGGTCTTAGCTGGAAGGGTCGCGATTATCGAATCCGCTGTAAGCTGCGCGGCAGCGAGCGCTTGATAGGTTATGGTAACAGAATAGGTCTCTCGGCGGATCTCGCCAACATTGTTGATCGTGATCCCCGTTCCGCCGCCCGCCGTGATCTTCGGCGCACCTGCGTAGAGCGAGCCGCTGAAGGCTCCATTGCCAACCACGTCAAGCGCTTGGACGGGCGACGATGTGCCGATGCCGACAAGTCCGGTAGTTGCCGCGATAGTCAGGGCTGGGGTTGTGCCGCCATCTGAAAACAACTTAATAGGGTTGGCGTTCGTGATACCGCTTGTGAGATTGAGCCCGTTGTCGGCGCCTATAGAGAGCGCGGACTGTAGCGCGGCGGGGCTATTGAACGTCGAAGAATAAAGCGAGATATATCCGTTTAAGCTAGCATCGTTGGTGAGCAGAATGCGGCTTATAGCTGACGCGCTGTTCGACGTATTGTTTAACTGGAATAGTTTTACCCCCGCGACACTTTGAGCGGCGATGATATTACCCCCGCTCAATACTCGTAGTGCTTCTGCTTGGCTGCCGGTTTTGAATAGGATCGCGTCCGTCGTACCGACGCCGGAGGTTGACTCTAGCGTTAATATTGAACCCGCTCCCGCACCGCCGATATGTAGCGGCGTCGTAATGGAGGTCCCTATCGTCGGAGAGGCACTGAAGCTAGGAGCGCCCGCGTTGGCCACGAGAACGGTATTCGCTCCGCCCTGCGCCGTCGCGAGAATCGAGGTCGTTATGTTTCCGTAGAGCACGCCATTCAATGCGAATGTGCCTACGGCCGTCCCACCCTCAGCAACCGGAAGAATACTGTTCGCCGATGTTGGATTATTGTTTCGTCCGACCCATGCCGATGCTGCGATGCCCGTTGAGAAGTCGGCAACCCCAGAGCCGCTAATGTCCAAGTTGATTAGCCTGTGACCCGTGCCGCCTTGCAGAACTATGCCGAGATTGCTTTGTGCGCGGATTGTCAGGCTGTTCAGGCTCCAAGAGGCGTTATCAACCTCGATTCCAGTGGTTGCCGTTCCGGTCGTGGTCGTTGTTCCTGTCCCTGCGCCACCGATAAAAGTGTTTGAGACTGTGATGGCACCGCTAGCGCCCGCCGCGAGCTGGCCACCGCCGGTCGGAATGTGATCTTGGTGATTGTCGAGGAAGACACAGTTATCGACTACGACTCCGACACCGCCAAGGAATATGGCGGGACCGCGCCAATTCCTGAACAACGAGTTGACAATCTGCGAACCGTCGAACGAACCATTGTTGAGCGCCATCCACAAGCCGTAAGTTGAGCCAGCGCCCACTCCACCGCCCGTGAAGATGCAGCTATCTACCCGCGCGCGTAGGCCGCCTTGTACGGCGACGCTGCTTACATTGTTTTTGACTTCGACTCGAAGTAACGTTGAGTCCGTTCCGAGCGCAATATCGAGCCCCGTACTCGCGCCGTTGTTCGCTAGATTACCATCGACAGTAAGATCGCGGATTGAGTTTCCGACACCGACGCTCATGTCGAGCAGCACCGTACTGGTCGTTGCCTTGCGCTTGATGATCGTCGCGCCAATACCGCTGCCGACGAGATGTACGCCGGTTGGAATTTGCAGGGCGGATACGATGAACGTGCCGAATCCTACAACTACCCTTCCGCCTCCAGCCGCGACTGCTTTGGCTACCGCGCCAGTAAAAGCCGACGTGTTATCCGTTACTCCGTTGGGAATCGCGAGGACAGTAAATTCCGTCCCCCCATTATCAAACAGAGGAACCGTCAGCCGTTTTGTCGTGTTATCCCAGAAAAAATTCGCATTGTCTTGCGCCAGCACTGGCCCGGTCGCTATGAACGGAACAGAACCCACAGTCCCGCTACCCACGCTTCCGCCGATAGCCATACCACCGCTGTTGCAGCCCGCACCCGCGCTGACGATATTCCCGTTCGCGTCGAACTTCGCGCAATCATTCGTCGCGGTCGCGCCCGTCTGCATCTGGACAATAGTCGAGTTGCCTTTCTTGCCGGTTACGTCTGTTAGATCAGTCAGGCCCCAGACTTGCTGTCCTTGCGCGAGCGCGAGCTTCCCGCCGCTCAGTCCTGCATATCCGCCCGCCGCGTTTTTGTTCGCTGCGTTCTCAGGCGTGAAGCCGAGCGCTGCTTGCTTCGCGTTGAACGTTGTATGGTCCGCTGCGCTCAGATAGCCATCCACGCTATTTGTTGCAAGGGGAATCGAGATAGTTTGTGCGATTATCCCCAGCGGCGCCGTGGCGGAGGTGACAACATTCGCCCCCAGGCCGATGGTCGGATTGCCAGCGACACCATCCCCGTTTGCGACCGTCAGATTCGGGCTCGATCCGCTGGTGATTGATCGCGGTACAACCGTGTTCAGCGCTGTGCGTGAAAGCAGTCCGTTTGAGCCTGGATCATGGATACCCGACACCGTACCAGCAATAGCGGTGATTGCTGTCGCCATTTGTAATTGCGTCACGTAAACGTCTGGCGCAAGTGGCGGGGAGGGCGTGGAGGCTAAAACAAGATCATTCCATGTGGCGCATAATCCAATTGGCATACACCCCGAGGTGGAGACTATACTAGGCTGCACGTACAGATTTTGCAGGTAGGCGGTTGGCGATAATAACGCACCACTTGACGTATACCAATAGCAAGTGTAGGTTGCCGCCTTGGTTAAACTAGAGGCGTCCGTAGTGCTGTCCAGTGTAAACTGCGGGATAGTGACGGTGGTTCCGGACTGAGTGCAGACAATATCCCTATAAAACTGATTGTTGGTTGTGTTACCGCCTGGAATAAATACACCATCTGAGGTGATGAAAGACGCAGAGGCGTATATCCTCAAATGCGGTGGATTCGTCGCGCTTGTTTGGCGGTATTGAAAGTTGCGGACCGTCTGGGCTTGAATTGTTATCGAAGTGGCGCGAGCGGAAACGGACAGTCCTACTACTAATAGAACCAGGAGAAGGATTCGTTTGAACATTGCTTACCTCTTACAGGGGCCTTCTTCCGGAAGAATTTGCCCTATCAAGTATCAAGTCAAACAGTATTTGCGTATGGTGGCGCAATACTTTGTTTGACCGTATCAATGCAGCCCATCGCCTACCTATGATGCGGTAGAGTGTGGTAAACGCCTTTACTAACAGCGATGAATGGTTGAGTAGGTAGTTGCGTATGAGCATTTGCTCAATACCACCTTCGCCAAATAGCTCCCCTGCAACCCAACAAATACCTGGGTTGCCGGGATTCCATGTGCTATTACCGGCGCCCATACCCGGGCCACCCATTGCTGGTATACCCATCGCCATACCGCCTATCTGCGCGGCGGTGCCTGCAACCTGGCCGACGCGATCAAACCACCCAGGCTGTGTATTGTACTGTCCAGAGCCAAGCCTTGCGCGGGTGGCGGCATCGAGCGCGCCTAGCTGTTGATTTTCCTGCTGATTTAGAGCGCCTTGATACGTACCAGAGGCCTGGCCGTATAATTGCGGAATTGCTTGCCCGTAAGCCAATCCTTCGCCTTCTGCCATTTGACGACGGGTTTCATCTTCCAGTCCCGCCATTAACGCCGGCTGCGTACCTTGATACATAGCATTGGCGCCCATTTGATTGTTTCTGGTAAGTTCGCGCAACTGAGTGGCGTAGCGGTCGTGTATAGGGCTTAAAATTGTACCGGCTAGATTACCATAGTCGCCAGAGGACATCTGGTTAAGAATACCTTTGGCGGTTTTACCTGCCTTGCCAAGCCCTACGTTCTGGGCGTAATTTTCCAATCCGAGATAGCCGCCACCACCCGCAGACCCCGCCGCGTTCGGATTCTGGTTCCATTGTTGATGACTGAAAGCGTGGCCCATAATTTCACCGCTCCTTTATGTATAAAACGCCTTTTGACTTTGACATTCCTAATCTTTGCGCTATTCGCTCAGACGCTTCGGTTTCTGCTATCATTATAATACCGGGAAATATCCCGCCTTGCTGGCTGATTCTTTCTTGCATTGAATAGAGGGCATCTTCCCAGATTGTTGGGTTTGTCCTGTGGTCTGGACTGATCCATCCCGGCCCTAGATGTGGAAGCACTTCACATGAAACAAATGCTACTATTTCACCGGATTCGTTTTCTGCAACTCGGATTGAACCTACGGCAGGATGTGGAAGTGGCCAATCATGCTCGCGGAATATGTTTTCAAGTTTTTGAAATTCAGATGGAGGAAGCCATCTGAAATAGATTGCGCTCATTGATTCGCGGCGCGAGGTGCTGCCATTTGCCAAATCCCTGCCTGCTTTGCGCGTTCAATTTTCTGCATTACAGAATCTACCTTGGTTTTTGGTAGCCTACCGGACTCTATGGCTTTTTCAAATGACTCTTCTTTTTCAAGAATAATAGGGGCTATTTCTTTGCGTTCTGAATCTGTGGATTTGTTATCAAGGAAGGCGTCTAGCGCTGCTTCTAAATCTATACTTGGATTGTGTTTTACAAGATATTGGAGCGGCGTTAATTGTGCCCTATCCTTAATACGATTCACCGTTGCGTTATCTGCGCCGTCCTTGCCGGGCGGTAGAACGCCTTTTTCAACATGTGTCTCGTAAAGTTTTTGGGCGTCTTGGTGTTTTCCGGCCTTGATAGCGTCAGAGATTTGTTTTTCAGCATCTATACGGGCTTTTGTATCTTCCGGAGGAACGGCATCGCCATGTTGCGCCCGTACTCTTTCTAGTAGATTTTTCTCCATTCCGGTCTTTGGTTCTTTTGTTTCGTAAGTATGCGACGACATGCCAAAAAAGGCGGGCGATGCTTTTGCCACGCCTATAGCGCCAGAGTCTTTCCATCCTTCATAAGCATCCTTGAAAAACATCGGGGTTATCAATTGTGCGATTTGATTCAATGGCGTTGCTTCTTTTCCTGTTACATCTTTTCCTTGATATAGATTTACTAGAACGCCTGGAGCGGGCGCTAGTCTGCCCCTTAAAAAGTGCAGCATTGAATCAGCGCCCTTTTTCATCTGACTAGCCATGAAATACTTCGACATTAACATTGACTGGCGAACGTAAGGCGCTAATCCCGCTGTAAGGTCGTAATGGGTATTCCCTACTACGACTTTACCAAAATCTGAATCTTCTGGATTTAGCGTAACCTTTGCACCGGCCAAAGAGGCCATTCCTAGTGTGGTGGCGAGCACTCCTGTATATTCAAACATCTTCTTGAGGGCTATCTTTCGTGTTGCAGGATCCATGTCCGTATAGGTTTTTGGATTCAAAACATCTAGCCTAGATTTGATATATCGAGGACTGAAAAACACTGCATTCGCGGCCTCCTTCCATGCTTCATTTATTTGGCCTAAATCACCGCGACCGGTGGCGGCGTTAACCCAACGCGCCATGTCGTAATAGGGTTTTGGGTCTTTGTTAAAATCCTTACCGGCATCATCTAGCGCGTGGAAATACTTCGAGCCTACATTCAAACGCTGCGAGTTTAAGAAGGTCGTGAATGCCTGATCGGAGGATCGTACCCAAGGAATTTTATGTGCCAATCGACTCATGAATGCTTCTTCTGAACGGCCTAAACCATGCCCAGTAAATTCCACTCCAGTATCTCGGAGTCTTTGAAAATCTGGGTGCAATGCCAATTGTTTTTGAGCCTCTTTATAATTCTCTTTGTTCATAAAGAAGGCCTTGAGCATATCTTTGGCAGGTTTTGCTAATCCTTGAACTGGCTCTGTTAGTGAAAATATATCACCTTGGCGGAATACTGCATGTAAATTCCCGGTAGCAATCATCGTGCGCGGAATGTTTGCTATGTCTATCGCTCGGCGGATCGGAGATGCTCCTTGCCACCATTGTTTCATCGTTTGCGGTGGCGCTTCGTATGGTTCTGGGCCTTCTTCGCCTTCCTGATAGCTTTGTCTTGTAGGTGTTGGACCTCTCGTACCTATTGGCTGTTCGGTTCTGCCGGTTGGTGGAATCGCTTCGTCTATATCTAAATCGGTTGGCATTCCTTTTGGAATTCTTCCGGAAGATTGCCCTGCCACTTTTCGCTTGGCTATCTCGGCCTGTTGAAATACTCGATATAGATTCTTTTCAAGGGCGGGCGTGTATTTTTCGCCAAGATTCACCTTCATGTAGCTTTGAAAGGTTTTGTAATCGCTACCGCCTCGGTCAAAGAATTCCTTAGCTGCATTTGTGGCCTCGTCTGAAACGCCTTTGATTTTAATACCACCTAAAGATACCGCGCCTTCTTGGTTTGGTGATTCTACGTCCATTAACATTTTTATCTTTGCGTAGGTGGATTCAAGATGTGGACGGACTTGATTGCCAAGCTGTTTTATCATTTGATTAGACCAGCCGCCAAACTTCCTTGCTAGTTGGTAGGTTTTATACCCTGTAATCAATGCCATATCCGCCATATCTTGGACCGGATTCATATTGAGATGTTTGCCAGACATTGACTCTGCGAGCCTGGCTCTTGCATCTACAACCATCGGAGGTTCGCCTTCGGACATGCCAAAGAGGGGCTGGCCGGTTTTTAGGATGGAGGCTTTCATTTCGGGGGTGATATCAAGCGAATGAACGGAGACGTTTTCACCTTGACGCTGGCGGTTTAGCGCGTCAATGGCCGATTCCCCTTCCCGTCCTTGTAGTTCGCCGGTAAATGGAATATGAATCTGTGTTTCACCAACCTTCCCACCCCACCTCTTTGTATATTTAGATAGGAAATTAGGGATTAGGTTGTCGTATAGGGTTTTCTTGCCTTCGCCGCCAATTTTTAGGTCAATGCCCTTATAAACAGCGGCCGCCTCGCTACTGCCGTCAATCCTTTGCGCTAGTTCCTTTCCAACATAATCAGGCAGTCGAGACGCCTGGATATCACGTAGGTCAATCACGGGCGTTCTGCCGGATGTTTCGCCCTGATAGCCGCGCAGGTCATAAGTACCATTCTCGTTTCTATTCCATCCTAGCGAGTCAAGCTGTTCGGATAGACTATACCTATCCGCCACCTGCTGACCCGTAGCCCATGATATTTTGTCGTATCCATTCCTAACCCCATAATCTAGTACACGCTTCATCGCCAATTCATGGGATTTGCCACGGAAAGGAAGGAGGGGTTCGAGGCGTTGTAATTCTTGCGCCACAGATTGCTTGTTGCCCGTTCCACCTACCGCCATAATTGCATCTTGCGGCGTAGGTGCGCTCCTTGTTTCACCTTCCACTTCGCCTGATTGATTTCGCACTATCCACTTTCTTGCATTATCATCAAATTCAGCCGTCCATCCATTTGTATCCTCTGGCGTCTCTGAAAGTTTTTTCTTTAGCCTCTGTATATCATTCTGCAAATCATCTTGATATTCGTCTAGGTGGAGGATTTTTTCACCGCTAGGACCTACCCTATCGTTTACACGGAGGAGGGCTATGCGGTTCGTGTCGGCCTCGGGGATACCGTAGGCGTGAGCACCGGGAACTACGTAGCCACCTTTCGGCCCAAGCCCCCCCTGCTGTTGAATGTACTTCCGTATGGCGTCATCTGGCGTATCCGCCGACGTAAATCTCCTACCTTGTCGATCCCGTACAACGTGTTTTCCATCTTCTTGTGCGACATAAAATCCATCGGGTAATTCTAGTGTTAATAGGGGTGTTCTATCAATCGGGAGTGATAGCGTTAGCTCCCTATGGTTTTCGCCGCCGGGGGTGGTCCATTGTGTAAACCGTGGCAACCCCTCTTGCTTTTCTAATGATCCAGCGATCAATCTTGCGTCTCGTCGAATACGAAGGGGCATTTCATCCGCTGTAAGAAAATCTGAGTGAGGAGCGGCGCCTCGCCTTACAAACACAACTGACGGATCAGCTCCAGGGACGACGTCCGTAATATATCCCGCCGCCTCTAGTCGCTGTCGGGCTGCGGCGTATTCTGGCGTACCCTGTCCACCAAACTGCCTTTCTTGCAGCTCCACCCTATTCTTCGCAAGATAATCTAATACTTCTTGTTTTGTTACGGGTTCTTTTGCGGAGGATTTGCGCTGGAGGAAATCATAAAGGCCAGTCCAATGCGCTTCATCGTTTGGGCGCTCTATTCCGCCTTCGCCTTTGACTATAAAACCACCGCTACGGAGAATACCTTTTACCTGCTCGGCGGATGCTTTGTTTGGCATTCTTAATTTAACGGCGTTTTCAAGAGGGCTGTACCATTGCGGTGCTTCGTTGTGAAGTTTTGACCAAACATCTTCTAGGTATGGACGCACTCTTTCCCCAAGGCGTTCTACCATATCCTTCGTCCATTCTTTGATATTATCTGCGGTGTATTTGCCGGCTTTGTAGGCGTCCCAACCTGTGATTATGGCGGTGTCGTATAGGGCGTGGATTGGGTTTGCGCTTAATGTGTTACCGCTTAATCCTTGGCGCAATCTGTCGCGGGATTTTTGCACGAATTCTGGCTCTTTCTCGGCGCCTTCCATTGACTGATCTATTGCTTCTTTCGCCGCCTTCTCGCCAATATATCCCTCAGCGTCATGAATATTTTTATAGACTTGTGGAAAATGCTTTTGAAGTTCTGCATCTGATAAATCGGATAGTCTTGTCGCGTTTGGATTTACCCGTCTTACATCCGCCATTGTTGGATGTACGTCTGAAAGAAGCCCTACATCGGGCCAGTCTATTTCTGGAACTTTTCCCATCGCCAAGCGGTCAGCACCTTTGATTCTAGTATTTCCTGTTTCGCCAAAAGGACTTTGTATTATACGTGTTTGCGCGTCAGGTGTCAAGACCATTAGCTTTTCACCACCGGGAAATCTTCCTACTACCGTATAATCAAGATTACGCCCACCGCTTCTATATTGCACTATGGTGGAGGGCTGACGCCCGGTAGCGGCATCTATACCCCGTACAGTACCGGTCATTTGTACAGGGTCTTTGAACTCCATCCTCATCGCCTTAAAGGCGTCTAATCGCTGGCGTGCGTCAAGACCTGACTGTTGCATTTCCCTGTGAATATCTGGCACTTGTTCGGCGTTTATTTCGTCTACTGCATTACGGTGAATGTTGTAGGTTTTTCCGGTTTGTGTATTTTGTACTTTGTACGCTTCGCCTTCTTGGCCAAGAACTTTTAATGGATTTCCGGTTCTGCGGTCGTATGCAGTACCAGTGGTTTCTTGACCATACTTCTTACGGAGGAATTCTCCTGCTTCTTGCGGGGTTGCGCTTTGTGGAATTACATTTTCCACTCGCTGCCCAGTGGTAGGTTTTTGAACCACCGGCGGCGGCACTCTTTTAGTAGGGGGCGTAACGCCTTTAGCAACACCTTGTTCTGTTGGTACATTTGCCGCACCTCGTTCGCCGTTCCAGGCCGTCATGCCATGTCGTATAAAATAAATACCGTTTTCGAGTGGCTTTTTATCGTCAAGGCTGATTCGTTCTAATCCCCATTTTCCGTTCGCATCGGGTGCGAATTTCAACACTGTACCGGGAGGGTCGTCGCCTTTCGCTAACATGTGCGCTTCGTCAAAACGATTGTTGGTAACCCCCTTTTTCAGCCAAGCCTCTAGCATTTTCAAGTCGCGGTAGTGGGTGACAACGCCAACCTTTTGCGGATTATCTTCATAATCAGCCATCGCCTCGCGGAGGCCGCCTACAAAACGGTCACGGAAATTTCCAAAACTTTCACCTGGTTTTGTACTTGCTTCGCCACGCCCTTCGGCTGGAATTTGTGGGTTCTTAATCAAGCGGTGCATTTCGTCTAGGACGTCTTGAGTTGGCCTTCCTTCATGCTGACCTAAATACCAAGGATCGAAAGCATCGCGGCTGTCTAGCCTTTGTAGGTTTGGATTTGACTCAGCTATTCCATCCTTGGTTTGACGGACGCGCTCCATCTGTTCATTGCCATACAGTACATCAAGACCGCCTTTTGCGGCTAGTTTTGCACCTATTTCGCGGGCTTGCTGTACGCCTTCTGGCGCAAGTGGGATATTTGTAGAGCCACGGATTACATCAACGCCAGACTTCATTCCTGGCAGTTCACTCTGTCGCTTTTGATCTATTAGGCTAGGCAGTGCTTCGCGTCTTGCCGCCTCTAATTCTGGCGTCACCGCTGCGGGTTGGTATCCTTCTAGTCTTCTGTTGATTTCATTTTGGACGTCAGTATCCATTCCTATTTTTGGCCTTCCCGCTGGTGGTAGTTTGGTTTCTTCCGGAACTGTCGGGGTACCGCCACGCTCCGTCGCCCCTAACGCGGGCTTAGTATCAGAAGCAATGCTAGCAGCGTCGAATGGAATGTAGACCGTATGAGTTGTGTTGCCAAAGTCCGGCGAATCTCCGTCAGTAATGAATCCGTCGTAACCTAGTTTGCGAAAGACCTCCCGGACATCGCGGTCGCCCAGTTGCTCAAAGAAATTATCATGCGGCTCGATGCCATGCTGCCCTAAGATGTCGTAGAAGTCGGGACCGCCATCCTCCGTTATCGTATAAGGGTTCCGCATTGTCACTTTCAGTTTCGTGACTTTCTCGCCGTATGCCTTAGCCGCCGAGCGTGAGTCCGTCAGGTACATGCCGTCACGGGCCTTAAACTCACCATCGGTTCCGTGATAAAGTGTCAGTTCTTTCCCCGAAGCGCGCACGGGCTCTGCGTTAGGTTGGACTGTAGGCGTCGTGCTCGATGGTTTTTCTGCGGACCTGCCTTCTTTCCAAAACCATTGATATCCACGTCTTGAGGTTGCAGGTGTTACTTTTGTCGTAGTGTTTGGGTTTGCCACTTCGTATCTTGCCGCTGCGGCTTCTGCGTTTTCTTTTGTGGAATATGGTACTGCGATTTCACGTCGCCACTCTGGTTTTTCTTTGTCAAGCCAACGTGGGTCGAATCTTTCAAGGCTGCCGTTTTCATGCCATGCTTCTACTATTCCATCTGGAAGGGCTTGTCTTACGTTAAGAGGTTCGCCGCTTCCTTTCAAATACATCTTGCCGGATGGTTCTTCTGTTAATGCTTTTGAGATTGGGTAGGTGTTCCCCGTCCGAGGATTTTTTACCACCCAAGCATTTCCTTGCTCACCCACACGGAGAAGTGGAAGCCCTAAGTCGCGATGATAAATTACATCTGCTGGCTTTGTCGTTGGAGGTGTAGCGGCTTCGGGCTGTACACCAACTTGCACTTTTAAGGATTCTGGTATTTGTACTCCTTCAGAACCTTTTCCAACCACGTCAAGATTTGGGCGTTTGTATCTTTCGGCTGAGTATTTTCCTTTTGCGGGGCCTTCTGTTGGCGCTTCAAACGGGCCTCGCGCCATCTGCGCTAAAACTTCTGGCGGTGCAGGTGGAAGCCCTAGCCGTCGCTGCGCTTCGGCGAAGTCTTGCACCTCAGGCTTCGCGGCGCCACGTTCACGGGATATAAGCCCGGCCAACGGCAATAACCCCATTTGTACGGCGCCCGGTATTGCCGCCAAAGCCGCTTGGCCAGGTGTTGCGCCCTGCGTTGCGGCTTCAAGATACGGAGGCGCCGCACCTACACCCGCCATATACGGTGCTTGTACGCCTATCGGTAGCTCACTGCCAGCATGTAGTGCGCCGCCTATTAGCGCGTTCATTGCGGCGGATTTTGCAGCTTCAGCAGGCCCACGGTGCGCTTGTTCTGCCGCGCCTAGCCCAGCGAATCCTAACGGACCACCTTCTGCCGCTAATAGATATTCTGGTAATTGAAATGCGCCTTGCGCTACGCCGCGGACAATTTGATGTCCGGGCCCTGGCGCTTGTTCTGCTTCTGCTTGAGCCTGTTCGGATAGTGTTTGCGCTAACGGGCTGACTGGCGGTCGTTGTAATAGCTGACTGGCGTTACCCGTAAGTGCCGGGACAACATAATGCGCGACGTTGCTGCCTAATTGAGCGAGACCTGCACCTGTCGATGTAGCGGTAGACTGAATATCACTGGCGAGTGGTGGTTGTTGTTTTGGCGTTGGAACAGAACGCTCGGCTTGCGCTACTTCTGGATTTAATAGCGGAGAGTTTCTTAGCTGTTCAAGTATTTTTGCGTTACGGGCGGATAATGCAATGTTTAGCCTACCGTTTTGTTTTCCAATTTGTGCGGCTAACTGGTCGGGGGTTGCATCTAATTCAAACGGATCATATCCTTCATGCTCACCGGCGCCCCATTGGCGGGCTACTGGTACTTGCCAAGGTTCAAACCCTAGCCCCTGCGTGGCGTATAGCTGCGTCACTTGCGCCTTAAATTCTTCCGGAGTAATTCGTTTTGCCTGATAGTCGGCTAGGATGCTGGAGGCGTCTATCGCGGTCGCCCCGCCTATTCTACGATAGGATTTTGGCGTTATCGGTTTTTCGGTAGGCGGGCCGGCGTTGATTGTGATTTCGCCCAGCTTTGGCAATAATCTCTTGACGTTGGCATCGCCAAACCTAGCAGGTATCCCTGTATCTGGCGCCGTACTAACCGAGCCTGTATTACTATACGCCTTAGAGCCTGCATATGGATTTGCTGGGGCGGCAGGTGTTGGTTCTTCATCATCTGCAAACTCTACGCCTTCTGGAAGTATGCCGGGTTGTGCCGTCTGGGATTGAAAACCCGGAATGGGTTCTAAATGCCAATGCGGGCCGGTGCTCCAAGATTCCTGCCCGGTTGATTTGATTGCTTTTAGCCCGTAGTTTGAGAGGTTTTGATCCATCCAAGAAAGATGCTCTGGCTGTAGGTTTTTCGTTCGCACATCGAACGCATCTCGCTTTGCAGGTGTGCGGTGCATTGGGTTGTTTGCTGTATCACCAGTAACATCAAGCGGACGTCCGAACTGAGACTGAAACGCCTGTTGGAATTTGTAGAAAGGCGTTTGTTCGCTGTCGTCGGCGAAGTCAACACCTTCTGGTAGGATTCCGGTCGGAGGTGGTGATGGCTGACTATTTGGTTGTTGCGGGTAGGAGGACATTCGATTAAAATGGCCGGTGTGGCGTTAGGCGCATTGTCTCTTTGTACGTTTTATCAACCGTAGTTTTGCAGGTGTAGGCTTCCATTGCGGCGCTGGCGGCGGCTGTTTGTTCTCTTTTTTCTTCTTTTTTAATCTGTTCTGTTTTCTACTTTGCTTCAACGCCAGCCAGTACGCGGTCTCGCCTGATTCGTTTCTCGCAATTGTTTTATGATATTCAACAACAGCTCGCGTTATCGCCGCTTCAAATATCCACGCTGAATAGTCAGGCTTGTCAATAATCTTTTCGATTGGATATGATTTTACGTTACTATTTTGCAGCCGTACTACAGAGAATCCAAGCGATTTCAAAAACTCCGTTCGCCGCTTATCGTATACCACCGCATCAGGCGTTGAGTGCTGCTTGCCGTCTATTTCAACGATTAGCATTTTCTCGGGTAGTACGAAGTCTGCTATATAGAATCCTATGACGTGCTGGCAATGGAAATTCAACCTCGCCATAGTAAGTCTTTTTGCAAAACGCCTTTCGTATTTAGTCTGCTCGTAGCGCATCTCTTTTGCGCGTGAGTGCAGTTCGTCTAATTGTAACATGGCGGGAATCTTCCGGAAGATTTCATTCCTTGATTTTTGCTAGTAAGCCCTATGTGCGAATCCTAGTAAAATGAAGGATTGCGATTTTCGAGATTTCAATCGCCTATCTGTGCTTTACGTATTCATTACCATGTGGTATTTCATGGTATTAAGAATCGTATTTACTCCGGCGGCCGCGTGTTTCTACAGGTCCCTATTGTAGCATGGTTTCCTGTTAAAGTCAAGGTATTTTTTCTTACCGTTCTTCCGGAAGAAAATCCTCACTACCGCCAATCTATATCATACGTACCGTCAGCTTTGCGGGCTTTTATCACTCCGGTTTTACCGTCTTTAGATTTGACAGCACGCCCTATGTTTTGGTCGTGTAAATTTGCAGAACCTGACGCCTTCTGTCTTTGCGCTAACTTAGCCGCTCGCATCGTTGCTTTTTCTTGTTCTATTGCGGCTTCGTTTGCCTGCTGCTGTTCGGGAGGGGCAAATACCGATACTTTATGCTTTGCTCTCGCATCTTTGTCGATTTGCTTTTCTTCTGAATCAGTGAGGCGTTGCTCTGAAACGGCACGGTTGGCTGAGGCAATGCCTTCGCGACTCTTAATGCCAGCCTCAGAACGTGCGTTGCGACCTGCTTCTTTTGTCGCCTCTGAGGAGGTTACGCCCGTCTGTTTTACCTCACCAGTCTGGAGGTTTAGAACACCAACACCAAAGTTCTTATCCACGACCTGCTTAATCGCGCCTGGGAGGAATTTAGGATCAATGTTTTCGGCGTTAGGGATTCCAGCCTTCTCAGCCATCGCTATGAGCCCATCTGGATCACCGTTTAACGCGCCACTATTATACGCCTTGATGAAGTTTTCAAAAGGAACATTAGCGTACTTCTCACGAATACCTTGAAGTCGGGCCGAGGTAATGTCTTTATAGGTTTGCGCACGGTCTTGAGCGACACCTAAACGCCCAAATGCTAGAGCATTCATGTAATCGCGATTCAAAGCGGTAGGGCCTCGAAGGCCAGTCATTGGGTCGATCCCCGTAAGGCCTTCTAGCTCTTGAGCACGTTTTAGCTGTGCTTGTCTTTGCTGTTCTTCTATCTGAGATGCTTGGGCTAAAGCGGGAAGATGTGACCGGTAGAAAGCTCGGTTAACGGTGGAAGGATCTACGCCACCATAAATAGCACCACCGAGCCCACCCATGAGAAGGCCCTTTCCAATTCCAGCAAGATGAGCTTTTAACCCATGTACGTCAGGGGGTGTATAAGCGCTCGCCTGCGCAAAGCGTTGTTCGGCGGGGCCGGGTTGATATAAAGACCTAAGATTAGCGGCCTGCTTCATGTATTCTTGCGGGATTGGTTCACCCTGCCCGCCTACAGTACCACCTTGCGCCATTGCGGCAAGAGCGTTCATTAACCCCATGCGGTTTGCCATTTGAGGATCGGGGCCTGTAATACCTGGGATTTGTTGCGCACCACCACCGCCGTTCATGTCATACCCTGATTGTTGCTGAGGCGCCGCCACTGAGGCGCCCATGCCGGGAGGTGGGCCTCCGTACTGAGAAGGATCTGAAAATAATGTCACCGGTGGTAGTTGCGCGCCGGCGAGACGGGCAGCACCGCCCCAAGGGTCGGCAGGATCAGCGGTAGGATCGTATGGCATTGCTTTATCCTATGAATCTTCCGGAAGAATTAAGACGCCTTTGATAGATACGCTTCGAGATTGAAGATTTGTTTACAATTTGAGCAGGCGATTAAATGCGCCTGCTTGTGAAATATCTTTGCTGACGTTACACCGCCATCTGTATCGTGATCTACGAAACCGCTGAGTACAAGCACCATCCTAGCGGGCGATTGAAATGTCTCTTTACAAAACATACATTCATATTCATGTTCACGCATTGCATAAGCGCCCTCTTTTGCCGCGATTGCGTCTTTTAACGACGCCGCATGTCCATCAGGGTCATTAGTATGATGCGCTGCTGCGTTTATAAGTTCAAGCTGATAATGCGCTGAGGCGATTGCTTTAGCCCTGCTATCGGTGAATACATAAGGATGATTTAATGATTGCTGTTGACGTTCTTCTGCTAATGCGGATTCAAATTCACGAAGAAGCTCAACGCCATCCTCTTCTTCTTTATCATTTAGAATAGAGAGGATTTTGAATCTAAGATCGTTTGCGCGTTGCGTTATATCCATTTAGGTTCCAATGAATCCGCCTACGGCAGGAACGTCGCCACCACCGCCACTGCCAAATTGCTGCTGCCCACCAATCCCACCGGTAGGGACTACGCTGAAAGGCTCTGATGCAACAGGATTTCCCGCTGTAATGCCTAAAGAATTAGTGTTGCGCTCTTTTAGGTTCTTCCTTACAAACTGTACGGGGGTTTTACCCGTAACCTGCATCACCCTTGCGATTTGTAAGTATGGGCCTGCCGTGTTTATAGTAGTCGAAGTGCGGAAACAAAGATAAGTGTCCTTCGCCGTGAAGGCATCCGCTCTAATCATTGCCGTAGCTTCTACATAGAGAGGGGTGGTGGTGAATAGTGTACTTCCAAGCGAGATAATATCAGACTGCTGGACGGCAGCATGGACGGTTTGTACGGTCGCCGTTCCGCTAAGGTTTGGCGTTACTTCAAACGACTGATCGTTTGTAATTGAAAGGACGGTGCGGACGTCATTGTTGATCGCCACCTCAGCGCCTACCCTTAGTTCGGAGGTTGCAAGACCTAATCCGTTGTGTGAATTAACGGTATGGAGGTTCGCGTTTATATCCCAAGTGTCTGTCAAATCAAAAAGACTCGCCAGTAATAGGTCGAGATTAGCGGTTAAGCTGCTATTAGAGGATAAGAAGAAGGTCCAACTCTTGAAATCGCCTCTTACGATGTTGGTGAATAAATCCTGTATAATGTACGCCTTATTTGCGGCGGAATCATTTTGACGCCAAAACGCTAAGTGGTTCGCTTGATCCCACCGGCCACGAGTGCTACCGGTTCCAATTCCAACAAATCCGCCCGTGGATATTCGCCACTGCTGCCAATTGCCCATGGTGGTAGGGGTAGTGCCATCGTCGTTTGTAAAATCGCCATTCCATAGATCGTTGTCAAATGCCGTGTTAGGCGAATAATCAATCTGTCCACTCAGGGCTGGTATCGCCACAGAGGCCGCGCTTGTAGTTTGACCAACTGAGTTAGTCAGTCGAAATTGGCATATAAGCTGGACGTCGCCAAACAGTTTCCTTAATCGTTTTAGCGAAATTGGAATGCTTACTATGGTACCACGATCCGTCACATCGTAAAATACTACACCTGCGGCGCTAGTTGGGTTATCCAACTAGTTTAGATTCAAGCTAGTAGTCGCTGCAAAATCCGAGATGTTTAACTCTACCAATTTAACAGAAGCGATATTCGTAGCGTTCGCCATTGGCAGCTTGCAATGTAATTTGCCTCTTACAAAGAAAAACTTGGGCGCATCTGGAAGAACCGGCGCCGTTAAGTCCGCCGGTATATCGTCTGGTACGCCTGTCGAAAAAGAGGCTCGGGTAAATGTAAGCTGTAATCCACCTATCGCGGTAATTACCACCTGTAGATCGTAAGTCTGAGATGGCTTGAACCTTGCGCCATCTGCGATAACTATAGATTGGGCACCTGCGACTACTAATTCATTATGTTTCAAGGTGGTTTTGTCTATAAAAAGAACATAAGCACCTACACTTTCAGAAGATAGCTTCCGGAAGACTTTGACATTTTTAGGCGCCACTGGCGTTGCAGGTTGCGTAAAATTTAAGGTTAACTTAGCCGCCTTTGAAGTGTAAGGAGGCGTTGTACTATCTATTGAAAGACTTGGGCTAGTCAGTAGTGTAGGGTCAACTGAAAACCCTCCGGCTGAAAAAGTGCATCCACCGCCCGTACTTACGGATTTGTCATTTCCAATCCAGGTGATGTTTGCGGTCCAGTTTATTTGATCGCCTGGAATGTATCCTGTCTGTGTGATGTCTACAAATCCTCGATTAACCTTAGTTGGGGAGTTTGGATCTACCTGTGTTAGCTCAACGCCATTCAAAACGTGTGTAATATGCTTTGCAACGAAACTACCTGATTTAGCCACTACCACGACGGTATCAGAATTTGAAGCACCCCACGTTTGGGCATTACCAGATGCGTCGAGTGGTGCCCAAACCCTGTAAGTAACAATTGCTTTATAGTCTAGGTTTGGGTCTAATCCGTTTGCTGCAATTGCGCCTCCGACTATGCCACCCGTTATCCCTTGTATAAGTCCGCAGTTAGGATCCGATGGAACGCCAAACAGTGACCCTAACGAAAACGTAATGAGATAATCAGATTCGTTTCTTGGTGAATCAGGAAAATCAATCGCAGGATTCTGTGTTCTCGCTCCATTTGAGTCTACAGAAACGAGCTTGATACAGCCATATTTCTTCCCTGCGTATAGCGGGATTGGAAAATCAAAGTCAAATACTGGCGGCGTCGGGGATGGTATTTCAATGTCGGCCGAGTTTATTCGCCATGTCACTGTGACGGGACTACCGGTACCTGTATACTCTTCTAATACCACCTTGAGCTTATTAGTATTGAACGGAACTGCACATCTGAGAGTTACTATTACCCTGCCGTTTTTGCCAGGCTTTGTAGCCACAGGCCACGGGCCTATAGGCGTTAGGTCTGTAGGATTGCCCGCACCAGTAGTTCCTGTGCTTGAAGATTGCGCTGCAATTTGCTGGCGCAGGTCCTCAAGCATGTTCTGCGTCGTTGGATAATCTATGTCGCCGCCTATACCCATTTCCTACTTGACCTTTTGACGTAAATATGTTATATTAAACACCGATGACCAGAATACATACATTAAACGAGTCGCGTTTTGCACGGGTGGATTCTGAGGATGCGGCCTATTGGTTAGGCTTTATTGCCGCTGATGGATGCGTGACCGACCAGGGTGATTTCGCCATACAGCTTGCCAGGCAGGATGAATGCCACCTCCATGATTTACGAGATTGGTTTGGCAGTACACACGCCATCAGTCGTAAAGAACTACCATACCCTTCTTCATCTTTTACATTTCGATCACGTATAATCGCTGATAATCTTGCCAGGTATGGGGTCACCCCTAGAAAATCCATAACCTTAAATTGGCCGTCAGAATTAAACCCCACCTTATATCGTCATTATATCCGTGGATATGTCGATGGCGGCGGAGGGTTATATTCCGGTAAGGCTCGATCAAACCAATCAACCTTCCATTTTAGCGTCATCGCCACTAAAACATTTGCAGATAAGCTACAGTCGGTGCTGATGTCAGAGTGTCGATTAAAGAAAACTAAGCTAGGTAAAAGTAAGGCTGGAATGGTTATTGTTGAATACGGAGGATTCTTGCAAGTTAAGAGAATTTTTCATTATCTTTACGATGGCGCTACTGTTTATTTATTGCGTAAACGATTTCCGATTCAATTAGCATTAAGCATGCACGTAAGACCTTCTAGCCAACCAACCGACGAGCAGTATCAAAGGTGCGCAACATTGCCGCATGATGAAATTTGCCAACTATATATCGATGGTGATAGCACTGTTGACCTTTCTCGTAAATATAATGTTTCCATTGGCGCTATAACAAGTATAGTAAGGAAACATGGGCTATTAAGATCAACCAAGGAGGGTACGAGACTATACTGGGTAAGAAAGGGTAGCGAAATTCTTCCGGAGGAAATCAAATCCGAACTGGATGTTCTATGAACAAACCCTCCGCACCCACAACCTGCTTGCCGCCAGCATCGCTACCGCTCATCCCTATTGCAAAACTATGAATTTCCTGGATATCTAAATGCTTGAACTGGCCTGTTTGATTCGCACCTTGAGAAATGTTTGTTCCTTGCGCATTTGACGTTGAGAGATTAAGATCGCTATAGATATCGAGCCGGTGGGCAACGTCTGCAATCGACTCGGCGCCTATAAAGGTTTTTCCAAACGCGGCAAAATCACCTGCTTGAAATTGAGATACTAAACTCCAACCTGTACCGCCGCCTGTTTCGGGGGTGTAAAGATTACCTGCCGAGTCAGAGAACAAAGCCCTTCCGTTTACAGTATCAGTTACCGCTGTAACTATCGAGGCAGGCATGTCCATTGGGGTGTTCCATTGGGCGAGATAACGATTGTAGGAGATACCGATCGAGCCATTAACATAAAATACACTATCCGATGCGGGGTCGTAACATACCACCACGTTGCCAGCGGCATACCCGTTAGCAGCAAAAAATTGCATAACAGGGGCGGCGAAAGAGGTTGCTTCGTCGTTCGGGTCGCGATAAGAGCTGCCACCTAAACTGTATCTATCTCTGACAGGGCCGCGAGTGCCAAGCCAGGCGTATATCTCACCTCCAACGGTGGCGATTTGATTTGCACTTACCACACCTGTGGTTGGCCAAATTGGGTAGACGTTTAATGGGCTAATAGTGCTCTGTGATGCTGATACAAGATTCACACTTGAAGCGGTACAAACAAGGACCCGACCTTCAACGCCACTTCCTTTTACAGCAGTAATCGTTCCACCGCCGGGAATGAATAATACAAAACTTACGGGATAGGCTTCTGGCTTGTTTGGGTACGAGGGGGATAATCCAGCACCACCATAACATCCTGCCGCTACTATGACAGAATTGATTGCAAAACAAAAACCACAGGTGGGCGGAACGCTGAAGGTCTGAGGAGCTAAATCGCCAAGCTGCGCGTCTATCCATCCAGGGGTTGTGTCGTTTGGTACTTGAATCGTATATGGAAGAGTCGGAATAGTAGTGTCGTAAAGATGAAAGTAAGGACCGATAGAACCAAACCCGCGCTTTGTAGCGTAAATGCCTATCTTGTTTGCACCAGCAGGAAGGCCGGGAAGGGCTGTGATATTTATTCCATGATTAGTGACTGATATGACATTTGAAGGTGCGCTGACGCTCGATTCGCCACCTGTTAAGGACCTGATTCCAGTAACGGCAATTGAATAAGCACCATTGTTATGCCCGGCGACGCCACTATCGGCTATTGTTGGCGCGCCTGGTGGTAAGAGGCCAGCAGCTACGGCCGAGCTTCCTGTGTAAATCGTTACCGATCCGCCTTGAACAGCGCCAAGCGTTACGCCGCCAACCCTTGCAAATCCAGAGCCAGCGAAGAAATAAATTCCATTGCCAAAAGCCTGTACTATACTTCCGCCACCGCTTAACCCTCCATAAGTAGAGGCGACATTTAATAGCGGATTCACGCCACCTGAACTAGCAACGGACCCACCAAAGCCTTTCGAGGTAATTAGTAACCCTTTACCACGTACCCATAGATTTTTACCGGCCAATAGGGTATGTGGTACGCCAAAGATTGGCGCAGTAGAGGGCCAATAGCCGTTTTCAAAGAAAAATCTCGCGGGTATTCTATCGCTCATTTTCTTCCGGAAGAATTATTTTCTTGACATCTGATCGGAATTAACATATAGTTAATAACGTAGACGATAGGAATCGTCAAAAGGGAGGGAAAGATCGATGTCGTTCAACATTAAAGAAGAAATTGAAAAATTGCCGCTGTCGAAACAGCATGAATTACGTCACATCCTAGCGACCAATAGCTGGCCTGGATGGGACCTACTAAGACTTCTCGGAGAGGAATCAACATTGATGACCGTCGGTGAAGAATGGGTAGATGACGCTATGGGGTATTTTAATATTCCGCCTCATGGTACATCGTTTACGGGATAATCAAAATAGCTTAGGTCTGTCCATTGGGCGGCCGTTAACCTTTGCGGCCGTCCTTGCGTATTCAATCGCCATAGTGCTGGTTTGTACACCAGAATAAGCGGCATGGAGTTCGTCTATGTCACCTTCGATTGATTGAACATGGCCGCAAAGATGGCATCTGTTAGCCCAAACCATCCCCCCATGGCTACTAGAGTAGTGGCGGAATATCCTTTGATAATGCGGATGCTGCTTTAGATCGGGCTCTCTTTCGCCTGCTTCGATTGCCTTTCCATGTTGAACGTAGTCCGTGGTATCAACCATGTGAACGCAATCACACCGCTCGCGATCGTCTATTTCTTCGCCGTCTTTTAATGATTGAATGAACTTTAGATTCTCAGGGTCAACTTCTATTACAAGGGCCTCATTCCAACGCCCCATCCTCATGAGTGCTTCTACAAGCTGGGCGCGGCTGCCTACCTCTTGGCGTTGCGAGACGATGAGAATCTTATCGTCGATAGTGAGAGACTCCATCTCCGCTAAACTGCGCGGTTCTTCTATCGGCATATATGGTATTTTTTCGCTTGCTTTTGGCATTTGGTTGTGCTATACTAGCTCGCGTTATGGATAGAAAACTTATTATCGAGGCGATGGACGGTAAATTAGCCGCAATAGCTAAGTGCGAATCCGATCTTCGTGTAAGAGCTGAATTGCGCCAACCGGAATATCGCCAAGAGGTTCAACGTGAACAAATGATGCTTGAGGCTGGCGAAATATATCGCTGGACGCAAGAAACGATTGGCATAGCAAAGGCTTCGACAGTAACATTTCCATTAGACGCCAAATTCGACAGGTCTTGGCTTTATACCCCTGCCGGATGGTGGTGGCTTGGTAGGGATGCAAATCTCATCGTGCATTCACCCGACCCTGCACATAACGGCATGCGCCAGCGTGTTTGCGCTATTTCGTATGGGCTATTTGACGGCGGCGCTGCGGCATTTTTATCTGACCGATCCGCCATTAAAGATTCGCTCAATAGTAAGCCGCTCGTTCTACTCGGTGCATTTACCTATGACCACCTTGAGAAGCAGATCGGGCCAGTTCCTAGCTGGTACGGATTTTGGCCAGAAGGCGAAACACTAGAACAGACATTGAAGCGCGAGACTAGCACCCCTGATAAATATCGAATATGGAGTAAAAACGGCATTCAGATTCTACCATTTTTCGCCGCCGCGAGCCTTTGGCTTCAGCAAAAGATTGTCTCTTTGCAATCTGTCAAGTACGACGGTAAGGGCAATCCGCCACGGCGATTCAGACGTAAGGATGCGAAATGGAGCGTTCAAATTATTAGATTGCGCCGGCGTGAAAATATCTCGCAGTCTACTAATTCTCATGGCGATATTGAATGGACGTGTCATTGGGTCGTTAAAGGCCATTGGCGAAATCAATTTTATCCATCCACAAACACTCATCATCCGATATGGATCGACCCTTACTTAAAAGGCGACGAGACAAAGCCATTAAAACTTCATCCTGATCGTGTTTACGTAGTACAAAGGTGAAACCGCCATGCCAATAGATTATGCCGCTATCGCAAAACGTCTTGATGAAAGAAAGAAGATTTACAATAAGCCGCATCCGTGGGAGGAAGGGTTTTCGATTGAATTGTATGCAATTGATTGGATGGAATACCGCATTCTAAAACTCAATAGAGAATCGGATGAATATGCTACGTGGTATGAATCCTATCGTGCCAATAATACAATGGGTAGATTCTTCCGAACGCATTGCGGCGTCTCTGCTATTGAATTACTCACAAAACTTCTTCATGGACAAATCACGCTACCGCACTCCGAACGCACGTTATGTCCTCGATGTAATCTAATCCGTGAACAAAGAAAGATGGCAAAGAATCTAAAGTGGAGTAAATCATGATGCCGCTTGCTATTGCGATGGTGCGCCAGGTAATTGGGGCGCTGCATCTGCTGTTTCCGCTTGTCTAATTACTTCATTCAATGCGCCGCTTTCAAGTATAATCGCTGCGCCGATGTCCGCGATATTGTCAAATAATTCCCCGTCAAATACTGCGTCTGTCAAATCCGCCGGAACTTTTTGCCCTACCAATTGAATTGAGGTTCCGGCAGGGATACTGCCTAGGTTATCACGGACAAAAAGATTTTGCTCAAAAAAGGTATAGTAGAGGTAGTCATTGTCGGGTATGGGCGGTGGGTTCATTAGGTCATGATACGTAGGTCTGAATTTAAGTCCAAATCGCACTCCGGTCATGGTAATACGGATGTGTTTTCTAGCCTTACGTGAGAGTAGTAAGGTAGGTGCTAGATTATGAACAGGCACCTGCCCTGCGTTTAAGGTTAAATCCCATTCGTTTTGAAGAAGTGGAAAGAGATAGTCATCCGCCGCAACACGGTCGGCTAGTCTTTGTAGGGCGGTTGGGATAGTGGACTGTATAGAAACGCGCCACAGTTTGCCTTGAGGTTGTGGAAGGCCTTTCGCCAGCCTTAGCCACACTGTATCTACATATTGCTGTACGGTTGCCATTTGTTTCTTCCGGGAGAATTAAGCCGCCTGACCTGCCATTTTTGCGGCAATGTTCTCCCTTACCTGAGAAGGAATCGACCCTTCGCCACTTGCAATTGCGCTTAATCCTTGTTGGAACATTTGACCCCAACCACCCATTGGGCCTACATTTTCCCCTTCCACCGGAACGGCAAGTGACATAGCGCCACAAGTGACCACCCATCTGTATTCATCTGCCGCTTGACAGGCTGAGGCTTGTGTGAATGTTGGGGCGGTTACATTAACACTCACCGATCCGCCGCCGCTACGAGCGGCTATCAAGGCACCGTTGTGGAAGATGACCTTGCCGTCTGTCGCATAGTGGCAATCGAAGTCTAGCCCTAATGGATTAGCCGAGACATGGGTTAATTCGTATTGTATCTCGGCAGGGTCCCATTCGATGCCTGGACGGTTGCCTGGCGCCGTCCCTCCTGTTACCACAAATACGACACTCGCCATTGGGCCGGCCATTGCCAATAGGGTGCCGCCATGCGCAAGACCGGATTGGGTGGAGTAGTAGAGGGCCGATCTGCCATTATCCTTATTTCTAAAGGTGGCCGCGCAGACTATAGCGTCCGCGGTTAGGATTAGGTCGGTAACCTGATTGGTATTCCAACGGGGGTCCACCACCACACCCGAATATTGGCCAGGGGTGCCGGCATTTAAGAGCGTGATGCAATCCGCGAGGACCGTTGCCAGGCTTACAGCCATTTGCTACTTGACTCCGTTTGGAAATAGTAGTATAATATAGCCCATGCGTAGATTTAACCGAATCAAAAAAGAGTGCCTACATGATAAAGAGCCGGACGGCGCGGTGCATATTCCACTTGGACATGGGCAATGTGCTATAGTTGACATGGAAGATTATCCGACATTGATAGCATACAACTGGATGGGTGGGCGATATGCGTATACAGTCATCGGCGGACGTAAAAACCCCCAAAAAATTTACATGCATCAACTAATACTATCAACACCAAATGGGCGTCAGGTGGATCATAGAGACAGGAATCGGATGAATAATAGACGTATAAATCTAAGGCCAGCCACCGCATCCGAACAGGGACATAACAAGTCGGTTAGTAGTTCTAGTACAACGGGCTATAAAGGCGTGTCGCGCTCTGGCAATAATTTTTGTGCATATATTAAGACAAACGGGCATCGAATCATTCTTGGCACATTTATTACCGCAGAGGGTGCTGCGTATATCTATGACGATGCGGCTAGGATTCATTTTGGAGAATTTGCAGCCTGTAACCTTCCTCCCGATCCTCAGAAGGTAATTCAGGCAAAGCTCAGACAATGCAAAAGAAGGGGCCACCCTCTCCATATCGGCGTATATCGTAGGGGCGATAAATGGGCGGCGCAGTTCAAAAAGGATGGCGCATGGATTCATTTAGGTCTATTCGCGACAGAGCAAGAGGCGTACCAAGTAACGGTGTTGGCTACTAACGGAGATTTCACCAAAAAGAAACCAGGTGAAGCGCAAAGAAAATTCACAGCCGAACAGATACTGGATATCAGGAAAATGCGTCGCGACAAGGTGCCTTATTCTACCATCGCCACGTATTTCTCTACTTGTATTGCTACGATTCAAAGTATAGTTTCGTATAGGTCCTATAAGGATATCCCCTAACCAGCTAATTTCCACCCCTCACAATTTTCATTGCAATCATCAGCCAGCCACAACCTACCGCATTGGCATTTGAATACGTGAACTGATTCGGGCGGTAGAATTCTCTTGCAAATGCACATCGTTGTATGTTATAATGCGGCAATGCTTTGGTGTTTATCTAACCGTTGTGATATACTTGCCTTACCGTTAGCTGATCGCCATTACAATCGCCAAAAGATAGGATCGCCACAATTCGTTCCGCCGGGCAGATGTATTGTCCTGCTAACCCCTCAAGCGGACGCTCTCTGGGTATCATCTTGGCCGTTAAAGGAATTCACAAAACATGCATGGTCTGGCGCATGGATCAATACATTATTCCGTAATGAATCTGATATTTTATCAAGCATACTAATTCAAGGGGCGGTAGCCATCACCCGTGGTATTTGGGGCGACCCACCCCGATTAGGTATGGTGACGTTCATTGATAAAACCAAGGTAAAGAAGAAACGCGATTGGGGTAGATGCTACCGTCGAGCTGGATTTATTCCAGCGCAATGCCCGATTCATTATCCAGGGGTGACACGCGACTGCGCCTCTTGTCGTCATGAAACGTCTATCAACCATCTTTTTGCAGTACAGATGTTGCCGACGGCGATGCCCGAACCTAAGTATTTCCCGTCGTTATTTGACTATCTTTAACCTTTGCAACATTCGCTGGGACAAAGTAATCCGTGTGGCAATCTTTGCATTGATGAACGAATCCGCCTGTTTCGCCAAGGATTTGTTTGTGTGCGGCATCTTCTTGCATGCCGTATTTTTTCATTGTTGAATCTAGGCGTTCTTTGTACTTCGGGTTGTCGATTGGAGGGTGCCACGGCCCGGCGTCAGCACCACACGAAGGGCATTTTCCAGGCCCGTCGGCGGCATGCACCATATCGCCTTCGTATACTTCGCGGCCGTCTACGATTAAGAATCCGTCACCGCAAGGGATTTTCTCGATGTTTTCATCCTTTGACATATCTTCGGTGGGCTCTTCGCTTGCCGCCATAGCTTTTGGTTCTTCCGGAAGATTGACAAAAACGGTTAGGATATCTTTGCCGTCAAATTGAAGTGTGTATGATTCTTGCGGATCGACAAGAATAGAGCCAGCAGCGCCAACCTCACCAACCCCAGTAATCTCTATCTTATTGACAGGGGCGGATAAATACCAAGTGAGGCGCACTTTATCGCCCTCTACCTTAGCGGTAAAGCAGCTGATGATACTAGGCGGTGGTGGTTGCTCTATGTTGTCATCTGGCATTAGTAGCCCCCGGGCCAGCCCCTTCCAATTCTACCTGCACGGCTTTCGCCAAATATCTTGCGCCGTTGAGGCGTCTCACGCCTGAAGCCGCTCCAGCGAGCTTCTTCAAAGAGCGGGGCCCATTGCTGCACCTTCTTTTCTTGCGCCTGCGCTAGTAGTTTTTGCCGCTCGTTCAGCCCTTTATCTGGGTCTGCTAGAAATGCAAAAAGGTTTAATGCGCAGTCAGCTATTAGAAAGAAGTGCTGCTCCTCGATTGGGAATAATGATGTATCATCGAAGATAGGCGGTACGCTCGCCGATCCGGTAGAATATGTTACCATATATACACAGGACTGGCTATGCGCGGGCGTCCATAGCATTTTCCATTGCCCATCTTCGTTGATTGGCGCAAAACAGGCTGCTACGTGAGGATGCGCCCATCCACCACCTATAGGTAAATTGTCAGGCCCGCTCCAGTAAGAGGTCATTTGATCGACCCTAACGGCGTCTATCATTCTTGGAATGTGATATGGATTGTTAGGGTCGTATGTCTTTATCATTACCACTTCGGCGAAATCGCCTAGGGTGATATTTGTTTCAGCGGGCAGTCCTGCATTGACAGGCATTGGCCATCGTTTTACCGACCAGCTTTCATGTGTTAAACGTAGCTTCGTTCGGTAGAAGGCGGTAACACCCCAGGCCTCCATTAAGATTTGGTCGTCGCCTAACTCTTGCTCGGACGGGTAGCCTAAGGCTCGTCTGACTTCGCCAATGAAAACGGCCATTAGCATTTTGCTTGACCCCTTAGAACAAATGTGCTATACTACGAAACATGGAATCTTCCGGAAGAAAGAATTTCATTGTTCAACATCCAAATGGCGACCTCACCCTCTGCGGGCCTGGTAGATCGAAAACCTTCAACATACCATCTAAAATCACTCAACAGTGAATACAGTTCCCATGCCTCAGAAGAAGCATGCGGCACATCCTAGAACATGCTGAACCGTGCGAAGATGTACGGTATCAAGTAAAGATGGCGCTTTTGGTTGATGCCGCTCTTTTAGGGTGCGGCCAGCAAAACGATCCAGGTTGGCCGTACCTGCCTACTGAACCCATAGCATGCCTGCCAGTTTCAGATTTGTGGTTGAATGAAATCCTGGCATTGCCGCATATTGCTGAACGGATACAGAAATCTCATGACCCACTTACAGTGCCAGCCGATTAACCGCCAAGAATAGACTTCAACACCTGATCCTTTGCACCTTTTGGATCAAGTCTAGCGGCTATCTTTTCTATGTCGGCTTCGTCTTCGGGGGATAGTTTTACGGGTGGAGCCATTGGCCCTACCGATTCGTCATCGTCTTCTTGATTTGATTCCGTCGCCAATGGCATCGCTTTGTCCATTTCAATTGCCGCTTGAACGCCAGGCGATGGCTCGACAAAGGCCGTTGGCGCGTAGGGCGCTGCTGACTCACCTACTGGGCGGAATTCATACCCGCAATGGCGACACTTGCGAGGCGGCCCTCCGTTGATTGTGTTGATCTCCTCTGCGCAATCTGGACATTGCATTTTTTGGATAGTCGAGGCGGTAGCCGCAGGCTGTCCATTTCCCGCATTCTTCGCCACAACTGTTTCGATGTACATCTTGATTTCTTCCGGAGAAAGACCGCCACGGGTGGTGGATTCAAGAGTACGGCTTAGTGCAGTACGTTCGGGTTTGCGACCTAATAGCCACGCGAGCTTGAAGTAGTAACGGTCGTAATTGTCCGTATTGTTAGGATTGCGCATCCTATCTTCAATTGCGGCTATTCTTGTTTCGGCGATGATTCTGAATTGGTCATTGGCGGGTATCATGTAATCCATTATTGCGCGGTGCCACGCATCGCGCAGGAACGGCCTTGCGTCAATCACCCTGCGATGTGATTCAAGCATGCGGCCAGTTTCAAGACGTTCTACTGCATCTTGAAGCCAGCGGAGGCGGATGGCGAGCATACCTACCGCCTCTATCTCATTTCGCATGTCGGCGGGTTTGTCGAGTTCTTTTACTCGCGAAGGTCGAATCATTTCATTCAACGTGCTGTATTCAACGTCTATCTTATCGAATGGTTCGATATGCGCTAGGATATGTGACGTGATAGCGCGGTCTGATCTGAGGGCTTGAAGCGTAGTCCCGGCGGGGATTGCAATTACGTGCAACCTTCCTATCTCTTTTTGTTCGATTGGATGGCTTATCACCACCTCTTTGTGCGGAACGGCTTGGTCGAGCCTACCGGCTAATACGGATTCTTCAATAGCGCCAATCCTGAACACTTCGCCGGCGGGGATTCTTGAATACGCAGGCGAGTGAAGCATTGGCTGTAACCCTTCTGCGTCAATGCCTGGAATGTAAACATAATACGGGCCGGGTTCGGCGGTATTGATATCCCGCACCGTGATGCGTGGTTGCATTTCGTTTGGCACCATCGCATCTTGCCCAAGATTGTCAAAAACACTCTTTTCAACTGTCGCGCTACTCATGGTTGGTCTCCTTAAACTCTTTTTCTTTCTTCCGGAAGAATTCTTTAGGGCCGCTCCGGTGATTTCGGCCATTTTATGACGGATGACTTCGTAGGTGTCTTTTGAGGTGTTTAATTCTGTTTCACCTGAAACGCTTGACGCCCATTCAAGAAGGATTAAAAGGTTTTCATCGTTGAAACTTTCATGCGGAGAGGTTTGACGTGCGTTAAACCAAACGTCGCGGAGGTATCTTTCCCATGCCAAGCTAATACACCTTTTGCCCTCCGCCTGCGGATGAGAATATCCAGGTAGATTTGCCTTTCCTGCTGGTGAATCTTTGCTTGTGCGTATTGAAGGCCGATCTGATGCGTAGCCGCATAGCTTCGCGCTCTTTTGCTTTTAATTCTTTATCGGTATCGGCTATGCGCATTAGATTCTTTCGCATCGCTTCTGGCGTAGGGGATTCTCGCCAATCATGTGTGTGAGTTTCTGCGTAGTTACGTCGCCAGAGTGCTTGTACGTATTCGAGGTCGAGGTCGGATGGTTCACGATACAGCCCAAAACATTTTCTTCTTTCTAGTTTTGCGCGTTCGCAACATAGATGTGAAACGTGCCTCCAAATGCCGTGAAAGCCAAGAAAGTAAAACCCCTCGCGTGGCATTGGACCCATGTCCGCCTCTTGCCCGGGGTGTCCAAACGTACCCATTACACGACGCCTCGCTTCATCCCATGGGCCTATGATTTCAGGCGGCGTGTATTGACTTACCCACCAACGAGGAACGCCAATCTCTTGGTTGTATACCATTTGCGGATAAGGAAGCCCGTATTCTTCACCGTCAGGAAGCATCGCCTTTAACTTACCGAATTCTTTTTTCAATGGGTAGGTTAAGGTTTTTACTGTTCTTCCGGAAGAATCACAGACGTCTACATGCCAGCCGATTTGCTCCTGAAGGATTACCCTGTGTAGGTATTTCAACGCCCTTGTGAAGGGTGTCCATGTACAAATTGAACCCCATTCCAATCTAAGCATTGGCAGTCCATTTGGGGTTAATCCTGCAATGTTTATCAATTGGCGTTGAAACCAATCACACCCTTGAGGTGGATTAAAGTTTCTTGGCGGTGGCCATATATCGTAAGGATTCTCGGACATTTGAGATGTACCGAGAACTAATGGCCTGTCTACGTCGATGAGGTATTTTTGTTCTGCGCTCATTTGATAAATGCCGTGTATGAAGGTGGGTAAGATATTGTCGATTGTGGAATTGAAGGGGCGACCCCTGCCGTCATCGGGCCATCAAAAGATACATCGATAGCGCATGGCGCTACGCCTTCGAGACGTTTATTCACCTCCATAAACTGCTTTAATTTCTTCTTTGGGATTGATAAACAAAATCTGCCGTATTCAGTAGTTGGAAACTCGTGGTCATTCCAGCCTTGCATCCATCGTATGGTTCTAGTGCCAACACTCCAAAACCCAAAATATATCTTCCACGTTCCACGGTCGGTGGCGATACCAATAATAAAATCCTTGATGAAGAAGCTGATCTGGCAGCCCCATTCGTACACGTCTCTATCACTAGAACGCTGAAGCCCTATGCCGTATTGCCAAACGGCGGCGTTGCCCTTGCCCCACCATAAGATTCGGTGCTTACTACCTTTTGCGTTCCGTACTGGACTTCCTTTACCTTCAATACGGAAGAATGGCCATGCGAGAGAAAACCCTAGCCAGTGCGTCTTAGAGGATACTAGAATACAGCCACCCCAGCCCCACGGATTATATCTAGGGCGCAGGAAATACATGCGGCGATAATACACGCCACCACTTTCGTCTGTTTTGAATTTCTTCCGGAAGAATTGCATTGTGGTTACTTTGTGATATTTTCCAGCATCTCACGCATGTGGTCTTTGAAACGGGATATGGAAGGGGTATTTTCAATCGGGATTTTACATCCAGGCCAAATTGGCATGATAGCACCTGGCGCTGCGTTTGCCAGCCCCGCTATGTTACACATCTTTTCATCCTGCGCCTGGTCTTGCATTTGCTGCCAGACGGCCGCCATTTCGCGCTGCTGTTTTCTGAATTCACGTTCTTTCCACTCTACTTCTGTCAGCCTTTCTTTTGGCATTTCACCCGCCAACCTTCGATTAACTTCGGCGGCCAGTTCATCTGAATAAAGCAGCGCGTTTAGAATTTCTCCTTCCGGAAGACCGGTTTGCTCGACAAGTTCGGATAACATTCGCCCTATCGCGGCGAATGCCCTATTGCTTTCGGCGGGTTCTAAGACGCGCTCGCGCTCTTGAACGTCGGGTTGTGATTGGGTGTCCATTTCAGACTATTATCACCTCGCCTGGCTTACCCATCTTCTTTGCTTCTTTTACGGTCCAGCACCCACCACTCTTCACATGTTCATTCGTACCGCAATGGTAGCAGAGCTTGAATCGCATACCGTCGTAATTTGGCGGTAGCTCTTTAACGGTAATACAAACAACCTTGTCGCTGTTTTGGGCTATCTTGAGATTGCGCTGTTTGTATCCACCTTCCCAGGATCGGCGCGCGGGAGGAAATTCCTCATATTCAAGCCCTAAAGATTTTGCCTCTTCTACGGCCCAAATATCAATGCCACCTAAGTGACATGCGCCACTGACTACTATATCGCCATGGCTGAGTAATGAACGAATAGTCTGGCGGGCTTTTGCTTCTGTGTCGGATGTGAACTTTGCAGCTTCGCTGCCAACGATTCCAATTCGCATGATTGCATTATGCAAGGGCCGTTACCTTATGTGCTATTTCATAAGAACCGTCTGGCTATTCACCGCGATGACGGCCAGCCCTTGTTCTAGGGGCTCGATTTTCCACACTCTTTCGCTATGCGTTTGACGAATAAGATATCAGCCTTTCGCGTTTCTTCTGCATCGGCGGCACGGCGAGCTTCTTGCGCTTCTTTTTCTTTATCTTCGGCTATCGCCTTTAATCGTTCTAGGTGCGTCTTACCGGCGTATTTATCTGGGGGTGGATACGTCCATGTCGTGCCGCTGCCACTAAACGTGATTACGCCCGTTAGGCCGCCTAGGTCGACGTAGTCCGGTATCTGCCTCGCCGCCTTTTGAATGGCTAAAAGGAGATTTTCCCGTGTGCACTCGATATCATTGCCAGTCTTGGCGGTGGTGGCCTTAGTTGCCGCCTCGCAGCAATCGTTGAATTCTTTAGTACCGGGCACACCACCGCACCCACATAGCCATTGAGTCTGAGTGGGCGGAAGCGTGAACGCAACCACCCTTCCGGTCATGCGTGATGGCTCTTGGATGTGTAGCACATGTAGCGCTTCATCTCGCCGACGCACCATATTAGCCCACGTATTCTCGCGATTGAATTTCCTCCACTCTAAAACATCACCAATCTCAGGATGGGTGATGCCTTCACATTCAAGCGCCTTAGCCTCCCAAAGCATCGCTGCACGTTCCCATTTGCTTGTAGCGTCTTGCCATGCGGATACGGATTGCGCATTGGCGGCGGTATGGATTAACGATATCGCAACCGTTAAGAATAAGAGGATTCGTAATTTCATGCAGAACATATTAACACACTATTTAGCATTTGTCAAGAGAAATCTTCCGGAAGAAAGTTCACTTAACACCAATTCCTATTAGGATTGCTACGCTTTGCGCGTCAATATCGGGGTGGTAATTATCTTCAAATGTCATCCGGATAGCTTCGCACATTGCTTGGTGTTTTTTTGGTGATGTTTCAGTGATTATTTGCGCCGCTTCTTCGGTTGAATGATTGTCTAGGTCGATACAGGTTTCACCATCACGCCAAAACACCCCCGATCGCTGTCCTTCGTAGTATCGGGCATGGCCTATTAGCGGCCTTCCTATTGCAGCCCATGAATGAATACAGTGGCCGAAACCGTCGCCGGTTGGTTTGTCATGATAAGCCCAAGATGAACGCGCCATCTTTTCTGCGATTGAGGCCACCGGAGTTAAAAACCCATCAGGGCATTTATGGCCGTAGGATTTGAATTCGTAGCTTGGTAATAATTTTGACAGTTCGGCGAAAGGTTCATAGGATTCTGGAATTTGCGGGAGTAGATTAACAAAAGATGTAATCCTTTTCGATGCTTTTGGCGTACGGAAACGAAATATCGAAAGGCTATCAAATTCTTGTGAAATATGAACGTATTTGCCTTCCAATCGTCTGCTGGTGCTATCGAGTATCAACGGGCTGAGTTCGTGATTGATTCCCTGCCCTGCATTGCCGAGATGGTAAAGATATTTTGCGCCAATTTCTTGTGCGAAATTGTGAAAACCTTGCTGGTTTTCTTGAACTGATGCTAGTATAAAATCAAGCGACATTGTGCGGGCGCGTTCTAGGGTAACGCCATATATTGGGTGTTCTGGATGGCATTGATCGAATGTAATAAATAGCCCGGGTTCAACCTCTCGATATTTAGCGTCGATATTAAGGTATTGCCTAGCAAGTCGGTCGTCGCCAAAGCATTCGCCAAACCTCCATATTCCTGCCGTCCACCATTCAAGTCCTAGTGGGGTATAAAGTTCGCATCCTAATCTGTCTTCAAATAGGCGCTGGAGGGAATAGTATAAATCTGAGTGATGTCGGTCGGCTAGGATGCGCATTTTAACCTACCAGCAAGAAGGAGGGGTGGAACACCACCTCCTATGACGCCCCTTATTAGCCCGGCTGATCTTACGTCTTTCTTCTTCGGTGTGTCTCCGTCTCGTTCCGGCGACTGATAACTTCCTTCGCCACTCCTCAGAAAACGGTTCGCGAATCCTACCACGTAGAGATTTGGCAATCTTGGCGGCATGTTCCGGCGTTAAGCGCCTGCCGGTATTACATAAACGATTCAGGTGTCGGGCCACGTCGGAGACGCCCTGACCGCCCGTCGTAGTGTTAGTTAATCGTAAGCCCTCTGATTTTAATTTTTTAATCCATCGCTTTTCCGCCCCGTCCGGATCGGCGACGTTACTTTCTAGTATAATCAGTCCTGGCGGCGATGAAAGTGACCGAATCCAACGGGCCCGATAGGTATCATCGGCACGCCTCACCGTGATATGTGATCTATACCGTTTTTCCGGTTCGATAGACTGGCCTACGTATCTTATCTCACCCGTTTCCGGGTCGGTTAGTCCATATATCGAACTTCGTTTCGTTTCTATTGATTCTAACCTGCGGAGAATTGCAAGATAGTCAATCGCCATTTATTACACCGTATAGCCTACCTAGCCTAAAAACGCCTTCCACTCTTTTGCTATCTTTTCCTTTCCAAAAAGCTCAATAGCAATCCTGCGCTGTGCTTGAGATTGCCAATAGGCAGTTTCTTTACTCGATAATAGGCTTGACAGGATATTTCTTGCCTTTTTAGGATCGTCAGACCAGTATTGCGTAATTTGATGTCCTTCAAATAGGTCGGGACCGTAAGGAAATACCTGCATCCAGGAAGGGCCTATAGATACCACCGGAATACCCGTCATCATCGCTTCGATTAGCCCTAGCGTATAACTGGCGGGCTGTGTCCCGCAATATAAGTACGCCCTGTTACATCGAAGCGATTGCTTCATGTCGTCAAAGGACATTTCGCCTTTTCCACGGATAGATTCAGAGCCAGGCCCAATGGCTACGGCGTCTAATCCTTCGGTTGCTTCATCCCAGAAACTCCAGTTCGTATATGGCTCTCTCTGAAAAAGATTTTGAGTAATATTTATGACGGCGGGGATTTGGCCGGTCCAACCTTTCCATTCTTCTGGGTCTTTATAAAATCTAATCCTGGCATCAGACCCAGCATATCCCGGAATGTTTACCTCCTTTGGCGAATATCTGACAATTTGAAGACCCTCTTTTCTAAGTGGCGCCATCATCCTTTCATTGCTTTCTACTGACTGCCCGACCGTTCTCCATATCACCCGCTTGTGTTTAATCCTGCTCCATTGGGGAAAAATCCAAGCGTGTTCGTAGTGATGGCATATAATCGTGTCGCACCAGTCAAGTATGTCATCTGGTATGTACTGTTTTGCTGCTGCGATATTATCCTGCGTATTTAACCCATCAACTATAGCCTGTAATTCTGGATGGTGTTTGACATCTGGTAATGCCGGGCGTTTTGGGTCGTGCGGGTGTGCGGGGTTGATGTATCCGCCAAGGCTAAAGCAATCATACCCAAGTTCGGATAAGAGTTTTAATTGGTCAAATTCCTCCACACTATGAGCAAGGAGCAGTAGTATGTTCATAATTCTTTCCGGAAGAATTTCTATCGCTTCACAGCCTTAAAGCCGCCGGGCCCTTCTGGCGGACCTTCAAATGTTAAGACGTGCGTTTTATCTAAAAGCCAATATAGTTCGGTTTGTGTTTTACCATTGCAGGGGTGCCATTCGCCTACGATTATTGGAACCTCTACTGCCGACGTGTCTTCTAATGCTGACCACTCGCAACCTTCGCAGTCCATTTTTAGAAAGCCGATCTCGCCATACGACCTAACGATTTCAGAAATAGAAATGCAAGGAACTTCTTCTTCTTCAAATGCTACGCCGGTAGCGCCGGCGCCGGTGACTAAAGAGGCGTTGCCAATAAACGCATGGTGGTTAGCGTTTTCTGAGCCTTGATATCGCCAGCGGATTTTTGTAGAATCAACATCAGGGCCTGCAACGCCTACTGGAAGTACCATTACTTGCTGCGTTAGATTGTTTTCTTGAATGTTCAATCTTAGTAAGGTGACATTTTCGGGGACTGGTTCTATACATAGCACTATAAGGTCTGGATTATCCATCGCCATTGCAATGCCAACAGAGCCAATGTGCGATCCTATATCCACCGCTAACCCTGATTGCGGGGCGTTTTCTTTTAAGTGATATTCATCTGCCGCCATTGAGGATTGAATTGTATTCCAATCGTTTGTTTCGAGACGGTAGTGCATGTGCGCGATGTTGCCATGCGGGGTTATAAAATCCTGTATTGCTTGTTCGTAGTGAATTCGCATCAGATTACCGCTGCTCCGCTTATTTCAGTTGAATCTACTTCTAAGAATGGCTCGGCGTGAAATTCTCTCGCGCTGTTAATATCCACTTCCACTTCTTCTAGGAACGGACGCCAGTATTTATCTCTCACTACCTGCCAAGAGAGTTCTTGTTTTACAGTTTCAGCAGCTTGCAGTCCTTGTTCTGCGTATAAATCTTGATTGAGATAAATCTCTTTAATTGCTCGCGTAATTGCCGGTATAGAGGGAATTGCTTGCCAGCAGGCATTCATATTCCAGAATCTTTGTACGCTTGGTACTTTAATTCCAGCAAAAAGGTATTCTGGGCTTGCAGAGAAATCATGAACGATAACGGGCGTTCCGCATGCCTGTGCCTCCGCTTGGCAAAGGCCAAATCCTTCGCCATATGACGCCCCTAGTAAAACATCGGCGGCACTGTACATCATCGCCATGCGGTCATCGGATAATCCCATCGCTATGTCGTAGTCTGGCGTGTTGCAGGTGCAATCACCTAACCCGAGATTGCGGACTAAATCGTTTAAGTCAAGGCCGCCATCATTTGTAGTGGGGGTTAATGCGGTATGTAATAGCAAATCTGAATCGGGATATTCTTTGTGGAATGCGGCAAATGCTGCCATTTGTTCTGGAAATGCTTTCCTTGAAGGATAGTAGAAGTTTGCTGCCGCTATCAAGCAAATGAATTTATCCTCGCGAATTCCTAATTCCTTACGGGCCGCTTTTTTGTCTCTGGGGTAATAAATATCTGTATTAATCGCATGTGGAATGTAGATGCTAGGGATGCCAGACTTCCGCATTTCGCGTTTACCAAATTGCGACATTGCTACAACATGTTTCGCTTCTTTCAGTATCCTTACCAATCGAGGAGGTGTCGGTATTGAATCTACCGGACTATAAGTGATCCAAGGAACACTGAACAGTCTTGGGAAGTCGCGGCTAAGCGTCCAAACATCGTGGAACGAGATTAAGCAGTCGGCCCTAGTAACCTTTACGTGCTCGCCAACTATATCATGACCCCAACTATCACGAAATGTTGGGAGGTATTCAACATCGTCAATCCTAGCCGGGCCGCCTTTATACCCCCAATGCGGCATGAAAAATACCTCATGCCCTAAATCCTTAAAGGCACGGATAAGGAAGCGGGACTGAGTGCCGTATCCAGAGTTCACAAAATGGGCCACGGAGGACAAAAGGATTCGCATTTTAATTTCTTCCGGAAGATTTCTTTCTTTCGACGTGTCGCAATATCAAGTATACGATAAAAGCCCCTACCGCAGCGCAAATCACCGCTGCGCTGAATATTTCAAGCATGTCTCGAAACGGATGGTTCATCGCGGCATATTACGAAAGCTACGCACCGGATCGAATCCGTGCTGCGCAATACGGTATTTATCAGGAACTGTACCTGGATCGCCCTGTCGCGCCAATTGATTGCCTAGGTACATTGCAATTTCCTGAAAGGCGGTGTAGGGTTCAACCATTTTATAGAACTGGAAGTCTTTCAGGCAATCGTTTGGTATAAGGTTCAGGTATCGAGATTCATCTCTGGTAATAGTTAATACCGGAACGCCGAGTTCGATAAACAGAGGATGTATTTCTATCGGTGGATTATTTAGAAAATCTTCGCGACGTTTGCGATTCCAGTTAAGCCCGCGTTGACGACCTAGCCGTCCGATAAGTCTGCGCTCTCGTTTTAATTCATCGCGATAGCTCGGAGATGATTCCCTCAGCCCGTCTACGTTATAGACGCTAATCGGGTTTTTCTGCTCGCCTATAGATATGCGAATACAGGGATACAACCTGCCGCAAAATCCTACTATTACACGCTCGTTCATTTCTTTAAATTTATCATTTGAAGTCCATCCCCATCGTGAAATTTGCTCAGTAAGTTTTCGCGGTGGTTTATTTTTTAGGCGCTCATAATCTACGGTGAAACTACGGCGGTTATAATGTAGCTTTGGATCCAATCCAAAACCCATAGCGCCGTCATAGTAATCCTTTTTACCGCCGTGAATTTTCATTTATTCTTCCGGAAGAAACATATCCAACAACGAGTGTTTGGGTTTTATCAGCGACACTGGATGAATAGCGATAGGTGGTATATCCATCTGCTCAATATCACAATCTGAATGGTTGCCATTACCGGAGGATAAATCAAGCACTTCTTGATTCATTCTATTGGCGGCGATTTCACAATAGCGCTCTTCGATTTCGATGCCAATGGCATGGAATCCCAAATTCTTAGCAGCTCGAAGAGTAGTACCGGATCCAAGGAACGGATCAAGGACAATACCGTCAGGCGGCATGGAAAGTGATAGCAGATGGGTAAATAAAGATAAAGGCTTTTGAGTTGGGTGGTCTAACTTGCCGGGCTGGCCATGGCGGTAACTATCAGCCTTAAAATAATTTGGGCACGTCCCGGGACGTAAATTATTCCAGGATTTACCGGTTTTATACGCAAACACGCAAAGCTCCACACCAGAATCAAATCCAGCATGCGGTGCTGCTGGGACTGGTACGGCCTTAACCAGGACAAATGGCCTGGTCTTCCAACCTTCCCCTTCTAGCGTTGAGACAATGTCACCGAATTGTCGATGTCCGCACCAAGCGTAAATTGTATTGCTACATAAACGTGAGGCTAGTAAGATCGACCCAACTGCGCGGGCGGTACTGGCGCCCCAGTCGCTATCGTCGTTGAAAAAATCAAGTGAACGTTTCCCTTTACCCGGTTGGCGCACATGGGTGGCGCTGTTACCTAGACTAATCGAGTAAGGCGGGTCGGTTAATACTAGATCGACGGGTTCTAGCCGTGGGAGGATTTCCCTACAATCGCCGTGGTAGATTGTAATTCCACCATGTTCATAGTAGGGCGTCAACGGCATGATAAGAAGTATAACACAAATCAAAAACATTTGCAAGTGTTATTTTTGCGGCCGACCGCCCCTTCCTCCGTTTCTTCCGGAAGAAGGGGCAAATCGGGTTAGTTCGGTGATTAGTATCGCCCTTCAAGTCGGATGCGATACAGTGTAGCGGTGCGGACGCCCGGACTAAGTTGCAGAATCAGCTTGTTACCACTGATCTGATACGTAGTAGGCGCCGATCCGTTATATGACTCAACATCGAAGTCATCGATCTTCGTGATATAACGGGCCGTTATAGTGCCTGGACCGGAGTCGGTCGCAAGCGCTGTTGCGGTCCACCGCTCTATCTTCTTGGTGCCCGCGTAATCGGGAGCCAAGGTGTCGACCAATGTCGGTGTAAACGCCATGATATGGCTCCTCCTTCTTTTTCCAGATTACGCGAATGCTACGGCCGGTCCTGGCAGGTTTGTAATGTCGGAATTACTAATGAGCCAGTGGCAGCCGAAGCGGGTAGCCCCGCCTTGTGTTAGCTTATGGTTCGATTTTCCATAAGAGCAGACTATCGCATCGCCTATTTTAGGCGCCTCTTCGTTTAGTCGTTCACGCTGATTATCTTGCGCCCTGTTTGGGTTCTCACCATTCAAGTCTATTAGAAGAGGTTTTCGCATATCATTATCTCTAACAATATGGCCCCATCGGTGGAGGTCGTACTTACAGCCAAGGAACCCTATCCACTGATCGTAATAAGTCCCCCCGCTGGTGTACTGCCTGACCTGAAGCGTATCACGCGCATACGCCCCGAACTTCATTCATCTGTAATCTCCGGTTTTCACCGGAGTGTCGGACTATATTATCGGCTGTAAACATTACAGTCGCCGGGCGCTCTAGCTGGTAAATTAAAGGGACTAAACCCTTCCAGTAGTCTCTACACCTTCCGAGGGTGTACCCTCGACTTGGCTCGGTATTACCATACTATTTATTTCGTTTAGGCTTCACCGAATTCACCCGGTTAATTTCCCCTAGCATCACTGCTAGGTGAGCCAATTGTTAGTTTAGCTCGTACACATTGATTTCCGCCGGATTCACACCGTACGTCCTGTCCGGGTCAATCGCGACATGGGTTTCCCAGGTAATGCCTTCTCCAAATTTCACGTCAGTGAACGTTTTGTTACTTCCCTTTCGGGAGGGTATATCATTTCTGTATACCTCTGTATGTTTCCATACAGCCCAGACTATCTCATATTCTCACTTGACAATGGCGCCTGTTTCATGTTATAATGTTTGGCATTATGCCACAAAAATTCGGACGCTTAACTGTTCTGGGTAGGTCTTACAACAATCCATCTAAATTTCAATTCGCCAGATGGACCTGTTTATGCGATTGCGGAAACATCGTAGAGCCACTTGCAATTCATGTGCGATCTGGAAACACCCAATCCTGCGGATGCTTGCAGCGCGAAGCTGCGAGCAGACAGGGTAAGGCGAATGCTACGCATGGACTGTCGGGTACGCCTGAGGCCTACATCTACTATGCAATGCTTCAAAGGTGTTTTAACCCGGAGCATCCTAGCTATCAAAACTATGGCGGCCGTGGTATTACGGTATGTGAAAGATGGATTGGTGCTGAAGGATTGGCCAACTTTCTCGCCGATCTCGGGCCGCGCCCTAGTTCTGATTTGACACTCGAACGCAAGAATAACGATGGAAACTACGATCCCGATAATTGTAAATGGGATACACGCGATAATCAGAATCGCAATTATCGTCGCAACCGATTTCTTACCTTTAATGAAAAGACGCAGTGTATCGCCGATTGGGCCAGCGAAACAGGTCTCTCTCATGATACAATTAGCTATCGGTTGGCTCATGGATGGTCCGTCGAAAAGACTCTAACTACACCTACCAAAAACAGTCTCAAGTAAGAACCGGGGCGTTATTAGGCTCTTATTGGATTGACTCCTCAAGCCTTAGTCGTTGCACCTGCCCGCCTACTTTTACGTCATTCGGCGAGATTGGCTCAGGATTTCCATGTCTCAAATTAACGAGATTTAGGATTCCCTGAATTAACCCCGTTTGCTTACAGATGTTACCACCTGTAGGGACTTCTTTACAGAAATCCATTCTTAGCGATCCACCGCCCCCGTCAAAACGTTGCAAATTATATCCGTTCGTTGCTGTTATCCGGCCTACGCCGAAACTGGTCATTTCTGCCAGTTTCTTGCGGTTATTTTTCCCGCAAGACCAGAACATTGCATCATCCTTATAGGATGTCGCCTCATTTGTTCGTTCACGCTGATTTCTTCCGGAAGAAACCTTGCGCCTCGTTGGCATTTCAGCCTCCGGGTCGATTACAGGCGATTTGCATCCCCGTATCACTACAGGACGGTCCAGGATTCCAGACATGTAGGCAGCTTTTTGGGTCGGGGAGGAAAGGATCAAAGTGTTACCTGGGTTGTCGGTCCGATACCTGAGGCTAAAGTGCACCTCTACGAGCAATGCTACCTGCAATCTCTGTTGAGATGCATTTAGAACAATGCTCTTTAGGTATGGACGGTTGGATCTGAGTTGACCTTGGATTTCCCCCTTATGTGTTAGCTTACGATTTTTCTTTTCGTAAGAACAGACTATCGCATCATCCTGACGTGCATACAGGACGCCTTCTCGTTTAGTCGTTCACGGTAGATTCTTCCGGAAGAATTATCCTTCCGCCCTATCAGCATTGCAGCTTTTAAGTCGATCAGAGAAGGTTTTCTATTCATCGTCACCGATGAATGCACCCGAGATTGAGTGTCATTGTTTACAAGATCGGTCACAATCTGTTACCTCTTCCTTGTGGAAGCGGGCGAGTCGTTTCCGCTCACCTCTGCATGTTACCATGCAGTTCAGACTATATCTTTCTGAGTTTTCTTGATAAGCATTCTTAGCGCCTCCGTATCCGGAAAACCCTTCTTGATTAGGTAATGAATCGCCGCCGCTTTTACGTTCAATGTTTCAGCCCAAGCGGTGATACATTGCGTAACGTCATCGAGTGTTATCATGTGATTACGCCGCGTATTACGCATCTGCTCTTTCTTGGTTGCCCACTTCACATTCCCTGGTTCGTAATTGCCGTTGTTGTCAATGCGCTCAAGAGAATGTTCTGGTGATGGCCTTTCACCTACATCGGCGATCCAGTTTTCAAAGCCGTGCTCGCCAATCCACCTATCGGCAACCTTTATGCCACGTCCACCGTAATTTGGATAAGAAATCCCCGATTTTCTACGGCAGCGTGTAAGCATGGCGCAGTACAATTCATACTCCACCGTATGCGAACGTCCATGCGTTCGGTTACCTGCCGCGGCGGCTTCCCGCTGTTTCTGTCCTTTATTGCGCTCTATTAATTCCTCTGTGCGTAAACAGCCGCAAGATTTAGTGACGCGATCATAGAGGCGCCTGGGCCGTGCAAGGATTTCGTTACCGCAATCACACTTACAAACATATCGAGTACGTACGTACCGTCCGATGGCAACCTGAACCCTCCGTATGACTGTCAGGCGGCCTACCCTGGGCGGAATTGGAAGCGCTGGATACATGCTTACTCAAACCTCAGACCGGGCATTGGCACGGGGTTATTAGTTTAGCCTCTTCACCCGTTAGTCGTTGAACGTTCCTGCCTACTGCTAAGCTATTCGGCAGGCTTCGCTGCTGATTGTCCTTTGAAAGGAGTTCCCAGCAATTAACCCGGTTTATCCTGGGCTGTTGATTCAACCCATGTGGAGCCTTTAGCGCCGACCCCTCATAAGTGAGGTAATCATTCGCCGTAGTCCCCGTTGGCACTGTGTCGCACGTGATGACGCTCGTTGAGCGGTTGTTACCACCTGGGTCAACAACCACTCCGGTTGTAGGAGCGCCACGCGCTACGTTTGTAGTACCGTTTACGAAGTGAATACGTGCTCCGTCTTTTACTTTGAAGGAGCCGAACGTGCCGCCGTCTGCTACGGTTACGGCGCAGGTTACTGTACCGTTAGCACCTGTAGTAGCACTCTTGACTACCGCTATTGCACCGTTCTTAGAACCTGCAATTTGGAAGTCCAAAGTCTTCTTGGAGGCTTCGGTTTGGAGGAGGTAGAGGTCGCTGATTTTGTCAATCAGTGCATCGCCTCCGATGTTGTCGAACACGTCCCCCGAAATAAGGAACGCGGTTGCGTATCTTGCTGGAAAAATCCGCATGTCATTACGGTCCTCCAACGGTTCAATTTCCGTTGGCCCGGGCCATCGCATCGTCTTGAACAGACGCCTCTCCGTTTGGTCTCTCACGCTACTAGATTCTTCCGGAAGAATTAGTTTGCGCCCCGTTCCCGTTTCAGGGTCCGAGTCTATTAGGGGTGGTTTACATAATCCACGTCGCCGTAGATTGAGTCCAATGTTTGAACTGCGGATTATCGGCAACTGGCATTGCTCCGCCTTCAGTGAAGTCGGTCTTGTTACTAGCTCTTTTTGTAAAGAGCCGGACGGGTCATTTCTGCCCATCTCTGCATTTTTCAATGCAGCCCGGACTATATCATAAACTTTACCTTGATTTTCCTCAAGAAATGTGCTATAATGACGCACATGTATAAAGCGAAAAGCCTTGTCGGCCAAAGATTCGGACGTCTCATCGTTGTTGCGTTCTCGCATAGAAACGACAAGAAGAGGTCGAACCATTGGCTCTGTCAATGTGATTGTGGTGGGACGGCTACGCCATCCTCTTACGCCTTGAATTCTGGTCATACCCAATCCTGCGGATGTTATCACGCAGATTGCGCACGTGCTCAAGGTCATAAAAGTCGCAAACATGGAATGTCTAGGACGGCTGAATACTACGCTTGGAATTCCATGAAGGGTCGCGTTCTTTTTTCTCATCATCCTGGATATCCGGATTATGGCGGTCGAGGTATCACTATCTGCGACCGCTGGCTTGATCCGGAGCATGGGTTTGAGAATTTTTTGGAGGATATGGGGCCACGGCCTCATGATCAACTCTCTGTAGAACGCATGAATAACCACGGTAATTACGAGCCAGGAAATTGCAAGTGGGGAACGGATACTGAACAGGCTCGAAATAAGCGCAGTAATCATCCTCTGACTTTTAACAACAAAACCCAGCCTATGTCCGCCTGGGCGGAGGAAACTGGATTGCCATATCACATTATCAGCCATCGTATTCGTGCTGGCTGGAGTGTCGAACGGGCGCTGACTGAACCTATCAATCAATCGTATTCCCGTCGAAAAAGGTAAAGCCCTGGGGCGCTGTTTGGCGTTACTAAGATTAGCTCTTTCGGCCATAGTCTCTGGACCTTCCTACCTACTTTTATGCTATTCGGTAGGCTTGGCTGCTGATTACCATATCTCGCGGTTGAGATTTAGGCTTCCAGCAATTCACCCCATTCATGTTAGATGTCACCATCTAACAGCCCATTGTGCATAGGAGTCGGATGCCGGCGGGCGGTCGTAGAAAGGAATTCTGTAACCCCGTTGATTGACCTGTATGGCCTTCCCTTTATGGAAGCGGTTGTACAATTTTTGTTGCGTTCCTTAGAACGGATGGATATTTTCATTCCACCTCTTACGGTTCAGATTTCCGCAAGATCGGACTGTTGCATAACCTAACAAATCAGGCCCCTCTTCGCTCAGTCTCTCACGGTAAAGATTTTTCTCTTTTTCCGCCTCGTTACCATGTTGCAGGTTTCGAGTCAATAAGAAGAGGTTTTCATCTATCGTTTTCACGGTAAATGCCCCGTATTTTGATGCCCAGGGTTTGGCTCTCTTCGAACTGTTTTTCAATCTCGGGATTGACAGCAGTCCTCACTACGGCTTCAAATTGGCTAAAAACAAGCTCCCGGTTTCTGGCGATTTTTCTTTTTCGCCAGCCCAGACTGTCGCATCACCCTTTTGGGCGCCTTCTCGCTCAGTCGTTTACGCCGCTCGGATTCATACCGCTCGTATAACGTTGGTCTCGTTAATTCGGATTCAACAATCCGTCCTAACTGTTTCCAAAGTTTATCTGCCAATACTTCATCCTGCTTGCGCATTGTTCCCGTTTCAGGATTCAACTCAATCAGAGAAGGTTGTTTTCCAAAGGAGGCTGTATCGCTACAGGGCTGGCCGAGCTTTTCAGCCATACCGTAATCCCCCTTTCTTTCCTAATCCTTGCCTACGCTTTTCTTCCGGAAGAACCGGAATACTCGGCGCGTTACTCATGCTCTTGATTACGGTGACGATTCCGTGGTACGTCAAACATTTCTTTTTGTTTCCGCTTCAATCCATTTGGCCGGAGGCGAGTCGGCGGTACGCCTTTTTTGGATTGAAACTGAGGGGTGCGGATGGCGAATCCGCGAGTACGCCTATTAGTGATCTTTATAGGATCATGGAATAAGGCGATTTAATATCGTTGTAGAATTTCAGTATCGCGCCATATTGGTTTTACCAAGAAGAATGCCGCCCTTAAATTCTTTCTCCTTTTAATGACGTAGGGGGTGGTATGTGTCAATAGCCGCCAAATCGCTCTAATATGACGTATAACCGGAAGCCTCTTCCATGGTGGCTGTCTGTATAGACGTCCTGCGGCAAAAAGCGAATCTAGGTATGCCTGTCCTTTTGGCGTAAGAGATATTTTCTCCATGGCGATTTAATAAAACCCGCATCTTGCACCGCGGTCACGGTCCTTCCCACTAATAAGATCCTCAACGGTAGATTGTCGCTGAATCGTCACGTTGACGTTCACATTGTTGCGGGCGATGTCTGTAATTGCCTGAGCAAGTATTTTGGCATCGCGATCACTATTCCACTCCTGACTAATAATCGTAATTGTTTTTGTAGGTGTCTCCATATTGAACGCCTATTCTTCCGGAAGATTTAATTCCTTGAATCCGCACCGGCCAGAACGTATACGTTTTACTAGCGATCACTCGACCTATCGTCCATTTTCAAACCCGGCGATCAGCCCGAGCGCGATAGGCATCACGTCCCGTTTATACCTTGTCGGCCGCCGGAAATTCAAAAGGAAGGCTAACTATCCCGTCTTCGGGCTGCCGGTACAGCGTGACGGGCTCTCCTTCTGAATAGCCATAACACTCACGGCGGTGCGGATTCAAGGAACAGTGACGTTAGCACGGGGTCGGTCGCTACTCCGACCTAACCCCTGGGATTACGCTCGCTTCATCCAAAGGTATCTAATACCCTCGCGGGCTACATTTCTCACTCAACAACTTGCGATCATTGTAGAGTGGACGTGTCTTGCATTCCCACGCCGCCCGTGCCGTACGCCTCACCTTCAATGGCAATAATAATAACACATTCCGGGTTGTTTGTCAAGTGTTTTCTTCCGGAAGATTTTCGCACTAACCCGGAAGCCCTAACCCTGCTTGCTTCAATCTTGCCCTTACGGCGGCGCGAGTGCCTTCGATGTCGCCGGGCTGCGTTTGTGCTGGTTTTGGTGCACCGGAAGGAGGGTTCGACCCGCCAGGAATCTCTACCCTCTTTCTTGTGTTATCGGATTTTTGTTTTGCTTCACGCGCCTTAGCTACGATTGGGCCAAATAGTTCTTTCGCCTCTTCAGCCATTGCGTTTGCGCGAAGGGTAGAGATGACCGCCATAGCGTCAAGTCCCCGCTGTTCATACTTTTGGCGGTTCTCAATAGTCGAAGCCGTTGCGGCTTGCTTGAGCCATTTCTTTGCGGTGGCCTTCGCGGTCTGAAAGTTTGGGTCGCTTGCCAATCTTTCTTTCGTCAGCGTCTTGAGGCGATCAGCGAGCCCGGGTCTGTCTTTTGGAACCGAAGATTGATACGTTTCTTTCAAGTCTTTGTCTAACGCATCTGCAAGGTATTGCTCGACCCTTGATTCGGCACGGCGCTCTGCTTCTTCTGCGGATTGCCCTTGAATTTTTTCTTGCCCGCCACGGAGATTTTCAATCTCTTTTCTAAGTGCTTCTGTTTCACGGCGGCGCGTGTCAAGCTCTTGCTGGATGCGGGACTGTTGAAGAAGGGCCCGTTGCTGTTCATCTCTGATGCCATCAATAGTGCGAACATGTACAGGGTCGCTGAGATCAAGTTGAAGCCTTTGGGCGATTTGCTGTGGCGTTTCTACACCCTGCGGCCCTTGCTGCGGCGGTTGCTGATTGAGTGGCATAGCACTCGTTCCGCCATTTATGCGCGAGTAGATCGCTTGCATGATGTCGGGACTTTTCGCAACTACGTTGATGATGTTGTACATCGTCTCGCCATCGGTACCCGCAACCCGTTTGGACATGAAATCCCAAACTTGATTTAGTTGCTCGAACTGAAAGCGCCCTTCGTCGGTATTAAGATCAAGGGGTTGACCTTCTAACGCTTTTATCCTGCCTGCAATCTCGGGCCAGAATTGCGCCTCCATGACCGTGTCAACCAAAGCGTCGTGATATTCTGGCTCTTCGGTGGCCATCTTCGCCAACCCCTCGGCGGGCTTGAAATCCTCAAACGGAACGTCGGTTGAAAGATAGACACCACGACCCTGAGAGGATCGGGTAGTCTCTAGCTCCTGCTTGAAAGCATCACGTTCGCGTACGGCTTCGTCGCGTTCGTATTTGCGCTTTTCATACGCAGAGCGAAACTCTGTTAATCCTTCAGATTTTGAAAGATCGAGCTTAGAGATTTCTTCGTCGGATAAAGGTTGTCCGGATTGGCGCTGCCCTTCATCTGTTGCGGGCGGTGTTTCTTGCTGACCGTCTGTTCCTGCCGCCACTGAAGCGGATGGCGCACTGCGATCCGCTTGTGGTGGTGGCTGATTACCCGACGCCGGCGGCGGACTGCTTTCACCACCCCCTAAGCCAAGATCGATTTCAGATTCTACAAATGATCCGTCCATGATGTTGAATTACCCCTCCTTTTTCGTTTCTTCCGGAAGAAAAACTACCACTACTTACCCAGCACAGCCTGCATTGCCGCGCTCTGCTTCTTGACGTAATCCGCTAGTTCTCGCTCTGTCTTTGGTGCATTCGGGCTTGCTGCCGGAGCCGAGCTATAGAATGCCTCGACTGTGCTGATGGTCGCATTCAGAATTATCCCTGCCGTGCCTAGCTGTGGGACATTGGCGAAGTCGCCTACTATCGGCGTGACCGTGTTGGCAAACTTCCTCACCGCCTCAAACTTATCGACCTTAGTCTTCGCTATATTGAAGTCGCTTTCGAGCACGCCGAACGCATCAAGTAGTTTGTTGGTATCTGCGGTATAGGCGTCGCGTTGAGCCGGAGTGATCTTATGCTGATCCACTAGTATTTGGATGACCGGAGTGAACGCGGTGATAGCGGACTTGAGTGGCGCGATTGGTATTCCGCACGCCACGGTAAACACGCTCATAGTCCAGATCAGGGTGGCGAGTGATGCAGCGGTTAGTTTACGAGTCATTTTGGTTCTCCTTTTGAGTTAGCAGGGTTCTGGTCCAATATAATCAACAACGTCAATCTTACCCTCGAACGATTTGATATCATCGTTGAAGTCGCGCTTTAGCTGATGATTGAATCCAGCTAGAGACTCGGCAAAGCGATTGACACCTTCTATGTTGTCTTCATTTACAACAAAATGGATTGCTACCTTGATCTCTTTCAGCTTCACCTTGGTTCTCCTTTTCGTTGGGACACTATGGAATAGTCAACGTAAACGGCAGCGACATTGCTCCATCTGGGTTCCGACAGATCAGCACATGAGCGCCCGGCGCAAGATCGAGATGCTTAGCACTGCGAAATGAATCATCAAACGGTTGCGCCGGCGTCATCTCGATATCCATTCCATCTAGTGTAAACCTCGCGATATACGGTGCATTCGTTGTGTAGGCGACGATCCTCTGTTTGTTACGCCGATAGTGAGTCTCAGGGTCGATGACTGGTCCGCCGGTCCCCAGGCAGCCTCGCGCATCGCAGACTAACACGAATCACACACAGAGGAAAGTGTGATTGATTGGCCGTAGTATAGCACAGATTGCGAGAGAAGCGGTGAACTACTCACTGACCACTGACGCGTTGTTGCAGCAACACCATTCGCTGATCATGTGCCGCAGCCAGCTCAATCGCTATTGCCTGTCCTGTTAGCCCAAACGCGGCAGCATCAAGATAGTCATGCGCTCCGGTCGGAATAGTAGCGATGTTGGCCTCAGTCCACTGATCCCGCCAGTCTTTAGGCACAGGCACAAAGTCGTTGGACATTTCTTTGTGATCCTGTCCAACAGTGTCAATGTAGAAAATGATCCCTTCATTTACAGTGCCGTCGATGTCGTAGCGAGGCGCTACGATCTCTCCAGTTGCACTGCCGATACTCGTGAAACATGTGAATTGTCCCATTAGTTCTCCTTTAGCTTTTTGCCCGATGAACCGTCTTACAGTGCATTAGCACTTGAAAGAAGCTGCCAAACCGCAGGCCGTAGAATGAGCACTTTCGCGGGTCTCGGCTCTGCTTCCATGGCCAATGGTTTGGATTAAACTTCTTGAACACGGTGTTACGTACTTGAACCTATCGTCAAATCTGTCTTTGCCGTGATGCGTCCGATGACCGTCAGAATCGCGCCGCAGGCGAGGATCAGATTATCTGCAAGTCCGTCAGCGTCTATGCCGCTGAATACCTTTGGAAACGCCTTAGCTGCGATCATAATCACGACGCCCCAAAGCGTCTTACTGAGCAGGAAGTTTTTGGTTTGCTCCATTCTGTCCTCCTAATCGTAATACTCGCGATGTCGCGGCGGCTCGCCCCCTCCAACGACTATCTAGTGCATAGCCAACACACCAGCCGCGACAGGTGCTACTAGTCCGAACAGCCAAACCGGCGTGATGATTATCGTGACGATCATCGTTGTCCTTAATCGCGGCAACGCCCGGATTACTCACGCATTAACCGACGTCCGAGGTCTTTCCAGTAGCGTGACAGCCGTGCCGCGAAGATCATGCCCGCCCGCCGCAGGCTTAGAATCGCTTATGATCGGGTGAGCAGCGGGACGGGCACACTGTTAAGCATTCTCCGCCAACGTAATCGACACGCTCGCAGCCGCGCCGCTGATAACCTCAACGTCGGCGGTACCGGTAAGCGGCGGTGTCACATCGTTATCGGCAAACTGCACCTGAGCGGTCCCAAGCGGACCGACCGGCGCAATGACCGCACTCATTCCGTTAGCGGAAGGCGTGACAGTAAGGATCTTCGGATCGCTCGATCCCCAAGTCGCCGCCTTCACGGTGGTTGGATTCCCCTTGCTGTCCTTTGCTGACAACGTCGCTGTCGCCGTCTTATCATCGTGTAGCTGAAATGCCATGATCTCTCCTCTGATCGTCACGCCATCAAGCGTGAGAGTTGAAATGAAAATGCGCGGCTGTTGGTCGCTTCCCCGAACAAGCACAAGCAGTTCGTCTATCTTGCGCTCGATTCGCCTGAGACGGTGCCCGTCTTCCATCGTTGCGGCCCCCCCCCGCATTGTATCAAGGTTTTGCGTGTCTGGCTACCGCAAAAGCGTGATCATCTTGCTAAGCTGCAATAAGAAGGCCAACAGTCCCATCGCGTAAGCAATTCGACCGATCTCCGCAAACTTCGGATTTGTGCTCAAGGCATAAACCAAGAGCCCGATCACCGATACTAGCAGTGCTAGGTAAATCTCCATTACTCTGCCTCCGCTTTACTCGGTCCACAAAATCTCGCCCGACTCAATCCCGTATCCAAGAACGACGCTGAAACTTTAGCCCCTGGACTGAGTCGGGCAAAGTGTTACGGCACGACCTTGTCAGTGACCATCTTCTCCATTGCTTCGGTCACTTCCTGCAAGGTGTCGCGAAAAGGAACGTAGGCTGCTTTCAGTTTTGCGTCGAGGTCTTTACATTGGCCGAGTAGGTCGTGCCTCTCAACCTGTGCGCCCGCATGTACGGCCGCCTTAAACATTCCTTCCAGCACAAAGTTCTTGATAATGATGTCGTCAACTATCCCCGGCAAATCTCTACCTCCGCTTTTTACTATCGTCTATCCGACTGACATTGCCCTCGGTATCAACAAGCCAACCATACGCAGCCATGTTGTTGCGCAGCTTTTCATTCCAAGTTTTCAAATAGGTTAGCTCACTGTTGATTCGTTTGTTGTCTTCTAGGAGCGTACTGACCGCTTGGCTTGTATCGCGCTCCGTGCCGCGTGTCCACCAAACAATGTTGAAAGCGAGCGGCGTAAAAGCAATAAGTAGTGCCGCGATGATCGTGTTTCGTTGGGTCTTTCCGTTGCCGTTCGGAGTTGCCTCCTTCTTGATGAGCATCGTTACGCCAAGCATCAGTGCGTGTGTGGCCTCGCGCATCTCCGCTTCTTCGGCTTTCGTCATTGATTGCTCGTAGCTTACGTCACTATCCAGTACCGGCTTGAGTTTTCCTGTATTGACCTTCGGCTGCGGGAATCCAAATACTTCACCTGTCGCAGCGTTTCCCATAAATCTCTCCCCAACCCAGAGGGAACATCGGTCTCACTTCCCCGGCGCAAGAGTTCGGCCTGTAGGTCTATGCCTACTTAGAAAGTGGCCCACACACTATGGTCTGTGAGCTTCCACTTACCTCGCTGGCAGTGTTCTCAAACTTGATCTTGATGTTGTGCGGCGCGCTGTTTCGGAATTGTGGCTCAAGTGGAATCGAGAATCCGTGGTCGCCGTTGTCGGGAAAGTTCCAGCTTTGAAACCAGTCGGCCACGTCCTGTCTATGCAGTCGTGCAACGACGGTATCAACTAGAACGTCATCGTAGTACACGCCTACGGTAATTGGAATCGACGGACGACTCATATCAGCAGCCCATCCACGGAATGCTTGGCACTCAATCTTATCGACATTGCCAGCGTAAACTGGCGCGGCAGGTGGCGGGCTGCAATCTACGGTCTGTCCACCAAAGATGATCATCGACCCGTGTGCGATGACCACTGATATCATCGCGAAGCCATGATCTACCGAGATCCGTGTGTCGCCCTCAACCGAATGAAAGAACAAAACTAAGGGCTCTACTGACTCAACCGTTGCTTTCCCGCTGACTTCTGTATGACCTACTGCGTCAATAACAAAGTCACCGGCACTGTCAAAGCGAGCGGAGTTGTGAGCGGAGTCAGTCACACAAACGAAGCCCGACTGTTGCGCGAATTTGAACGGAGAAGCGTCGCGAGGAAGTATAAGGCCAAGACGAGTCCAGTCCGTGTCTACCCAATCCGTCGTTGGCGGATGTTGTGTAGGGCTCTGCGCGAGGGCCATCGAAGCCCACAGCGCGAGAATCGGTAACGCAAAGCCGATTGATCTTTTCATTTGGTCTCCTTCTTCCTTTTACGTTCTTCCTCAACGGTCTCGATTGAATTAAATACATCGCAGTATCCGGAGAGAAGATGATGCTTGAGACCGATTCCATCAAAGTCGGGCTCACTACAAAACGGACAGGTATAGACGCTGAAATCGCTCATTGTGGTACTTTCATCGTTGGATCGATCTTAATCATATTGGCATACACCGCCGCAATCTCAGCTAGTTGCTCATTGCTCTGAGCTGCTGCGAGTTGCCGTAGAAGAGCTCGAAGTGTCCAGTGCATTAGTGCCCTTTCGCAAGTGAGATTAAGAACATAATTATCGCTGCCAGTATAGCACCGGCAATCGCTCCAAGCACGGTATCACGACCCTTGTTTTGACTACGTGACTCACGCAGCCCCTGTAACTCCTTCTTGATATCCTCGAACTTCTCATCGGTTCGCTGAAACTGAGCCTGCGCTTCCGTGCGCGGAATCATCTGCTTGTACTGGTCGTCCATCTTGCGGGTGAGGTCGTTGTGTGTTGCATTGTACTGTTTCTGTCCCTCTTCCTGCTTGATGATCGCTTCTTTGCTTGACGCAAATGCCGCCTCTACCGCTCGCTGTCTTGATTCGTCGCGTTCTTTGTAGCGATCGTGGCGCTCGTTGACCAACTCTTTCAGCGCTTCAAGTTTGATGTCCAACTCGCGAGGACTGGAAACATGATCTGTTGAGTTGGGCATTCCGTAACGCTACCTCACAACTGCTAGTCCGCGCATCGGGCACCTGCACGGCCGCTCATAGCGATTGTCATTCTTGCACGAGCCGCCGCTGTCGGTGTGGTCTTCATGATTGCCGACCCTACAAGCTGAGCATAGTTGATTCGGGTCGACCTGGCGCTTTGGTTCAGGCTCGCTCATAGGTCAGCTCGAAGATATCAGGCTTGCAAGGATAGAACTCGCCTTTAACACCTTTGATAATCCAGTCGCCGGGAGAGGCAACCATTAGACCTTCACTGGTGCCTATGTCCACGTACCGACCTTTCACCCAACCTGCCGCTGCGTCTTTTGTTTGCATTAAGAACGCCTGTACCTCGCGGGCATTCTCTCCTGTCCATCGAATCGCCTCAATCACTACGGGCTTCTTTCTAAACCTCTCAGGCTCGCTCATCTTCCCTCCACCCACACCGTTCCAACAAACGCGAGCATGGTGAAAGCGCCCAGAACAACCGCCAGCACGATGAGGGCGATCGCAGCTTTTCGCCCTCGTTCATCGCTCATTTTGAACCCATCACGAGATATTTCTTGATGCCAGGATGTACTACCGATGCCGCTGAGCGCGTCTCTATGGCGGTCACGTCCTCTGCTGTATCGACGCAGATTTTTATGACTATAACACCGCCAAACAGAACCCGTAACCGATCTTTCCAATCAAGTACAACATCGACCTCTGTTGAGACGCCGTAAGATAACTGCTTGTTCTTCCATGGCCAATCAGGATAGCCAGAAAAGATCGTGAAGCGGATCAGGCGATTAAGCCAGCTTCGTTGCTTTAGAGGCGCGGTCATGTTTATTGATTCCATATCATTCTCCCCCTCTCCGTTCATTCTTCACCCGCCACGTTAACACGAACAGGATGGCAAGTACTAGAATTAAGAAGGCGACTAATGCAGCCAATTCTATCCTCGCTCCAGCTGAGCACGGAATGCGTCAAGCGCTTGAAGAAACGATCTATGAAAGCGAATCTCTGGAGATTCGTAAGAGGGTAACATGTCGTCCATCCGATACGCGCCTATCGTTTCATAGATCGTACCTAGTCGCGAATAAATATCCCGACCAATGCTGTCTAATCCATCCGGTATCGGTGCTGCCATTTTCAATTACCTCCGCTTCAATACTTTTAGATCGTACAAGTCAATCTCATCACAGAAGCTACATGTCCCATCAAGATGGATGACTGCCCTTTTCTCGCTGTTGATATAGTCTATCACACCGCGCCTGCCGTCCGGTAACAGCACCCGCTGTCCTTCGTGCCAGCCACGATGACAGGCGGAGAAGAGGCAGATAAGGATGAGTAATGTGAGTTTCATACGGTTATGAAACTTTCCCTTGCCATGTCTAATGCTTCCTCCCAGGAAAAGCCCATAAAGCCCTGATAGGGGCCCGGTATCTTAGGGCATGCACCGACATAATAGCGTACACGCTTGCCGTGATCGTCGGACTCGGTGAAAGAATCCTCGCCGAAGAGCTTGATTGTTTCGACTTCCGCTTCTTCCGGTGTCATCATCATTCTATCCTCGTTTCGGAATCTCCAACTCTTCCAGCCTCACTAGGTAGAACTCGCCGCCCTGTTCGCAGTGGTAGATCAGTGCCCCGTTATGGGTACGTTGTAATCGAAGCGTCAGATGTCGATGGTTGCCCTGATCGTCTTCGTTCTCGCTCTCATCTTCAAGCGGCTCGCTCATTTGGTAGCCTCTCTAAGCTCTCTAAGCACGCTTCGGCAAGCAGTATGCACTCAGCCTGCTCATAGCTCTTCGCCTGCTGCCAGACTCGCGTGTCTTGTTCACCCGACCACGCGTCGGCATTTCTGGCAAGCTGCATGTGATGCCAGATTTGTTGGGCGAGGGAGGCGACGATATCGTTGCGGGGCATCACTTCACCAGCCCTCGATTGTGAAAAATCCCAAACAGCCCGTAGCCAATTGGCCCGAGCTTGAACCATCGAATGATCTTTCGCTTCTCAGGGTATTTGTACTGCAAGTAATCTGTAGTTCCAATCAGCGCAAAGCTGATCGTAGTCCTCGCGTTTGTCGATGGAATAGGGATTGTTTCGTAGCATGTTGGGCAATGTTTCAACGCATATGTCGTTGAGAGTCTATCCCCTATCGCGGCTGCGGCCCAGGCTGCGTCGAAGGTGAAGTCGAGTGGCGTGTACCAGCGTTCTTTTCCTGTTGCGCCAGTTGATAACCACAGCCTTGGCATTGAAAAGCGAGGCGGACGTATAGCGATCGACTGTTCACCCTCCCGAGAGCTTACTGAGAAGTCGTGTCCATTGGAGCAGGTGAACGTGCAAGTTGTCCAATTCGGATCGCTGTGATGATATACGCCCTTTTCATCGTAGTAGTCGTAAGTCGCCATCAATGTACAGGTGCATCCGAGTCCGCTTGGATAAACCTTGCTCTCTTTTCCCTGCTTGACACAAACCGGACAGCGATGATCCCAACCTATTTGAGTGGCAGCTACTGTTAGCTTGCTTCCTGACGTAGTAGCACCCAAACAGCAGTCGTTAAATTCTTTTGTGCCCGACAGCCCGCCACGGCCGCAAATCATCGGCGATGTCAGAGTCTTGCTTGGTGTAGACTCTTGCCCGTAGGCGAGAAGGGGAAGGGCGAGAAGTAGCAACAGGGTAGGTAGAGCCTTTGACCTTAGAATACGGTCAATCTCTGCGGCGATTAGCGCTCCCGCTATAACAAGAGACCGCACAGCGTCATCACCGTGTTTGGCAATCAATCCCCGGGCATCACCCTCCGCGTCGCCATCATATTCGGCGCGGCAATTTGGTGTACCCCGCCCGAGTGGATCACAAACGGTGGCATCGGTCCCGTGGACAGCAAGCGCAGCCTCAATATCGGCCCAATCTAGCGGCTTGGAAAGCTCAGTTCCCATTGGCGACAGTTCGATTGAATGTCCGCTCATTTGCCAACCTCCCCGCGCGAGAGGCAGTAGGCGGTAAGAATCTGCGCGATTGCCGGATCAAACATCGCAATAAGCATTTCTCGACTTTTTCCCGGCAAGAGTCCGTTGACGTTGAGCACTTCCGCACATTTCTCAGCCGATAGATTCGCGGGGTCTACGGCTGTCGGCGATTGAGCAAGGACTCTCCTGACGTGGTCCTTCGCGGCATCTACGGCGATCATTCGATGAGTATAGGGCGGTATCTCGAATCCACCTTCATCAAGGGCGTTGGTTATGTCGCTCACAACGCCAGCGGCGGCTATCGACGGTTGGGCGCGGCGTTCACCCGCAGCATACGCCTCAAGCATGTGTCGATAATCATGATCGCTGTCGATTCTGTGAATCTCGGCATATTCGGCGAACCACCTGTTGAATTGGATTACCACCCGGGCGGTTTCTGGCAACTCAGGCTTTGCATCTTCGGCGGCTTGCCCGCCCTGAATATCGAAATGCTTACGTACTTCGTTCGCGACCTCGGCCACAAGATTAGCAGTTCGGGTATAGCAACAGGCAATAGCCGGATCGTTAATCGCCCTCACCTGCCAAGGCCCAACGGGATCGGTTGGCGGCGCTGAACCTATCAGGGCTCCGACATGCTGTGAACACGAATAGGTAACGCCCATATCGGGTCGGCGCTCGCCTTCGTCGAATATCTCAAAATCGGCTTGAGCAGTGCAGGCTTGCTCGCTGGCTGCTTGAGTAGGGGCCAACGGCTCAACGATAGGATTTTCCCACTCCCAAGTTCGGCCCGAGCCGTCAGGACATAGTGCCGCTTTGTTATCGTGACGACCGTGAACTTGACCACAGTGAGTGCACGTTACCTCTCGCTCGATTTGCGGATCTGAGATTGGCGCTGAGATAGACTTTGGCTCACGGCTCTGTTTATGCCAAGGATCGGAACAGTTAAACGACCTCGGAGGATATCCGTGACAGGTAGGGCACCACTTAGTAGGTTGCTCTACGGCTTGTTGCGTTGTAGCCAGAGCTACACGAAGAACTTCTTCAACATAAGAACAGGTTGGGGCTTCCCCGTTTCCGCCAATCGAACTGCGCAGTTCATGTCGTACGTCTTCGATGCTGTGACCGGCTTTAAGCATCTCCAGTGCGGCGCTGAGAAAATGCATCTGTGGTTCTTGCTTCTGAATTTCCGATGCGGTAGGATTCATTTGCTCACCATCCTTCTTTCATGAGACTTTGGTGGGTTTCAGCAGGGGCGGCTAGTTTCGACCGGTCGCCTTGTGCTGTCTCTGGGCTCATTGTAACACCTCGCTCCCGCATTGCAAGCTGAATCCTACGGCAATATCTCATTGCAGTTCGAAATCGTGATACACCCGCTTGAATCAGCGTACAGGCTGATGTAGACGGTTTGGCCTGCCGAGTTTGTGTAGGACGTTACAACATGTTCATTTGGCTGATAGCTGCAGTCCGAACAGGTTGAGCTATCACACGCACCGATGAACAGAATTGAGAGAGCGAGTACGAGAATTAAGATTGATCGTTTCATTAGTGCCTCCAATTCTTGAACGCTACTCCAATATGAACCCCGCCAACAACGTAACGTAGGATGTTCATTGCTCGCGGATGATTCTTCTGAAAGAACAGCGTCGTGCCGTAGCCCGCTGCGTTTAATCCGAAGTACAAACCACCATTGACCTGTCCGTTACTGCGGATGAATGGGTTGCCCTCCGTTCGCTTATAGCTTGAAGCGTAGTCAGCGGACACGCTGCCCCAAAACACAACGCTTGACGATTTGAAATTCCAGTCCCAAGTTGACTTGACGGGCTGTTGAGCAAAACAGGAACAGCAAAGTACGAGAATTACTAGCATCGTCTTCATAAAAATCCTTACTTCGCGGGAACAATCGACATTGGCTTAGGCTGTGTCAGTGTCTGAATATCGCGGTGAAACTGCTCCGTTTCGGCCTGTTGCATCTTTATGGTCTTTAGTTCTCTTAGTTCTTGGACCTCACGGCGGAGCTGTTCAATCTCCATTTGCTGATCTTGAATCGCACGGATCAACAGCGCTGGCATTTTGATATAATCAACGCTGTGCAGTTCGCCTCTTCGGTCTCGGATCGCAAGCCGCTCGTCAACCCGTGCCACTTCTTCTGCGATCAATCCAACCTGTCTTGACCCGCCTGTTTTGTAGTTGAACGCGACGGGCCGCAGTCTCATCACTTCATCAAGACCGTTTGTTAAAGGCTCGATGTGATCTTTGAATTTTAAGGCCGAGACGATACATGCTGCGTTGTCGTTGACTAGCTCGCCATTCGAGGCGACGCACATATAGGTAGTTCCTGAGCCAGAAGTAGAAAGGCCATCCATCCATACTCTCTTACGGATCGCTGCCCCACCTGCAACTTGTAGGGCTCCGGTTGTTGTGGACGTGGAGTCAGTTGTACTAGTTACAATAATGTTATTAAGTTTTAGATCGCCAGCAAAGCTACCTTGGGAACCTGTGCCGATTCCAACCAGGCCCGCAGAGATTCGCCCGATTCCAGTATCTTGACCTCCAGCAGCCTCCCAACTATTAGTATTCGCCCACACAAGTGACATATTTTGTGCAAGTCCAAACCGATTTCCTCCTGTATATATTTCAAAGACTGACCCCGTTCCCTCTACATAAAAGTCAAATACAGTTCCCGTCCGACGATACCAGCCCTGAGTCTCTCCGGCGAACTTGAATCCTTCTACTGCCCCATTAGCTATAACAAGCTGTCCGGCGATAGAAAGGTTTCCACTTGAATCTAGTGTGGTAGTAGCAGATGGGGTTTGTAGAGTTGTTGTGCCGCCGCCTGTCACAAGAGCAGTCGAAGTTAAACTACCCGCGCCAACAACCGTAACTGTTCCGCTTCCACCTCCCGCTGCTGCCCACTTCACCCCATTTGTACTTGCTGCATCTGCGGTCAACACTTGACCATCACTACCCACCGCAAGTTTATTCAGGCTTGCTCCACCCGGAGCGGTCAGCAAGTCACCTTTCGTATAGGCGGTCTGACCTGTCCCGCCGACCGCCACTGTAACTGTATTCAACGCCGCTGCAAGAATCTTTCCCGCTGCATCGGTGTGGGTAGTAGGGCCAGAGCCGACTTTCAATACTCCCGCAACAAGTAGATTAGTTGCTCCGGCATCAGATGTAGAGCCTATACTCACGCCACCGCTATCGTTTATCCTCGCCGCTTCCGTCCCTCCATTGTTCCCGACCGTGAATTTGATGAGGTCGGTTGTGCCAACACCGGAGGTCGAGCGAATCTCAGCCGAAGCCCCAACTGCTGTGCCGCCTATGACCGATGGGGTGGTGACAGAACTTGGGGTAATCGCTCCAAGGGTGACGGTCAGGGATGGGGTTGCGCCTCCGCTTGAAATGCCACTGACTCCATTTGCTGTAGTGATTCCGATAGTCTTAACAAACGTGCTTGAAAGTGAGCCGTCAGCAATTCCACTTACAGTCAACACCCCCGCACTTGACAGCGAGAACGTCGCACCTGATCCGCTCAAGCCCACTGGCGCGTAGGCTGTTCCTCCGGCATTACCAGCAAGGATTTGGCCGGCCGATGGCGCGGTGTTGGGAACGATGCTGGCTTTCGTTTGAGCGTCGTTAGTGACTGCGCTCAACCCGACATCGGTCTTCGAGGGTGTCGAGTAAACGAACACGCCCGCTCCATCGTTGTGCAACCAACCAGCGCCGTTCGCCAGTGCTGCGATAGTCGTGAGGTTTGTGTTAAGTGGCTGTGCATCTGTGATTCCATACCCACTCAGTGTCGTTGGCTTGCTCGCGATATTTGCGAAGATGTAACCGGTGCCCGCTGCAAGGTTGCCCGATGCAATCGTGCCGAGGATTGGCGCTGTGAACGTCTGTTGTCCACCCCATGAATGCGCCGTCGAAAACACATCCGCGTTGAGCATTGCAGAGGTAACTTTAGTCGCGCCTATGGCGGTGGTTTTTCCGCCTGACGTACTAACATCGCCGGTTAAATCGCCTACGGCGGTTGCTTGACTGCCGGCGCCGAAAACAAGCTGGTTTAACGTAAGGGACGCCGCGGAGGTGACGCAGGTAGCGCAGGCAATGGTTCCTGTAGTTGTAATTACACCGCCGGTTATTGGAGAGGTGGTTGAAATGCTGGTTACAGTTCCCGACCCACCGCCACCTGCCACGGTGACCACACCACCTGTAATGGTGAGTGATCCGTCTGCGAATACAAGATTGGTGGCGTTTGTTCTTCCAACCCCTGTAGTTGCTTCGCGTATTGTCAGCGGTGGATGGCTTTGCGCCTTTACCGTCCTACTACAAGCTATTGTAAGCATGAAGGCGAGAATGAAAAGGATTTTTTTCATTTCTTTTTCTTCCGGAAGAAACTCAGGCTACTGGCCAAACATTCTCTTGATACGCACAGTCACCAATGGCGAGCCACCGCCACTAAATGTCGTGGTTACGCGAGCACGGATGTATCCTAACGGGCCGGGATATGTAAAGAATTGCTTTGAAGGGGCAGTGGCGAAACTCGTTCCTACGGTTTCTTTATCAAGCTGCGCCCAAGTACCAGAATATCCACTCACAGCAGAATGCTCTAAAACAACAACACCGGCAGTTGTGCCGGTTGAGATTTCATATTCTACTGCTACTTGAGTACCGCCACCTAATTGGACTTCAGTACCGGTTCCTATAGCGGCGCTGAGTTCGGTGATCCACTGTGAATCTACGTTAGCGGCAGGTGGGTTGGAAATAGAAATAGCCGGAGGGTTAGCGCTGCCGTAGCTGGGGCGCGTAATTGTAAAATCGCCTATACCCCATCCCGCAAGAAACGCTAGGATGCTAATAGTTATTACCCTTACTAATGTTTTCGCCATTACTTATTCCCTCCTTGCGCCGCCTCTTGAGGCGTCTTTGCTCTGTAAGCACCTTTTGTCCAATCGAACACAAAATCCTTTGGCACGTTAGATAAGTATCTTGTATTTGTTTCAGTAGCAATCCAAGCATTTTGCTTTGCGGCGGCGTTTGTTTCAAATGTTCTTACAACACGCACGTCGCAATCTTCTTTGCCGGTAAATAAGCGTTTTGCTTCATTCAACGCTTCGCTTGAAGCTATTGCATCAGAGTAAATCTGACGCATTTGCTGAAGCGTGTTTGGGTCTACCGAGATGTCGCTAGTTGGTGGTTTTGCTTTGTCGTCGGCGTGTATTGCATCGTACATGCATAAACAACAGAATAGTATCATTACTCCAATTATCATGCTTAGTGCGCTTTGTGTTATTTTCATACCCTCACCTGTCCTAATCCTAACCTTTCTCTTACGCCGCGGTGGGCGGCCGGATCACGGGTGTCGTTGCTTACATTGTTCGCTGGGATTGCCACGTTGAGATTTGATATCAAAGCGAACCCCTGCCCTGATTCGCATTTGACACGTATTTCATCTTGAGGAATTGAATTTGTAACAATAATCTCGGATACGCGGTCTAGTGGGTTGACTATAAAGCTATTTTTTGTGTCTAGCTGCTCTCTTGTGAACTTCATTAGTTGACATCTCAGTATCGCGTCTCTGTGTGGTGTTAAAATCAGCACCAGCCTTTCATCGCCTACTATCGCTTGCATTTCGTTGATTACGCGATGAAGAAGGTATAGTGTAATTTCAGCGAAGCAAGCATCCATCTTATAAAGGGTAAGAATCTCTGCGGCCGACCCAATAGGATATTCCAGTCTGTCGTACTGTTGTTTTGTTGCTGACATATTCTTCCGGAAGAATTAAAATTACATTGCGGCCCGTTGAGGAATCCCCGGTAAAGGTGGTACCTGAGGATATCCAGAAGCCAATGCGTTGTGCATACCCGCTTGCGACTGGCCTGGATGTTCGAGTGTTGGAGGTTTTAACGCCGCGTCAATTGCGCCTTTAGTGATTGTCTCGGCTAATCGGTGTTTGTGTTGCTGCGCTTCTCTATCTTTGTCTAACAGGTGCTCAAATGCGCTGTCTCGCATTGTATTGTCTACAGGAGGTGGCTGTATGTTCACGGCCGGAGCGGGTGTAGCCATTGCTTTTGCATGATCGGCGAGACCTTTAGCGCCAATCTCGTTTAAGCGTCCTTCCTGTCTGGTTTTTTCAAGGGCTATATCGCCTTGAGTCTTACTACTAGCCTTCACACCCTCCATCGCTTGAGCTAGTTGTATCTGATGCTGTTCGTCTTGTTGCTGCTGCTGTTGTACGATTTGACGATATTGCATCCACTGACTTCTAATTGCCGAGACGGCGATTGGGTCGGCCGCTTTAGATTCATCCCCTCGCAGCCACGCTTTCATCTCGGTTTCATAAGATTGTGCGTCGTCGAGGTCTGAATCTACAGGGTGCATGCTTGATAGGATCTGCCCTGCGAGTTGTGCAATGTTGTTTTCGTCTGTTATCCCCATCGTAGACCGTTGTAGATGCCATTCTGCTATCTGTTTTGCTTCACCTACCGAGGTACATAATTGCTCTATGCGGATTTTAGCATTGCGACTTTCAATACTAAAATCACCCATTGGCATATCCCCTAGCCCATAAAGGGTGGCAATAAATTGTTTCGCTTCTGGCGGTGTCTGCGGATTTACAAATAACTGCCCAAACACAGACCACATATTCTGTAATGCAGCTTGCTTTTCTTCGCGAGGATGCGGTATCCAACTCCCAGGGCGTGGGTAGACATGAAAATCGCCCTCCATGTCGGCGCCGTTTAGAGATACCCATTCGGCGGTGCCGGTGTCGCCCCTGAGCGGCACCGGAACGTCCTCGGTAACATTCTCGCGAAACATTTCTATCCACTGCTCTACCGCACGAGCCTGTCCAAAAGCGAGTGGCATGAGTTTTGGCCCTTGCAAGCCCATCGCTTTAGCATTCATTATCATCATGCCACGGGCGGTGTCAGTGCCACCCATTTCCATCGCGTTTGGATCGCCCGTTGTATTTGGGCTTACTACTTGGGCCATTACTTGCATTTCGCCCGACATCGTGTTTGGGTATGCTGCAAGGCCCGGGTCGGACGGGGGATATTGCCCTTGATAAATTAGCTCTTGAACAGGAGGTGCGCCAAATGGAAGTTCTGTTATACCTGCTGGGCTTCCATCGTAATCAGCGGCAGATAGTGGGGCTTTTATAATAGTTGGCATTCCGCCAGCGCGCGCCATATAATAAAGATATTGAAGACTGCGAGCTTTTATCATCTCCATTTGTGGCTCGCACATGTCTGATAGCGTGGTCCTTCCGTCTGTTTTGTGCGGAACATAAACGTAAGGAACGTAAACCCAATGCCTCCGGAAGTCTTCTTCGTAATGATCTACCCAATCCGACCCTAGTCGAGTCATGCGAAGGCCTTTTGGGAATACCTCACCAAGCCTAGTATAGGCAGGGACCGTGGTTTCTTCTTGCCCTACAAATACTATATCTTGATTAAATTCTATGTGCGAGTATTTTGAAGGGCGGAACCACCAGTCTTCTGCTACTGTACGATCACCTGTAGCATCCGCCGAGCCTGCCGCCACTAAACTGGCTGGCGTCATTCCGGTAGGGCGTCGGGCTAATTCTTCCGATCTTATTCCGGCATCGTCCATGCCGGCGCCTTTTTTAGAAGAGCCAGGCTCCCACCAGGGCATTATTTCAGCCGCCGCATCACTGTCCACTAACCTCTTCCAACGAAGCCATTCACCACTCATGTAATGAGCGGCGGTGCGGTCGCCTTTCATTTGTAGCGGGCTTACGCATCTAAGGGAGGGAAATCCTGCGTCCTGTTTTTCATATCCAATTATTTCTTGAATAGAAGTTTCTGGGCCATGAAAGAATTGCTGACGTTGACTTCCGCAGTCGGGGCATTTCCTGCCGTAGCCGGTATCTATTAACCTAGCAAGAGGGCCCATGCCGCCACACTCGCACATAAAAGAGGTCTGAGCGGACGTTTGTTTCCACGATTCTTCGTAGATTGGGTGTTCAATCCAAAGCCTACCGGCATCGTAAGACCATTGTGAGTACCACCAAACACCACTGTAAAGCTGACGTGTTTTTTCTGACTCGAGGCGAAATTCCTCCGTCAGCAGTTCTTGTTCATTGTAATCGGCTAGTCTTTGTGCTGCCGACGCAGATTCAGCGGTTTTAGAATCTCTTCCTGCGGGGTCTATGATAATGTCGGGGGTTGCTTCTAATGCTGCTGCTACTGATAGGTCGGTGAAGTAGGCGTACCAATTGTGAGGGTAAAATGGGTCTTCTGATGAATGCGGTAAATCTCTGACAGAATCATCGTACTCAGAGAACCGCCAAAAGTATTCGCCTTCGTAATACTTTTGGTTCCTAACACCCTCTCTATATTTAATTCTGTCAAAGCTCTTTTCAGTGTCTTCTAGTTTTGAAGCTAGAGAATCAAAATACTTGTCCCAATCGTCTTCTATCACCCTAGGATCGCGGCGCTGCGCACGTTCGCGGGATTGAGGCGTAGCGCCACTTCCTGGCGGGCGATTCGGGCGGGAAATGTCTAAGACGGAGGTTGACATTTTATAGATGTGGTGCTTCCGGAAGAAATCTAAACGGAGTGTCTATCGGCCTGGTCATCGGGTAGATTTTCATTTCAATAGCGCACTCCGCCGGTGCTTCATCTTGCGTTAGTCCGCACCAATAACAACGCTGGCCTATCTTGCATACCGTCGCTTCTGGCGTGACAATATGTTCAACGCAATCTGTAAACCAACAGTGTTGCATCGATTACAATTCAATGCGCTGCAATAGATCGCGCTGCATTTGAACCAATTGGCCTAGCATGTTCGATTTATCGTTGAGCGTGTCGGCAATAGCGACTAGCACCTCCGCAGGTCTGGCTTTTTCGTTTGAAAGTGTCGGCGTTGGAGGTCTGGTAACGGCGGTCAACCGCCCTTCTATTTGATGCTGGAGGTTTAATGCCTCTTCTACAAGAGCGCAAACACGGTCAAGGTGAACACTCGCCTGTCCGCGGTCTCTTTCTTGTGCGTGCCCTGCCGTTGTGTTCGCGTATTTTGCGTCTTCGTACATCTGTCATTCTCCTTTTGGTATTGAATTATCCCAACCATCCTCAATAGCCGCTTCTCGTATCACTGAAAATGCTACGTTACGACAAAGTGCATCGAGGTCAATAAAGTCGTAGTCTGGTTTTGGCGTATCGTATCGAGAAACAAATACCATTGTATGATTGCCAATCTTTGGGCAGTTCCAGTCCATTATAACCGAGATACCTTCAATCGCAGCGCGTAACTGATTACGTAATACCCGTCCGTCGGTTTGTAACATTTCATTCGCATCGAATGAAGGTCTTAATTCGTCGCGTAATAGGATAATCGCTTCGCTTAGATTGTCTGGTACGGTGTATGGGCTTTGTCTGATAGCACAAGCGGCAAAATACCCTAACACCATTTTCAATGTAACCCAGGCCGGCCTTTCTGTCTCGGCGAGGGCTCGGTTAGTTAGTTCGGCGTATTGATCTTCTTTGTATGCAACGGACATGGCGTTTTTCTTTCCTCAATCTTTTTTCTCTATTTACACGGATCCGTCCAATGCCAGGATCGGTGCGCGGCGTGCCTGTTAGGGACGCTAGATCGTCAAGCATGGCGTCTAATTGCAGTATACGTCCTTCGATAGCGTCTTGCCTAGACACCTGTACGGCCAGCTCCTCTTCGGCGGCGGTCAATGCGTCTTCGTATACCTTACTCACTCACATAACCTCAACGCCCATTCCTATATCCAAACTCCGCTCAAGTTCAGCGTCTTTTGCTAATAGGGCGTTAAATCTCTTGAGAACTTCTTTGTCTTTTTGCCTTGGGGAAGCGGCTAGGTCGTCAATACGTTCGAGGACGTCTTTATCGCCTCGCTGCATTGCTTCAAGTAGCCTGTCGGCTTCGGTGTCGAGTTCTATTGAACGGGCGCTGACGATGCGGTTCACCTGAGTCGCGCTACCTGGTGCCGATCTTTGAGTTGTAGGGACTGGCGTCCCCGACGCAGGAAGCATCCCTTGCCTTAGTAGTACAGAATCAGAAAGCGATCCGTATCTGTCACGCCACCAATTCAACTCTTCGTTTTGCCTCTGTAAGAGTTGATCCTTTTCCGCGATCCTTGTCTCTAAATCACGGGTGTTGCCAACAAGTAATCCTAAAAGGCGAGAGGTTGATTGACGTGCGACCCAAGCGGCAAATATGTGCAGTGGTGACTTGGTGCGCGTTTCTTGCCTCTCGCCTTCTTGTGGCCGCTGAAGCTCTGGACCCGTGATTGCGCCCTCAGCGGATTCTTTGCTGTTGGTTTCTTCCATTTCGATTCTTCCGGAAGAATAACCTTCCTGTTGGCCGTCTACGCTGTCTGCGTATTCATTTCAGTGGCGGTAAGGGCAGCGCCAGTGCCAGCGCCAGTATCGAAGGTTAATAGGAACGTTCTTAGCCCTGACACGCTTCCGGCGGCTGCTACACCTGCGTCAGTGATAGCGCCAATCGCTTGCAAGCGGTCAATGCGCTTCTGATACATTTCATAGAAGCGACGGGATGTTTCGTAACCGCTGAAAGTAATAGCGCGCAGACCGGCAACGGTTGTAAGCGCTGCAACTACGGCGTCAGTCAATGTACCAAGCGCGACCTGTAGGTTCACGGCATGCAAACCGTGCCGTAGAAATCCTTGCTGTACTTCATAAATTGCCATGATTGATTCCTCCTGCCACCTTTTCGGCGGCGGTTATTGAAGCTGCCGCCTGAACGGCATCTATGATTGCTTTACCTGCGAGTTCGCCGGCTAGAAGTTTACTAATTATTAAAGCACCGGCTTCGTCGTAGGTGTTTACTGTCACCTGCTGCGGGTTTTGTTCGATTAAGATTTGATGGGTAAGCATGAATTATCTTCCGGAAGAATTAACCCGCCAATTCTTCTTGCTGTTCGCGGATTTGTTGAGTACGCGCTGAGATATGCGCATATGACGGCGCCGGCTTTGCGTTGTCGTGTAATGCTTTTGCCGTCTTTTCACCCATGCACTGCCCGCATACAGCGTAAGGACTGCGACCCATTGGCCCGTGACATTTCGAGCATTCTTTTTGTTGTTCTTTTACTCGCTCGCGGTAGGATTTTAGTTCGTCATGCTTTTGACGTCCTTGCTCGGCTTTCTGTTGAACTATTTTTTTAATTTGTTCAATGCGAGGCTTTGCGGCTTCAACTTCTGCATCGGCAAGGATGACCGATTCTTTGTTCTTAGTGTCAGGGAAATTCTTAGAACGGATAACCTCAATCTGCTTGTCGGCGTCTTTTAGCGATTTGTCTATGCTGATTGAATCATCGGGCGGCGTTGCTTGTTTCAAGTCGGCGCGACGACAAAGGCCGCGATGCTTTTTCTTGCCACACTTGTTGCAAATTCTTGGCTCATCATCACGTATTACGCTCGCGCGGCATTTTGAGTTCTTGCATCTATAGCGCCCGCCTTCTTCGATGCGCATTTCACTTTGACACTTAGGACGTATCTTCGATGCAACGGATTCAGGATCGGCTTTCTCTAAGAATTTCTCGAACGTGTTGTGCGCTACCTGTATAGCGTTGAAGGGGTTTGATTGTTTCGACTTCACGGTTGGCGTTTGCCGCGAAGCGTTGTTTTCTACGTCAACGGCAATCAAATGCTCTAGGGCTTCAATACCCCTCCGTAGCGCTTCATCTTCGGCGGAAAGCGAGCGTATTTCGGCTTCTACGTCAGCTAGAGTGGCGCGCATTTCATCAAGGGTATCTTGAAAGCGGTGTTTTTGCGCTGTGGCTTTCATGCTAAATCTTTACGCCCTACCAAAAGGAGCGGGCCTGCGCATATGCTCCCTAACCCGACGCCCTTGGTCAACAACCTTTTTTAGCTCTGGGCGTTCGTGTTCAGGTCTAGTTTTCAAGTATCTCGACGCAGCTTCGGTCATTGGTGAATGCGTGGCAGAGTAGCCACAAGAAGGACACTTGCCGCCTTCCATTTTAGCGCCACATTCGGGGCAAGTACCGGTGTCGGTTGCCGCAGGCTGTGGAGGTCCGCCTTGCGCTGACACCTGATCCGACGGGCCACCTGGCGCGCCAGCCGCAGCGCCCTGGGCCAATTGTGCGGCGTCATTGTCAGAATCGCCAGGGGCAAATTTTGTTCAGCATGAAGGACAGACCACCATGGCATCATTGTCGCCATCATGGTCGGGGTCTGATACGCCAGCACCGCCCTGCGGCATTGCGGCTGCTATATTTGAAGCGTTTAACATTGACATTATTCCTCTCCTTGATCGGTATAAAACGGGATGCGAATACCGCGTGAATAGATTATCTCGCCGCTGCTTAATCGGTCATATATCTTTTGCTCGCGGCTAAACCTCTCTGAAGGTGTCTCCATATAGCGCATTGCGAATTTTGCTATATCCTCTAATGAATCACTTTCCGGTGCTGATAAAGAGCGCTGGTGTAATATATCGCGCTCTAATTCGGCTAAGTGCTCGCCGCACGGCTCGTATTCATTACATTCGCAGGGCATAAATTTCTTCCGGAAGATTCAAAATAGAGCATGTACAACTTTAAGGGGTGTCAAGGGGGATGGATTTGCATAGCCATCTTCGTATTTGAATACGTGGATGCGTTCACGGTTTTTAGAGTATGTCATTAAGTGCAATAACTGGCTATACTCTCGTCGTTTTGTAATCTCAGTCGCGGCGCGTGAGGCGGTGATAGCGGTGCAGTCTAACGCTTTGTAGCCTTCGTCCTTCCATCGTTGAATATGCTCTGGCAATTCTATAGCGGTTATGTTTTCTACTGTAAACATGCGCATTGTTTCTTCCGGAAGATTACTTATGAAATCCGCCTAATGTCTTAGCAAGATTAGCCCGCTGTGCGGTCTTTTTGCCATATCTACCAGCGCGAGCGGCGGCGAGCTTTGAGGTGGGAATTTTCTCGCCCTGCGGTACGCCTAAATCCCTGTGTAGTTGTCCGGGTTTTCGGATAGCTTTCCCGATCCATCTCTTTGAGTAGTTCGAGCCGTTATACTTTGCCATTTTGCTCTCCGGTTTGAAAGAGTTCTTGACAATGCACTACCCAACGGCCGTTAGGTAACACTGCGTAGCGGGCTAGTCTATCGTCAAGCATGCGGAAGGTTTTGTCGAGTGATATTATCTGATAGGGCCGCTCTGTGGTGACTGGAAACCGCCCACTCTCGCTAAAATAGAAGGCGCTTGGATTATCATCTCTTTTGTGGTAAACAAACCTATTACCACTCGATTTGATTACGGGAATCGCATAGCTGCATTCCGCCATTTCATCTTGATACGATAGAAAGCAGAATCGGACAACGGATTCGGAAATGGATTTGTCAAAGGATCGTATCATTTCAGGGGTTGCAACGCCAATGCGGCCGTCAGCGGTACCGAGAAGTTCTTTTCGATATGAAACATAATCCTCAAGATGGTCGCCATCGAGTAGTGTTAGTGGAAGGCTGTCTTTCCAAACATACATATCTTGCTGATTGCCATTTCTTCCTGATATCAGCATTGCTACAGGCTGTTCGCCTTCAAGATATCTCGAAACAATGTATACGCGACAGTCCGGAGAATGATGCCTCGAAATATCACCCTCTAACATAGGCGCTTGAGCAAGGTATTTCTTTTGAAACCATTGATCGCAGCAGTAGCCTGGAATCTCAAATACGGCGGCTTGTGTTTCTTCCGGAAGTATTGCTGCGCTCATTTTAGACCTTGCTTCTTTTCGTAATGCTTAATGGTTCGAGGGGCATAATCGGGGAGGTTTTTAGGTGACTGCCCCTCGTGTATTCGGCGGCCTTTGAACGGGATAATCCTTTCGGGGCGGGGATGCTTCCCGACTGGATCGCTTTCATGTAGCCAAATTGGGCTTTACTCACGCTTGGCATAACTATTCCTCCGAAAGAAATGAACGCCCGGCACCCGCATACCGCTTGAGACTATTCATATCTATGTCATATGCGCGGTCGCTAGAACGTAATCTTTTCCAATCCGGCGGCTCCTGTTTCGACCATTGTCGAATTGTCGATGTGCGGAACCTTACATTCGTAACATGCGACGAAGCCCTAATCCCGTCCCTGCATAACACTTTCAACTTTTCTAGTTGGTATTGCATGCCGGGCTGTAACCCTTCAAATTCATAATCAACACGCCCGCCGTTCATTGTAGGGATGGGTGTTTCTATTTCCGATCGGATGATCTGATTATCAATACCGCGCAACACCGTCCTTAACCTCTCCGTGCCGGCAGGAATCCAGGCGGACAGCGTGGCGGCTACATTACGATGTGTGTCAAATCTTTCGGCGATCTTAAAAGGCGTCAGCGGCTTCGGAAGTGGCAGACTGTTTATGCTTGAAGCGTCAAGCGCCACCATAGCCCTAAACGACTGCGCTGCTTTTTGAAGTTCGCGGGCTAGTTCAGTAGACGCAAGCCAAGCACCTTCTTCGGCGTAATAGATCGCTTTCATGTCTAGGTCAAGAGGTACTTCCCATTCCATACCAGACGGTAAAGTACCTTTGACCACTAAGCGTGGCGCGCCTAACCCATCAACAATGTCAGGTCCGTATTGCGTGTTCAGCCTAGCATCATGAACTTCGTTAGGCATCATCGCCTGTAATGAAGCCGAAGCTACAGATTCAAGATTTGCGGCCATATCTATAGCACTCATTGCCAATACCTGTCGCCTTGAATTTTTGAGGTGTCAATTCGGAGCATGAAGGATAGAAGCCAAAATACAAAAACAACACCAATTGTCAGGACGATTAAGATTCCGATAGATAACAGGATTGCAGCGAGCATCTAATACATCCTCATAGGGGAATAAGGCGAAACGCCACGGAAGTTGGCGTATGGTTCTGGCGAGTTTGCGCCCGCCGTTGGAAAGCCTATCGGCCTTTCAGGTGAAGGCGCTGCAAGTGGTGGTAGTGCTTTGCCGCCTAAGTCTGGCGCTTGCTGGCTGAAAGATTGATTCGGTTGCTGTCCGTAAGGCTGTATTGACATCGTATCAGGTGTTGCACTGGCTAGTGGCTTTGCACCGCCAAGAGGATTCGCGTACATACCCTGCCCGTTACCTGCGCCGCCGCCAAAAGACATTCCGCCTTGCGAGAAGTCTGGCTGGCCGTATGCTTGCTGATTGTATTGGAAAGGGGATCCCATTTCTTTACTAATCCGCCACTATCGCTGTTGCTTTCGATAGCTGATTGAGAATTGCTGTGGTGAGTTTCATCCTTCCAGATGCTTCTAAAAATACGCACGCGGTCTCATGTGAAACCCTAGCGCCACACTTACATCGAAAAAAACATTGAACCGCATCATCTACCCAATCGTGAAGGTGTTGCATTTCCTATTTCCTCCGGAAGATTTTTCATTGTCTCCTTACGTACCACGTATTCTAGTACGATTAACGTAAGTGGGTATTTTAGAGGCGCGCAACACTCTCGGAAATTTTATCCGAGAAGATTTCACGGCTCGATTATGATGATTATAGCATAATACGGGGATGTTGTCAAGTGTTATTTTCAATACTTTCTTCCGGAAGATTCAATTTCTTCTTGTTTCGCACTCGCTTTATCAAGACATTCTTGACAATAATTGCCGCCAATACACGGGTCGCCACATTGTGCACATCCATGATAGCGACACCAGGCATCGCTGTTGCTTCTGGGAGGATTACCGCAAAATGGGACTAGGCACTGTAAATTACCTTCGGTTGTGGACGTATTATCGTTCATCTTATCAATAAAGCCTCCGCTGTGGAAATGGCATCGCCATCGCTGGATAGTCATCTTGTTGATGCTGTAATGGAACAAATGGCGCATTGACGTCCACCTGGCCGCCTCGCAACTGACCTGACGATCCCGGTCCCTGCCCGGTAAAATCATACGCAAGGCCACCACCCATATCTAGTGGTAGCGCGTATGGCGCGGGTTGGTAGTTTGCCTTCGCCATCGCCTTCATTAACGCCATCTTGACGTAATCGTTATGCAGCGCGGGGTTTTGCTGTACTGTCGATTGCGCTGGTATCGTACCGGTACGCGGGGTTCCGTGGCGCGCCTGATCCGCGAGGATCATATATCTCCGCTCTATTTCATTACGGGGTGTGCTCATTTCATCCCTAGCTTCTTCATAAAATCTCCCTTGCCTTTCTTTGCTTCGCGGGCTTCATCTAGGAATTCTCGCATCCAAAAGGCGGAGCTTACCTCCGCCATTGGGTGTGGATTGAAAGGCAAATTCTCGGGTTTTAGTGATTCGTCCAATCTCATCGTTGCTTTAGCGCGTTCGTCGTAATCAAGGCCCGTCATGTACTTTCTTGCACGGGCCCAACCTTCAGAAAGTGCGGAGATGATGTCATCATGGGCACCGGTTTGTGCGCCATAACGAATACGGCCGGAAGCAAGACGTTCCATCCCGTAAGATTCAAGCTCGGAGAGTAGCGTCGCATCGTTGGGGATAGAAATTTCCTTCCGTTCAAATGCTAATACAAGAGCCTGTACGGCTTCTTCTTTTGTTGCGTTCGTTACTGTAAAGCCTCGAACAGGAAGACCTTCTTCGCGCCCTTGACGCCCACGCCCTGACTTTGCGCGGTATTTCATCATCGAGAGGGCATCGGCAAGGGCGAGATTTCCTTGCTCCTCAGATACTATCTCTGCCGGTTGAAATGCTTCGCATAATGCAATAAGTCGAGCAATCTGTAATGTGTATTCTATTTGATTGAAACGGTCGATCTTGACTACTGATTTAGTTGAAGCGTCAATAACTACGAATACTGAGAAATCTTGTAGCTTTGCCCAGTCACAGCCTATTACGTAAACGTGGTAGGGCTCTGCCGATTCACGTTCGATACCTTGCTTGATACACGCATGTACGTTGCGGAATACAGCACCGCCATCCTCCAGAAATTCTGCGAGATATTCTTGTCGGAAAACATCTTCGGGGTACTCTTTTCTTGCTCTCTCAATTTCACTTGCCTTGATATAGGGATTTGCTGAGGTTGGGAATTTCCAACTCATCCAATCGGTTTCTGCCGGGTCTTGCCCTTTGAGCCATAGTTTGTAGAATCCGCCCTTACCTGAAGGGGTGGAGGTAAACCACGCATCGCCTTCTAGGTCTATTAACGTAGGGGCGATGGCAAAGTTAAACGCCGCCTCTAGGTTTGGTATTAGCGCAGCTTCGTCTATTGCAACCCGTTTGTATTTACGACTACGGCCGGCCTTGTATTTGCCGGCGCTACCAGTCTCGCTGTCGAGCGACCACGCTTCAATGATTCCGCCTGTACTCAATTCAATCCTGTGCTCTGAATCATTGGCACGTACTATCAGCGGTTCGGCGGCAGCCTTAATATCACGCCAGCCTTCGAGAAGAAACTTATAGGTGGGCGCAAAGTAACCTACAGGATATCCAGCCTCGGCCATCTCAACAAGTAGATTACTGTCGAGCTTTGTTTTACCGATACGACGACCGGCCGAGATTACGTTGAACCTTCTTGATTCAGCTACAATCTGCGCTTGTGCAGGGTGAAGAGCGAGCCTATGCGTCTTTGGCGCTTTAGCAGCAGCCTCTTGAGCCTCTAATGCCCGCCACCGCTCCATATACGGAGCTAATAGTTCGTAAGGAGATGGTCTTTGATTTGCAGGCTGACTCATGCTGATTGTTGCTAGAAGTAATATGGCGGATAGGATTGGCATTGCAATTCTTCCGGAAGATTTAGCACTATCGGTAGGCTGCGAAAAACATTGCCGTAAGAATCAATACAAGTATCACATGCACTACGTATACAAGTTGATCTGCGTATCTTTCGGCGTCTCGTTGCGTCATTGATGATTCAGCCTTGATCATCCGCCCGCGAGCGGCACCGCAAGGAATTCCTTCAAAGACAGTCCGTTAGCCGTCCCTTGCAGAACTCGCGGGCGGAAACCTTTGTTACGCATTAGCGGCGGCATCCGCGGCCGCAAGTGCGTCAGTGATTGTTTGCCGGCTTTGTGCTACTGGTTCTGGTAGGGTTATCTTTGTCAAGTCGGCGTCGCGAAGCTCTTCAAATGTGTCAATACCTTCGCCGTTCAAAATACCGGCGAAAGGAAAGCTCAACGGGATAATGCCAATCGCTTGCTTCGCTAGAGGTGCTGGCGTCGGTGTTGGTGTCGGTGCTGGCGGCGTGAACGCGCTAGGGTCGGCAGCCTTCACGGCGTCGTCCATCTTCTTCACATCGTCGCTTAACCCGCTGACGGCGGTAGCGATGCCCTGCAATGTGTCGAGTTGCGGCATGTCCCTGCCTATCTGCGTTTTCAAGTCAGTGACGGCGGTTTGCAGGTCTGCACTGAGGGTTGCGAGACTATCTTTCAAATCCACTAGCCCCTGGCTGATCGTATTCAGAACATCTTGTGCGGTTGACATTTTATGCTGTATCTCCTTTACTAGAACTCGAACAGAGAAAATAAGTTCATATAATGCGTCAAGACCAAAATAGTGGCGGATTTTCTTCCGGAAGAATTCATAAGGCATTATACTACCTGACGGCGAGCGGCTTCGCGTAGTTTACGCTTCAAACATTCATCGCAAGACATGTATCTAACGCCTTGAGCATTGTGGCGTTTTGTGCGTGGATTCTTAAAACAAGAGGCGCACATGTTCATGCGGATAGCATGCGCCCTGCGGATTTTGGTTTGTAATGGGCCGGGAGGAATCATGCGCCCTCCATGCTATTTATTCGTGCTAACACTTGTAAGCGTTCACGGATTTTCTGTAATCTGATTTGCATTTTCATACGGCCTGGATTTTCCTTGTGGCGTTTGCCAGGCCCTAATCCGTGACCCATTTTGTTATCACGAAGGAAGGATACTTGCCTTCTGAAAATCTCATGACAGTGATTGCAATCGGTAGGAAGATGTGGAAGTTTTTCTTCGCCTCTCATAATGCGCATGTAAGATACCATGCCATCTGCGGAAAGCCAAGGGTGAGGATCGGCGGGCTGATGAGAATGAAATTCAACCCTATTAAAATGGCTGCCGTGTATAACCCAAGTATTTGCACCTGGCGGTAGTGTTGGCGCGACAACCGATAGCACACGCCCGTTACCACTAACCAGCATCCCGTTAGGCGCTAGATTGGTTAGTGGTTTCAGGCTGTTAATATCGTAAGTTGGACTATTGGCGGACATTGTTACGCAGCCTCACTTTCGTTTCTTCCGGAGGATAATTCGCGGAGTTTGGCGGATATCTTCTTTCTTTGAGGCGATAGGCTTAATGCACCACGGGCACCTAAACGAGAGCCAAGCCCACGTAATGCTTTTAGCTGTAACTCAAAGGCATTTCTACAGTCAGAACATTTCGCTGGCTCGTGCGGTAGCTCTATTTCGCCTCGCATTAGCTGGGTGTAGGACTAGAGGCCGTCTGGTTCGAGCCAGGGGTGAGGACTGGAAAATCTACCCGCCCAACTATCATAGATTTTTTGATCGCGCTCAAATTGCTGCTTGATAATAGGATTGATTGCTTTAGAGAGCCCCACCTCGATGTCTTTGAAATTCAAATCACTCATGATCGCCACTCCCCGCCACTGCTCCTTCCGGAAGATGATAAACGCCGTCTCCGTTATTGCTTCCGTTATTTGTCAAGATTAAATCTTCTTGTCTTAATAACTGGAGGTGTTCCTTGGGGACGCCCATAGAAACTACATACTTTAATGCTTCAGCGATAGCAAAACCTGCCTCTAATTGTACGCGGATCATTCCAGCTACTACCTCCCGCCTTTTTTCTGTTACGTCTTCTATTTGAATTGGGCCGCCATTAGCACCTACATGCTCTACGGTGTTCTTTTCAAAATAACCACCCTTGGTTTTGAGCCATAATGATACGGCCCAAGGCTCTCTGCGCTTAATGGACTCAATGAGCTTTATTTCGGAGAAGTCGGTGATATAAGTTCTTGCTTCATCCCTAGCCTTTGCCAATTGCGGATAAACATTGAGGTACCTATGAATGGTCTTTTGTGAGCATTGTAATGTTTTAGCGGTTGGTATAACTAATCCCTTATTTCTACGTAGCGCCCACTCTACTTGTTCAATAGTGAATTTTTCTTGTAAACGTGTAGAATATGAAGCCAACGGGAAACCATTACCGCCATTATTATCTATTGTGGATTGTTGTTGAGTGTCCATAAGTACAACCATTCTAAGTGGTCAAAAGAAATTGCTTAATTCTTCTTCCAATAAACTCTGCAACGTTTGGGGTGACGGCGTTACCGATTCCTTTGTAACCACCCACCCAATCGGAAAGCCTCCCACCATCTCGGCTTCGCCTATCGTCAAGTAACGCGGGCCCCTCGCCGTTTCTATGTACGGGCATGGCGTCCGGTGTATTATACAAGTCGTAAGCGTTGGCTTCTCGCTTGCTAATTGCATCCATCCACGCTTTATCGCTCTCAATATAGGGGCATCGCTATGAAGTATTGAGGCGCTACAAGACCCTCCGGGATAGGCAACAATGAAGACTCTACGGCGTCTTTGGGGTACTCCAAAGAATTGACTATCGAGCACTCTCCATTCCGCATCATACCCGATTTCGGCCAAGGCCCCAAGAACTCGGTCAATTCCTCGAAGAAGGAGCGCTGCCACGTTCTCCACGAGGACAACTCTCGGTCGTAATGCGTGAACGATTCTAAGGTATTCAACCCATAGTCCGCTTCTTGCACCATCGATGCCTTCTCTATTTCCGGCGTTACTAATATCTTGACACGGGAATCCTCCGGCGAGGCAATCAACCCGCTCAAGCCCTCCGGCGTTAATAGTCCGAATGTCCCCGTATCGCTTGACGGTCGGCCAATGTTGCTTGAGGATTGTTCTTGCATAATCGTTTATCTCCACCTGCCAACGGCAAGACATCCCGGATCGTTCTAACCCTAAATCCAACCCTCCAATTCCCGAAAACAAACTACCAAACATTGGGGTGTTATTGCCATTATTAGACCGTGATAGATTGGCGCTCATTATGATTTCTTCTCTAAAGGCTTTTGAACTAACGTACCGGGTAATACGATAATACCTTGCGCTTGGCCTACTAGGTATACGGATACGTTATCAGGCTGGCTAAACCTATAAGATGAGACGGCTGCTGTGATACACTCTAGGAGTCTTTCATGGACCGCAATTCGGTCGTATTGTATGTTGTTAATAGGTAAAGAGTATTGTGATATGTTCGTACTCATGCCGTTGCCGCCTTTTATAACATTCCAAACAAATCATTCTGCCCGCTTGCGCGGTGTTTTTGAAACTGCTTGCCGTGTGCGATGGCTTTGTCAATTTGGGTTTCGATTAAGAATTGACGCCAAGTGCCAATTAGGAAATCTTCAATAAGTTTTCGGTTATATCTCATACGTGGCGCTATTGCGTTCATGATGGCATCTTCGTTGCTGTCAATTAGAATGCCTACCTTACCGCTAAGGTATTTCAGATATTCCTTATCGGTATTGTGATTTACGTTGGTGGTCATCTATGCTGCCCCCGTAGTTTTCGGAAATAGATATTCTGAAGAGATTGAATCTCCGCAAGGCTCTCACCGTAGGCGACTAGATCATAGGTTGATACTGGCCACTTTGAGACGTGATGCGTAAAATTGCGGCGCAACGGTCGCCTGCCCCGTTCTCTGCGCTTCGGGACACCCAATAACATGCGGATGTGTGTTCAGGCTATCCGGCCTTGCGCCGTATTCACAGGTCGCCGTCGAGATCGCCATTTTCTTTTGTAATTTCGCTTTCATTTGCGCATTCATCAGTTTGCGTTTCCTCTTTGGCGTCTAACGGCTTTTGGAAAAATTCATATCCGCATCTAGCGCAAGAACGGACTATGTGTTGGTCCTGCCCTTGATAAGAACATAGAATGACAGAACATCCTTCTTCTTCAAAACTTTCATCGTGATAGGAGGTGCGGAGAACATTACATCCGCACTTAGGGCAATCGCTGTCGATTTTGTAAGGGTCCACATTATTTCATTTCTTCCGGAAGAAGATGCGCGATTTCTTTAACAGAAACGTCGTGCTTGAAGTTGCTCATTATTCCTGTGCCCGATAAAAGAATGCGGACCCTATCACTTTCTTTTAGTCGCTTATCAAATAGGCCAGTCATACCGCTGTAGATCCCTGTACCTATCACCTTTACCGGATCGTTATGCCTAAACCCATAATCCGATACATCATCGCGAATATCATCAAGCATTACAAAGCCGTCTCGCATTCTTGATTGGATTAGAACTATGTCGTAAACAGGAATAATTGCTGGAGCGCCGGCGAATTCAACTATCGAACGAAAGCCCTGGGCGCGTCTGATGATTGCAAGATTGTCACCGTCGTTGAGATTGACACAGGCGAAAACGTATCGAGGTAAGAATGGGTAGATTCGTTTTCTCGACTCTTTAACTCTAGGTGCCATTGCAATGATATTTTCAGATTCAAGCGCATGTTTTAATCGCTGTTCTTGGGAGGGGTGGGTGTGTAGGATATGCCAAGCCATGATTTTAAGTATGCGCAGCCGTTTACGGCGACTTCCCGTATTCTGAATTCTTCCGGAAGATTTCCCGCCACCGCCCTCTAGGTGGCGTTGCTGAGACTGCATAAACACGGAAAGGCGCCCTTTGGCAAGGCGCCTACGATTTTCGTCAGGATGCGCGTTGAATTCCTATGCATTCTCGCGTCCGATGATTGTTTGTGCTTGAAAGTTACTACTCCAACTACTCTTGTAGTATAACATACTCCGGGCTGCTTGTCAAGTAAAAAATACACTGTTTTCTTCCGGAAGAATTCAAAACTGACAAAATTTGATAGAAAATAATCGACCGGGTAGGCGGTTTTTACTTGACAAACATCCTTACTGAGCGCATAATGTCCTTGCGATTGAGAATTGATAGAAAAAAGGAGATGAACATGAGCAAGAATGGCAAAAACACCAAAACGGCAAAGCGAGTGCATAAGCTCTCTTTGTCAAAGGCTTTTGAAAGCGGAGCGATCAAGCCCGGTCAGCGCGTTCGAGCGTTCTACCGCGATCACGAGATTGTGGGATTTCTTCGCAAGGATGCGACAATCAAACTGTCGGCGCCTACGCTGCCCGACATTGACAATCAGGTGTTTGGGACGATTTCTGGCGCCGCGAATGCAATCTGCGCCGCCGCCGGAAAGCCGACTCAGAGAAGCGGGTATTATTTCTTCGGAACCGTTGTCAATGGCAAGACGGTGCGACTCGCTGATCTCTGTCAGTAAGCGCACCTTAACCGCTTTTAGCGGGTTGAGCGTATCAGCCCGCTTGATTTTCAGATAAGAGAGAGGGGGGTATAATGATTGAAATTAAGCATAGAAACGGGACGGTGCTACGAGTGATTAACGCCGATACCTTGAGCGGCTCGGACTTGAGCTACTCGGACTTGCGCGGCTCGGACTTGCGCGGCTCGGACTTGCGCGGCTCGGACTTGCGCGACTCGGACTTGCGCGGCTCGGACTTGCGCGGCTCGGACTTGCGCGGCTCGGACTTGCGCGGCTCGGACTTGCGCGGCTCGGACTTGCGCGGCTCGGACTTGCGCGGCTCGGACTTGCGCGGCTCGGACTTG